TATATTATAATATTATTAATAGTAGCAATAAAACAACTGATATTAATCAAAGTACATACAATAAAAATAATGAAGAATTTTTTGAAAACCTAAGAATAACTTTTGAAAATTTAAAAAAATTAAATACTGGAAATAATATACGAGATGTTGATGAAATATTTAGGATGTATGTAGCAATATATGATCCATATGCGTCAGGCTCGTCAATTGATGATATGTATTTATTTGTTTCATTTTTACAAAAATGTTGTCTAGAATTAGAAAAAACAATAAAAACAATAAAATCAAGCAACTTTACATATACTTATTGGTTTAATGATATAGTTTCAATAGAAGACTTATCTTACGGGTATACATTTTTTGTAGACGAAGCGGGAAGATATCGCACAGATAAAGACGATCCAAAAGGAATTGTTAGATATTCAAGATTAGCTGACTTATTTAATACAAATATAAATCACTATGATGATAGATATGACACTAGTAAATCGAGAGGAGTAGACATTACATTTCAAACTCCTACTCATGTTTCTTTAAAAGGAAAAAAAACAAGTCTTACTTCAAGATTTGATATAGATTTAAAATCTATTTTTTCTAGAATAAAAGAATATAATTCAAAAAAAGAACTATCTGAAACAAATATAAAAAATAATATATTTTTAGAAAATTTATCATCTTATAATGTATCAATTGAAAATTATAGAAAAAAGTCAGTAAAAAACGATCCAATTTATATCCCAGAAAGAACTTTTGATTCTGCTATATCTTCATTTAATCAACCTAACTCTACAGTTAAGCAAGAGGCATCAGTTACTTCTTATGAAATAAACGATAAAATAGATTTAACAAATCTTCACACATTATTAAAAGTAAATTTAGATATAGAGATACCAAAACAAGTAGCGGAAACTGCTCCTTATCAAATAAAATCATTTATTAAAAACTATAATGAAATATCAAATATTCCTATTCCAAGAACAACAAATAATAATAAAATATCAATTGGAAAATCGTACTTTGATGTATCAGAAGCATCAACAAGCTTTATTAATAAAAATAATTTAGATCCAAGAACAAATCTAGATAAAACATGTAATTTTTTATTTTATTATGATTCAATACATATGATAGAGTTTTTTGATCAGCAAGATAATTCATGGAAAATGTTTTCAAAAGAAAAAAGCATTAATATGTCTGATGGAGAAAAAATATTTTGTAGATTAACCAAGTATACTACATCAATACATTTTAAAACTGATAGTTTTCATAATATTCAACTTCCAATTTATGGACAATATTTTATCTTTTTAAAAGATAGTATACCTGTTTCTCAAGGATCTGCTTCATTTATTCCGTCGCAGACAACTTCTCCTCCTCGGGCTGCTTCCGTTGTTATTCCAAATGCTCCATCGTTAACTGCTCCACAAAATGCATCGTTAACGACACTTCAAAAAATAAGAAACGAGCAACAAATTCGATCTTATAAATTACGAAAAGTAAATAATATTAAAAGCACAAGAGATCAATATTAAAGGTATAAAATATGGCAGGTAAAAAAATAGATTTTATCTCAGAAGCTTCAAAAGATATTTTTTCAAAAATTTTTTATGGGTATAATTCTTCTTGGGATAAAATAAAATATAATGAATGGACAATAAATAATATTGGATATGAACAGTCCTTTTTTGAGCAGACAAAAAGTTTTGAATACTTAAATTCAAGTGTTAATGTGCCATATGAAGCAAAAAAAGAATTACCAGAGCAAATAGCAGCACTTGCGGATAGTTCTACTGAGGTTTATGGAGAAATAAAGAATTTAGATATCGACACTGGTGATTATTATACTGCTAATTTTAATTTTATATATAATTTTTTAATAAAAAAATATGAAGAAAACATTAAAAATGTTCATGAGACAAACCTTCCATCAGTATATGAAATGTTTAAAGATATTTATGGTGGAGTAAATTCAAAAAATATCATCAATAACGATATATTTGAAAATATGACATTTAATGTCAGCCCATCTGATAAAATAAAAATTTTTAGTAATTCAATTAATATAGCAGCAGAAAACATACAAAACTTAAAAGAATTTTTTAAGAAGACAAATAATTATAAAATTTTATTTCCAATGTATGTTGATATTACTTGGCAAAATGATTCACAATTATCTCATTTTTATGATTTATTTACAGAACATTTAATATATGACCAAGTTTTAGATGTTTGTAAAAAAAGTTTAACTAATAATAATGTAATTCGTTTTGATAATTGGATATTAAATCAAGAAAATCAAAAAAATATAAAAAACTTTTTACAATTTAGTCATAAAATAAATAATATTATAAAAAATTTAAGTTTATCATATAAAGATATTGTTTTAGAAAATAAAAAAACATATTCTGAAGTTATAGCATATAAAATAACAAAATACGATACATTATCTGGTGTCACTTCACTACAAGAATGGTATATACCAAACACGCAAGAATCAATAATGAATTTTGTTGACACTCAAGTAAAATATGATAAAACATATAGATATAAAATATCTTTAATTGTTCTTAGTGTTGGAGTTAAATGTTTTGTAGATAAAATAGATACCGATCTTACAAAATTAAAATTTTCTACATCTAATTTTATTGATCTACGTTTAGTAGACGGACCAGAATATGCTGGTATTATATACGATACACCACCAGTTCCACCAGGTGTCGAAATTATTCCTTATGCAAATGAAGATAAAAAAGTAAAGATTTTTTTAAATACTGGCGCTGGTACAACAAAAGAGAATTTATTAACTCTATCACCAGCTGAATTGTCAATAAGAGATAAAATTTTTTCAGCTCAAAGCTTAACTGCTGATAGAGGAGAGCCAGAAGTTCTTTTTTCTAACGATGAGCCAAATAAAACATTTGAGATATACAGATTACAGCAGCCTCCAGATGATTATCAAAGCTTTGTTTTAGGTAAAAAAGTTACCGTTGAAACTAATGGAAGCTCTGGAGCTTCATGGGAAGAAAACGATTTAAGACCAAATGTTAAATATTATTATGCATTTAGAGGTATAGATTATCATGGTCATTTCTCTAATCCTTCTAAAGTTTTAACTCTTGAGATAGTTAATAATGGTGGAGTTATTTATCATTTAATAGGAGAATATGATTTTGTTAAAGATCCAACTTCTTTAAGAGAGTCAACAAAAAAACTTAAAAAAAATCTTTTTATCCAACCATCAATGCCTCATCTAATTTTAGAAGATCAGCCTATGGGACAAAATAGACAAGCTTTATTGCAAAAAATAAACGTAGGAGCTTATACACCTTCTGTCTGGGGCAAAAATTTTAAAATAAGAATAACATCTATTTCAACTGGTAAAAAAATTGACTTAAATGTTAAATTTGACGTAAATAAAGGATAAATTAATTTTTAATACTATTTAAGGAAGATATAGAAATAGGAGATTATAAATGGCGTTTTTAGATAATAGCGGAGATATAATATTAGATGCAGTTTTAACTGATACCGGCAGAATGCGTTTAGCGAAAGGCGATGGATCTTTTAGAATCAGTAAATATGCTCTTGGAGATGACGAAATAAATTATGCTCTCTACAATAGAGATGATTCTAGAGGCAGTGCTTATTTTGATCTAGATATATTAACAACACCAGTATTTGAAGCGTTTACAAATAACATCTCCTCTCTTAACAGTAGACTTATGACTATTGCCAGCAACACTCATATGTATCTACCTATTTTAAAATTAAACAACCTACAGGCAAAAAATAATACCCTTTCAAATAAATCAGTTGTTACAAATGGATTTTTATTAACAGCAGATGCTAAAACTGCATATACTTTTTTTACAGACCCAGTTGCACAGGCTGGAAATATAAAGACTGTAGATGGAACTCCAGTATCAGGAGTTGGTATGATTAATGGAAGTTGGTCGCTTTATCCTAATACTTGGATTAGAGTTGATCAAGGCATAGATAATACAAATGTTCCAGCAACCAAACCAATAGATCCAGAACTAAAAGAAACTCAATATCTTGTTGAAGTAGATAATAGATTAGTTAGAATTATACAAAGTGATAATTCAACAGTTACTGACGCTCAATATTCATATGTAGACGATGACAATATTGCTGCTTATTTCTTTTCTTTAGATGGTAGTAATTCATTTGTAAAAAACCTAGATCCAGATAATTCAACCAGCGTTAACTCTAATACAGATATAATTAAGGGAGCCAGAGGTACTTCTTTAGAGTTTTCTTTGACTTCTAAAGACGATATAATTTTAAGCGATTATTTATTTCAACAAATAGGAAATAACGTATCACAAAATTATTTATATAATGGTTCACCATTTACAAACTTAAGAACAATAAACACAACAGTAAGAATTACTGGCTTAACTACTGGTTATTCATTAGAAGTCCCAGTAGTAATCTTCAAACACATTGCTTAAAATAGAGGTTATATATAATGGCTACTACCTATAAGACTTTTTTAGATGACGACGTTGTTACAACTAAGACACTTCTTTACGAAAACATACCATTAACTGGCTCTGTTCTTTCTAGTTCTACTTATGGAACAAGTAGTGTAAAATCATATGCACACGGAATGTTTCAAAGTGTTTATGATTATCCATATTTAAGCTCATCGGCAAATCAATTAATGGATATGACAATTGGAGTAGTTAGCGGAAGTCCTGGCTATAACTCTTCTAACTCTTTTGCATCTAAAAAAGTAAATATATATAATCAAATGGCTCAAATTCTTGTTGGTTTTGATACAACTGGATCAATTATGGCCTTTGACAAAGACGGGGATCAAGCCACAGGAGGAGTAAATGATAAGTTTAATTCAGTATTCTTCCTTAATTTCAATAGATTACTCGCAAAAGATGAAATTAAAAAGGGTAGTTTTAAATTAACTCTTGGTATAAATTCTTCAAGTGCTGCTCCATTTAATGCAACCTGTCTAATAAATGATTCAAACGGTAGTTCCAATTATAAAATTAATTCTCCAACTGGCGAATATGGAGTTCTATATGCTAGCTCCTTTACCAGCGCATCAAACAATGGTGGAACTGGAACTCCAGCAGATAGGGCTGTGGGCTTAATTTTCTATCAAGCTGGTGTTGCAGCTATCTCAACAGCAATCTTTGCCATGACTAGCTCAAACGCTGTTACGTCATCTATATCAGGAAACGTACAAGGTAAATTAGCAGCAAATTATGCTGTTGATATGAGAGGAACAGGTTCAGTATATACTAATGTTCAAAAACTATTTGAAACTGGTAGTATTGATGATGCAGCTTCTGCGTTCCGTAACAGAATTCAGAATCTAACTCTAAACAATACAACAGAACTTAATTCAACTATATATTTCTGCCGCGTTGGTCACAATGAGTTTAATTATAGTTCTAATCCAACTTATTTGACTGGTAGCAGAATAAGAGTCAAAAATAATGTTGCAGATGCTCCTTGTTCATACATAACTACAGTTGGTCTATATTCACCAGATAATGAACTATTAGCAGTTGCTAAATTATCAGAACCAATCAAAAAAGATCCAACCCAGGAAATGATATTAAGAGTTAGATTAGATTATTAAAAATGTCTTTGAAAAAATTTGAAAAAAATGATATTTTTAAAAATACTATAAAAACAACCCCTAATTTTGAATATAAAATATATGGGAAAAATATTTATTTAAATAATTCATATGAACCACAAGCAAGATTAAATTATTTAAATATTCCGGACACTTCCAGCTATTATGCTTATAAAATAAAAAGCGGAGATGAATTCTTTAGGACAACAACAAATTTACAAAGAAATGTTGTTGAATTTGGGGATGCTGTAACACTTAATTACTCTCAAACAGCATCAATAGCTGTGGAATATTTGCCATATTCCTCTTTTATAACTTCAAATAGAAAAAGAATTTATGCTTTAAGAAATGCTCTTGAATATAATCAAATATTAAGTCCGCATTTTTCATATAGTTCAAGTTATGGCAACAAAGAGAATCAAGAATTAACAATTGTCAGCATCCCATCCGTTCTTTTTGGTTCAAAAATAGAAAAAGGATCAGTTGAACTATCATTTAACTATAGTGGCTCTCTTATTGCAAAACTAGAGGACAATAAATTAAATGGAGAATTAATAGAAACAACTGGATCGGCGGCTGGGAATGTAGCTGGCGTTGTTCTATATAACTATGGAGTCATAGTTTTAACTGGATCTTGGGATCTAAACATCCCAAGTGTTTCCGCTACATGGAAAAACTGGTCTGCTGGAGTATCTGGAAATGGTTCAAGTTTGCTCGTTAACAGTGGAAGCTATGATTTAAGCTATAATGGCGTAAATTATATACAAAATTTAATGATTTTAGCCCATGCCGACAAAGGAGAGCTAAATCATTCTAATAATCCAACGTATATTGATTATTCAGATCGTATATCACTTTCACCATTGACCTCTTCAGATAGATATTTTGAATCAGATGTAGTAAAAATTAAAAATATAACAAAATATCCATATGAAAACTATAGCGGTAGTTTAGAAAAACAAACATATATATCTAAAATTGGTATATATGATGATCAAAAAAACCTTATAGCAATAGCTAAATTAGCAAAACCAGTAAGAAAAACAGAAAATAGAAGCTTTACTTTTAAACTTAAGTTGGATATATAAAATGGATAATAATCCCTCTATAAATATCGCTCCTAGCTCCATAGAAACAATTGATGGAGCATTTCTTGATTATGTTGAGGGCTTAAATTTAGAATGCAATACAATTAATGGTATACAAAAAGTACCAGTTATATGGGCTTCTGCTGAAAGATCATATCAGATAAAAAATAACAAAGAAATTAGAGATAAAAATGGATCTCTAATACCTCCAATTATTTCTATAGATAGAGTTAGCACAAATAAAGACCCACAAAAAAAGGGAATTTGGCAAGCAAACCTATCACCACGAAATGATAGAGTTTTTATCACAAAAATACTAAATCAAGATAAGACCTCCACTTTTGAAAACGCAGATTCGCTTAGAAACACTGGTCAAATCAACTTTGTAAACAATAGAAAAAAACAAAAAGTAGTTTATAAACACCAAGCTGTTCTTATACCAATATATGTAACAGTTGAATATAAAATAAACATATTGACAAACTACCAATCCCAGATGAATGAGATTGTTCAGCCTTTTATGTCAAGAGTGGCACAAAATTACTTTTTAATAAAAAAAGATGGTCATAGATATGAGTGTTTTATGGACCAAAATTTTCAACAAGATAGCATTGCTGGCCTAAATGAAGAAGAGCGAAAATATAAATCTACAATAACTGTAAAAGTTCTTGGTTATTTAATAGGTGAAGGTTTAAATCAAGAGAAAAAGCAAATAGAAGAAGTAGAAAATGCTGTAGAAGTAAAATTTCCAAGAGAAAACGTATTTCTTGTAGCAGAAAAGAAAAATCTACCAGTTAAAAAACAATCAAATCAAGGTACTTTTGTAAAAAGTAGTATTTTACGTAAAGAAGTATATTTAATAGGCGACGGCATTAATAGTCAATACAGTGTGCAACATTCTTTTAACTCAAGAGATATCATGGTTATAGTTAGAGAAAATTTTGGTAATTATGATCAGGTAGAAGTAGCTATTGATTATGGTGATGCTGAACATATTGATATCGATATGGGTGAGGTTATAGAAGAGGGGCAATACTCCGTTATGATCCTTGGCTAAAAATATTTGCTTTTTTATAATAAAAAAACTAATTATTTAAAGCGTGATTTTGTTTTGCGGCAAAATCATATTTTTTATAGAATTATAACAGCCCGTGGGGCAAGGAGAATTATTTAATGGCTAACCCATTAAAGATTTTAACGCAATTAAGTGCTTCTAGAGAAGCTCAATTCTCAGAGGCGGTCCAACTAAAGAAAGCCGTATCTATTACTGATGGAGCTGATCTTAAAGTAATGGGCGGTGGTGAAATTAGCGGTTCAGGTGCTTTCAAGAACGCCGGTGCTGCAACACTAGGTTCAACATTAGGCGTAGCTGGAAATGCTACAATCAATGGTCAATTATCAGTAGATCAAGCTGCTGATCTAAACAGCACACTAAATGTAGACGGAGTTGCAACATTTGTTTCAGATGTTTCTGCTTCAGCTGGTTTACGTGTTGCTGGCAAAGCAGAAGTTGTTGGTGATGCAAAATTAGATGCAAAACTACAAGTTGTTAGCGATGCTGACTTTGGTGGTTATGTAAAAGCTGTAGGCGAAATCAGCGGTTCAGACAACCTAAATATCGGTGGTCTTACCCATCTAAAAGGTGGTGCACAACTAGATTCAACTCTAGATGTTGATGGTGCTGTAGACTTCGATAGCACTCTAGATGTTGCTGGTAATGTTACCATGCAAGCATCTGCTTCTATCGCTGGTGATCTAACCGTCTACGGCGATCTATTCGTAGAAGGCAAGAGAACCTTTTTAAACACCGAAGAACTAAGAGTAGAAGATAAGAATGTTCTAATCGCTAGTTCTTCAATGCCAAGCAATGATACCGCAGATGGTGCCGGTATCACTGTTATGGGTGCAACCGATAAAGAACTAAAATGGCTAAAAGCTACTGCTGCTTGGACCTCAAGCGAACATATGGATCTAGCAAGTGGCAAAGAATATCGTTTAGATAACGAAAAAGTACTTGCTGAAAATGGTGCTGGCGATGCATTTGTTATGTCAAAAGGTGCTGGTACAGCATTTGTTGCCGTTTCTTCAAGCGCAGTATCCATCAAAGGTGACTTAGCATTAGCTGATGACCTAGATGTAGCTGGTTATGTTAAAGCAGTAGGCGAAATCAGTGGCTCAGGCGAACTAAAGATCGCTGGAAATGCAGATCTAAATGGACAATTAGATGTTCAAGGTGCTGCTAATTTCCAAAGCTCAATTGATGCAGCTGGTTATGTCAAAGCTATTGGTGACATCAGCGGTTCAGCTGAATTAAAAGTTGCTGGAAATGCAGATCTAAACGGTCAATTAGACGTTCAAGGTGCAGCAAACTTCCAAAGCTCAATTGATGCTGCTGGTTATGTTAAGGCAGTAGGCAATATCAGTGGTTCAGCACAACTACAAATCGCTGGTGTCGCTTCATTTGCAAGCGCAATAACAGCTTCAGCTGGTCTAGATCTAACTGGTAATGCTCATATCGCTGGTCAAATAGATGTTGATCAAGCTGCAAACTTCGATGGTGCAGTTGATATGAACAGCACCTTAGCAGTAGACGGTATTGCAACTTTCGGAGCTGCTATTACCGCTTCAGCAGGTGTTGATGTTGCTGGTGCAATGCACGTAGCACAAGGTGTTGATTTCGATTCAACTCTAAATGTTGACGGTGTTGCTGATTTCCAAGATGACGCTGGCTTCCACGCCGACGTTGGAATGGATGCTGCTTTAAATCTAAGCGGTTCAACCTTCCTTAATATCGGAACTCCAATTGTTTCTGGCAAATATAACGTCAATGACGCTATTCGTGCCCTAGATGCAAAAGCTGGTCAACAAGCAAGCGACATCAATAGCTCATATGCTGCTCTACGTTACCTAGCATCAGGTAGCTTTGATAACAATGGTATGGCTTCATTTACTTCAAGCTTTGCTGATTCAGCAATTCACCAAGTAACTGTTGACGTACTAGTACAAGCTGGAAGCACTGGTCCATGGACCAATGATCTAGTTTCAGTACAAGTTAAAGCTGTTGCTGGTGTTGTAGCATTTGAAATAAGTGCTCCAGCAATGAGCAACGCTGATAAAGTACGTATAATTGCTGTTAAAGAAAGCGGTTCACTAGTTAACTAATAATTTAGTTTAATTAAAGCCAAAAAAAGCGGCAAGGCAGAAATGCCTTGTCGCTTTTTCTTATTATATGACTATTTATTCGTAGAATTTTAAAAGTATTCATATATATATTATAATTGGTACATTTAAAGAAAAAACATAAAATGGTATAGAAAGAGAAATACTTAATGTCAATATGTTTACCGAACCTTAGAAGTACTTCAGTTTTTAAGGTATATTATGGCGGGACCGGACAAACATCTCTAGAAAATGGCGGTGTAGTTTTAGGGAACGGAACAGATGCAGTAAGATGCATTACTGGTTCTGAAGGTCAAGTATTGACTTGGGATAATACATTAAAAACATGGATTGCAAAAGATCCAACTGGTGGAACAGGCACTGGAGTTGGAGATGTTCCAGATATAGTTTTAGCCCCAGCAGACAATACACCTAAAGAAGTTTTTAAAAGAAGAATATCAAATAAAGATTTTGCAAATGCAAAATATAAAAATATAGATTGGGATAATAGTTCTCTTGGATCTTTCAGAATTAGTAATTATGATCCATCAAAAAAACATCTAACTATTTTTAATGATTCTGAACAAGATTTATATATTTCTGTTGCTAATGATGAAAATCCAAAAATTACTATAAAATTTGATGATTCAAAAGATCTAAAAGATTTAAATATAGAATATAAATATGAAAAAAATTCTTCTATTTATACTTTATTTGATTATAAATACAAAGATTTAATAGATTTTCACTCATATCATACATGCAGCGATGATCCCGCAGCAATTAAACCAAAAATTGGATATGGAAAAAACTACTCCTTAATAACATGCGGAACTAGCTCTGTTTTTACTTTATATCTAACACCAGACTATTTTTCTGAAAAAATAAATCAATATAATACAAAAGATTCTGGTTCTTTTTTTATTTCTCTCTCTAGCTCGTCTGGAAAAACGACGCCTGTTATTTTTAATATTAGTTCGTCTGTTGATTATATATCAAGAGAATATAATATCTATACAAGAGTTTCTTCAAGTACTTTTATAAGCAATAGTTTATCATATAAAGATCCATATTTGCTAATAAATGGCTTTAATTTAAGCGATGCTAGCGAAGATAAAGAAAATATAGCTCCTGAAGAATTTTCTTATATAGTTTATTCTCAAGATAGTTTAACGATAACTGACTCTGAAGCAACTTTAGCTATGTTTGGATATTTTATAAAACCATCAAGCGATAATAAGTTGTTAACTGTTAGAGTGACAGAAACAAAGTAAAATGCCATCTACAATTAATATATCAAACATATTATTAGATAATGATTTATCAGGAACTCTTGATAACCCATATGTTGTTTCGATTTCAAATGTTAAATTTGGTATATTAGGTGTTGAAAATGGTGGTTTAGGCACTTATTCATTACCATCGGGACGATTACTTCTTGGAAATGGAATACTTCCACCTGTATTTTTATCTGGTAGCGATGGAGATTTTTTATCTTGGTCTAGTGATTCTAGTTCTTGGATATCAAAAAAAACAGATAATATTAAATCTTTAAATATTTTTTTAGATAACAATCAATTATTCTCTTTAATTGATAATTCTAGTGGAAGTACAAAAACATATAATATTGTATATAATACAGTAGAAAAATCGTTATTTTTAGGATCCCCAGAAAATAACGATGGAACTGCTAGTTTTAGAGCAATATATTCTTCTGATTTACCAGATAATTTATATAATAAAAATTTATTTAATTCTTTTTTAAGTGGAACATTTACTGGTAGTATTTATGCTGAGAGTCTTTATGGAGATGGGTCTAACTTATATAACTTATCTAGCTCTCAAGTAAATGATTTTGAAAATCGAGTTCAAGATATATTACTTAATGAAGAACTTACTTTTAATAACATAGATATATTAACTGGCACAATCCAAAATGCAGTTATAAATAACGGCACTTTTTATGGAACTGTTAGTGGAACATTAATTGGCGATGGTTCCGAAATAGAAAATTTATCAATTAATTCAATTAGTGGTTTATATGATTATATAGAAACTTTTTTTTCTGGAGGGAATGGTGTAACAATAAATTCAGGAACAATATCTGTTGATTCTGAAATTGTCCAGATAACTTCTTCAGATATAAATGTTAATATTTTAAATTCTGGAAATTATAAAATTTTTTCATTAAACGAAAATGTATCTATTAATTCTATTTCTGCCAGTACAGCAAATCTAGTTAATATTTCATCAAATAATATATATTCAAATATTTTAAGTGGAAATATTTATGGCAATTTTAACGGTATTTACACAGGACCAGGAACAAATATTGATTCTAATTCAATAGAAAATAGCTCTTTAAAAAATAATTTTATAAATATAAATAATAATAGAGTTGAATTGGGGCAATCCATACAAGTAAGCGGAATATCAAATGTAACTTCTTCTGATAATAAAATATTAACATCTCTTTCTGGCGATACTGTTACTGTTAATTTAAACACTGTTTTAGATATTCCGTATTTAACAACAGATTATCTTAGTTCTTCGCAGATAGTTGGAGATGGAAGTGGATTAACAAATATTAATATTTCAAATATTGCAAGTATTTCTAATTTAATTCCAGTAGATGAACAAAATATTATTTTTAACAATGGAGTCTTGTCTCTTACAGAAAGTATAAATGTTCAAAATATATATTCTCCGAAAGCTTATATTGTAGAGCTAGATGTTTATTCAATTTCTGGTAGTGGTACTGGTCTGATAGACATTGATGCTAATAAATTAATAAATACAGCCTCGCTTATTAGTAAAATCGCTTCAGAAATACCAGCAAGCCCAATTCGTAATTATTCAACAACAGCTTCTTTTAATGTTGGAGATATCGTATGTATGACAACGGATGGCATACAAAAAGCAAGTAATTTATTAAAAAGTACGTCAGTTCCGATTGGAGTAGTTTCTAGTGTCAACAATAATTCTATTTTTGTCCAAGTTAATGGAAATACATTTTTTTCAAATTCTTTAATATCGCAAACAAGTGGTACTATAATATATTTAGGACAAGATGGAGATGGTGTATTATATTCTTCTATTCCAATAAATTCATTTGTTGTTGAAATAGGAAAAATATCAGAACAAAATAAATTAGAAATTAATTTCCGGAAGTTGTGGAAACTTAAATAAACACTAATTAATAAAAATGTCAAAAAGTAGATATATACCAAACCCTAAGACTAATTTAATAATACCAATAGTTTCAAAAACAGTTTATCCATTTGTTAATGATAAAAAAATATCTTCTGGCTTGGATAAAAGTTCGTATATTGTAATAGGTAGATTAATTAGAAAACTTGAGCAAAATAAAGAATTTAAAGCAAATATAAATTTTCAATGTTCTGTTAACTCATCAACAGCAATTACAACTAGTAGATTAAAAATAAAATATGAAGCAAAATTGAAAGGCGGAACAGTTATAGTTAGTGATGATATTTATGAAGGTATTTTAGAAAAAGGTTTTAATGATTTATTTACAAAAGAGTTATATTTTGCTAATACTTATGACAATACAGAAATATTAATAACTGCGTATGCTATAAATGAGAGCAGTATAACTGTTCCAAATAATATAAATTTAGTTTATTTAGAGAAAAAAGAGGAATAAAAATGATTTTACAGTGGACAAGTAGTGTTAATAAAGATTCCTTATCAAGAATTAATATAGCACAAGAAAATTATACTGATACTTATAGTTATAAAGATCTTATGAAATATCACGTTTGGAATCTATACGCTGAGTTAACATCAAGCGGTTGGGTACCAGTTTCCTCTTCTTATTCTGCAAGTGATGGATATTATACTGCTCAAAGTTGGTCCTCTCCAGCTGTCCTAGAATTTCCTAAAAGCATGGCAGATAATTTAACTCAACAAGAATTATTTATTAATGATAGCCTTGTATATACTCCTTCTGAGCATTGTTGGGTCACTCTTCAAAGAAATTTTAGTACATCAGAAATTTATTATCTAACAATAGATTGTAGATATCCATTACCTCCTCATAAAAAAAATACTGGATTGATTGTTGATTTAAAAACAAGCGATGGAGTCGTTAGTTACGATGAAGTAGAATATCAAAATGAATTGAAATTATTTATAGGAGCCACTTCTATAGAAAAAATTTCAAATGCAATTAAACCAGACAATACTACTGCGCAAGTTTGGAAAAATAAACAAAATATATCTAAATTAGATGGCGTTTGTTTAACAGATTCAGAAAATATTTTATTTAATATGGATGCTGATTCTATTAAATATGGACAAGATTACATTTCAAGATGTGTATCATTTGTTGATATAGCAATTCATAAATCAAGTAATAGTAACGGAACTGAAATAAAAAAAGTTACAAATAGCACAGAATATTCTTCATCTACTACAAGAGTTAGGCCAAAGAATGGAAAAGATGATGAAAAATCTTGGTATGTTTGTTGGGGCTTTGATTTTCTAGAAAAAAATAAAAAAATAATAGATTATGTAGATTTAGAAAAGTATAAATATGCATTTCATCATGATAACCTTGGGAACTTTATATATCAAATATATAAAGTTGGAGATAATAAATTTAAAAGTGGCTTCGGTCTGCTACCAGTACAAAACAACAACCCATCAGACCAATTTTCTAAAATAACTTTTTGTGTTAATTCCGATCCTAGCAATGAATATGACAATAAATCAATTAATTTTAATACTTTAGGAAATGAAGTAGAATTAATATCTGGATCAACCGATACCGCATTTTTAAATAATATAACAAGTAAATTAAGTAATTTTAAAAACAATAAAACAACAGTAAATAATTTTTTTAATACTTGCTATAGAAATTATAATTTTAGTGATGGTATATCTTCAATAAGAGCTGGTGTTTCTGGTGAAATAGGAAAGTATATGAATTTTCCAATTTATTCCCCCATTTCTCCTAAAGATGCTTCTTTGTTTTTAGATAGTTTATCGCAATGTAAATCAACTAATATTTTACCTACTTCTCTAATGCCATCCCAGATTACAATTACTTCACCACAACGTTTTACATCAGAAACTGAAAATAATTCTATCTCTATTCAATCTAATCAAGTTTTAGAACCTGCATCAAATTTTTCTAAAAGAACAAAAAATCAAAACTTGGTTTCAATAAAATATTTAAATACTGGTAAACAATATACAGCTTATTATCAAGAAAACGATACTGATAAAAAAAGAGTAGCATTTACTTCTAATGGTTCAATTTTACAAGTGCCTTTATCGAGCATAGCCACTACTACAGCCCCAGAAGAACTTTTAAAACATTGTTTTTATGCGTTGACTAATAATACAACAAAAGTAGCTGATGTTTTTAAGACAATTAAAACAACAATAGAAGGAGATAAACTTGTAATAACAAAAGAAGTTTTTCATTCACTTTTTAATACAAATATTTTTGAAAAAACAGATTCATCAAATAATAAATACGTTAGACTTTATGTTGGACTCCAACAAGCCTTTCTACCTACAACTAGAACTAATAGTGGAGCAAATGTTACATTTTCTTCCGGTCTAACAACACTTTGGAAAAATGCATCATTTACAATTACCTTTATAAATGCTGTTAAACAGTTAAATCCAGATGATACAATTACTACAGCAAACGCTATAGACTATCTTGCTATTGTAGAAACTTTAAAAAGTTCACAAGTTGGTAATGGTTCAAGATCAATTCAACAAACGGCTCTTAATAAATGGTATATTGATGTTCCAATAACTGATATTTATGATTTGACAAAAATAATTTTTTGTGATTTAGATGGAAACCCAACAGAAACAACTGAAAAAGGTGATTTTGATACTAATCTTGAGTCGACAGTGCCATCAAGTATTAGCCAACATTTAGGTGCAAATTATTTTTCAGTATTTAAATCTGCTTATGCAGATCAGCAAACACCTTTAGTTTCAACTATTTATAGTTTTTCTGAAAATTCTAAAAACGTAACAGATAAATCTATATTTGGCACAATTAATGAAAGTAACTCAAATACATCTATTTTTCTTAAGCAGAAAGATGTTACAAATTCTTATTTAGAATTACCAATGTTTTTATTTTCTATTAATAAAGATAGACAACTTTTTAAGGGATATGTTACAGACATAATGTGGGCGCCAACTTCTATTCAAGAAGGATCTGTGGTCGCTGACACTATTGGTCCAAAAAACTATAAAAAAGTTTACTGGGGCGGTTGTTGGTTTCCATGGGTGTCGGATGATGCTCCTGAAATTTAGGAAAATATGATGGCACAAGAGATTACAAGTTTGGAGTTTAATGAATATAAATTTAATAATTTTTCTATAGATTATTTTTCTATGTTTTCTTTAAGTGAAAATATAATAAAAAAAGCTTTAGCTAATAATAATATTAAATTAGAAAAACTATCTATTTCTAGAACGGTTGGTTCTGTATCAGACGTACATTACTCATCATTAGATGTAAATAAAATTGTTAAACCGGTAAACTCTACAAATTTTAATTTTAATTTATATGATTGTTCAGAAAAAATAGTAACTCCAGCGCCAACTCCAATAACGCCTTCTCCGTCTATAAAACCAATAGAAACTATACCAAAAACATATCTTTTTTCCGGTATTAATCCAGAAAATTTTCAAATAGAAACATGGTATGATACAAATTTAAATTCTAAAGGTCCAAATGGAAAAATTTATATTCAAGTTGGATTAATTGAATTAGATTCTAGCGCATTATAAGGTTCTACGTATGTCAATCAAAAAATTTATCATATCAAGTGGTGATGGTGATCTAGAGGAGAGTGAATTAGACTCTTCTGGAGTTCGCACCATTGGATATGATGACGTATCACAAAGAGTACAGCTATCAAATGCTTATGTGATTGGCAATCTCTATATATCTGGTAGCATATATGGTAATTTAACTGGAAGTCTTAGCGGTAGTTCAACTGGTGGCAGCAGTAATTCTTCTGGAATATCGTCTGTTTCATCTAGTGGTAATATAACTGGCAGTGGCTTAAGTGGCGATGAGATAAGATTAAAAGATAATATCTCTCTAACAAGCGTAACAGCTTCTTTTAGTGGAGATGGCTCTAGATTAACAAACGTAAGTGCATTTCCAACAGTTAAATTTACAAAAGCTTCAGGCAGTATAAGTGTTGGAGATGCAGTTGCACTATCTTCAACTGGTTTGTCAAGGTGTAACAATACAAGTAATACGCTTTCAAATGTTATAGGCATAGTTGTTTCCTCTGGTTCTGATGGAGTATACGTTCAGACAAGTGGAGAAGCAACTCCTAAATCATTATTTTTTGATACATTAACAACTGGAACTGTTTTTTGGGCATATACAGGCGGTAATTTATGCACATATTCCTATTTAGTTGCAGGAAATTATGCTACTCAAGTTGGTTATCTTAGCAATGATTCAAAAATAATCATTCAACCAAGAGTTTTTGGTCAGTTAGCATAATTTAGGTCTTTATAATGGCAAATCCAATAAAATCAATAAAAGTTCTAACTGGAATAACGGCAAAACAAGACGCTGTAGCTAAAAAAGGACTGGTTGTATCTGGTAGCATAGGTGAAAGTAGCCCTTGTAACCCAGAAGAACAGATAGGTTTAAAGGTAGAAGAGGGCGTATATTTCGAAAAAGACCTATATGTAGCAGATAAAACTTATGCGGTTGGTTTTTCACAAGTTGGAGTTCTTGATGTAAATGGATTATTACAGGTAAGTGGTCATTTACTTGTAACAGGAAGTCTAGAATTATCTGGTAGCTCTAATTTTCAAACAATTACAGACGTAACAAGAAATAGTGAAGGCTTATATTTTGTTGATAATGCAATACATTCACTAGATTCAAAATTATTTGAACTAAAAAACAAGCTAAACAACAACAAACAAAAATTTGAATCCGGTTTAACATCAAATGGTCTTGCAGAATTCGATAGCCAATTCCCGTGGACAGACGTAGAGTATATATCAGTTGATATTATGATCTATAATCCGTCTAGAAATTCATGGTCGAATGACCTTATATCAGTTGAGATGCAAGAAAATAGCTCAAACAATGTTAAATTTCTGCTTACAACCCCACTTTCAACTGATCCAGGAGTTGTTATAGGAACAAAAGTTCGTCTTATAGCAACGCGACAAACAGACATAAACTTTTAAAGTTAATACTTAGTCCATTTATTGTTTTTTAAGACTAATTATTAATAGTAGTTTTTTTATTTTTTTCATGGGCAGACGCCCAAGGAAACTTTTCATGTCTGTAACATTCTCAGGATTAAAGAGTAACTCAGCTATTTTGGTTCCACAAGGCGGTACTGGTGTATCAAGTTTACCTGTAGGTGGTGTATTAATCGGTCAAGGTACTGATGCAGTTAACGTAGTTGTCGGTTCAGAAGGCGAAGTATTAACATTTATAAGTGGTACTTGGGTTGGTGCTCAACCAACAAATAACGGTGGTGGATCTGGTGGTCTATCAACCGTGAACACAAGTGGTAATTTACAAGGAGATGGAAGTAGCGGCTCTCCTGTTACAATGAAAGCAAGTATATCATTAACAGATGTAACTGCTTCATTTAGTGGTAATGGTTCTGCTATAACTAACTTAACTGCTTCACAAATTGGTGGTTTAGATGGTGCAATAGATGCAAGAATCACTAATATTCCTAATGCTTCATTACAGAATAGCTCGATAACAATAAATGGTCAAGCAGTTTCTTTAGGCGGCAGTGCAACAATATCTGCTGATGGCGGTATTTCAGCTGTTTCTTCAAGTGGAAATCTACAAGGCGATGGAACAAGCGGAAGTGAACTAACATTAAAAGATAATATATCACTAACAAGTGTGACTGCTTCGTTTAGTGGAAGCGGTGCAAAACTAACAAATTTATCAGCGTCACAATTATCTAATTTCTCTTCTGATGTTAGAAAACAAATAAGTGTTGATGGCGGTAGTTTAGTATATGATAGTTCAACTGGAATTATAAGCCTTGCGCCAACTCAATCTAGTACTCTTTCTGCCCAAGGACAAGATTATAGTGTTTTATATTTAACAGGATCTGGATTTGCAGTTGGTAACGTTGTTGCCTTAAGTGGTTCTGTTGTTAAAGCTGATTATTCAGATAATCTAAAAAGTAATGCAATCGGAATAGTCTACGCAGCTGATGGAAACGATATATCTGTTAAGATACTTGGTGAAGTAACCGTAACCAGTGCTTCACTTGTTAGTGGCATTGGAACGCCAGTATATGTTGGTCCAAATGGTAGTGTTGTTCAATATAGCAGCATACCAAGTGGAAAATATATTACACAAGTAGGTTATATCAGTCCAACTTCCGGAAAAGTTATATTACAACTAAAAACATTCGGACAAATGGCTTAATTTTATAGGACATATAACATGGCTAAACAAAAAATTGTACTCTCAAATGGAGATGGTAAAGTTATTCTTAACAGTACATCTTCACTTTCTGTGGATGATGTAACAAATAATATAAGTGCTTCATATATTTCAGCTAGCGCAGTGGCATTTTCTTCTGTTGCGCCAACTTCAATAGGTATACTTAGCGCATCAAATGGTGCTTTAACAACATTTCCAGCGGGAACTGTTATGTCTGGTGCTATTGCGTGGGATGGTACAAAATGGATTGCTTCTGGTTTACAAGTTAATGACTATACTGGCGAAGCTGTAGGTGACTTAAGTGGTAATTACTCGGGCTATGTTCAAGTAAAAAACATAAGCAATGTTAACTCTGGTGCGCTGCCTGTTAATTACGGCGGAACCGGAACATCAATACCAGTAGGAAATTATATCTTAAAAGCATCTGGGTCTACAATATCTGGACTTGGTGGTTTTGCTTCTGGTAGTATCTTAACTTCAACAAATGGTGTTTTTGAAGTCAATACCCCAGCATGGAAACCAAATGTCCAAATATTTACAACACCAGGATCTTTTACTTGGAAAAAACCACAAAATGCACGTTTTGCGCGTGTTATAACTCAAGGTGGTGGTGGAAGCGGTGGAAACGGCACAAGACAACTAACTGGTTTATTAATTGGTGGTGGAGGTGCTGGTGGTGGACTTGCAGAAGCAACTTTTGATGTATCTAATATATCTTCTGCAATCGTTACAGTTGGTGCTGGTGGAGCACAACCTTCTGGTACTATAGCTGCTGGAACATATATTGCTGGAAACGCTGGTGGACAAAGTTCTTTTACAGCTACCGGCATATCTATTTATGGAAATGGTGGCGCTGCTGGCCCAGTTGGCTCGGCAACTGTTGCTGCTGCCGTTGGTGGTACTTCTGGTGGTGGTTCAACATTAAAAACCGGTGGAAGCAGCAATTCATATAATACTATAAATTCTACAAATGACGTTGTTGGAGGTGGCGGTGTTGGCGGTGCTTATACTGGGACATCCTCTTATTCCAGCGCTCCAACAATAACAAAAATTCTTAATATTAACGGCGTATATGGATACGATTATAATTTAATAGCTAATACAGTACCAACTATGTCTGTTACTGGTGGAGTAGGAGGCAATCCTACAGTTAATCAATCAAATATATATGATGATCCATATGTTTTATTACATATGAAACCATTTTATGAAAATAAAGTAGATATAGTATCAACATCATCATATTCTCCCGCAATGGCTTATACTGGAAGTGCCGGATGGACAACAGCTTCTGCTCCTTTTGCTGGTGGAACATCGCTTGCTCCAAGGCTATACAGCATCAATAATACATATGATACTGGTTCTATCACAATAACACCTGGGTATAATTTAACTAGTAGTAATTTTACTTGGGAAAGCTGGATATATCTAAACAGCACGGGTAGTAATGCTGGTGGTGCTGGTGATAGGATGTACCTTATTGATAGTAGAAATGCTGTAAGTAGTGCAAATAAATATGCTATTTATACAGCAACTGGTGGAAAGTTAGGTTTTTATGCTGGAACTGGTGCATCTTCACTATTAACAAGTTCTGCTGCTGTTCCGACTGGATCTTGGCAACATATTGCATTAGTTAGAAGTGCTGGTTCATTTAGATTTTATATAAACGGTACTCAAGATGCAAATACTTATACTGCTGCTTGGAGTCTAACTGATGCTACAAATATAACTTTTGGTAATAGTACTCTTGCCGTCGCTCAACAACTTTCTCTTGATGGTTATATGAGTAATATTCGCTTAAGTAACACTGCAAGATATTCCGGAAATTACACTATTCCAACCGAATCATTTAGTAATGATTCAAACACTATACTTTTAATTAATGGACCACAATACAGCAACGCAATATCAAATCAAACTGTAGATTCTTCATATTATGGCAGACAAGTAACATTTAATGGTGCAGCAAACTTAACACAAAGCTTAACTGCTTTTGGTGATACTGCTTATGTGTTATCACCAATGTCTGCTACAAATAAAACTGGCTCTATAACAGTCTCGTCGGGAGATGATATCGGAACAAGAGATTTTACTGTTGAAAGCTGGGTGTATTTGAACAGCAGCGGTAGTAATAAAGATATTAATTTGCCTAATGGCATGAGAGGTTATTTTGTCGATACAAGAGTAGGCTCTGTAAATAACAGTACAAGATATGCATTCACCTTACATGATAATGCTAAAATTGGATTATATATTGGTGGATCTGCAACTATGTCGGCTACGAGTAGTTTATCTATATCACTAAACCAGTGGTCACATATTAGTTTAGTAAGGAAGGATGGTATTGCTAATTTTTATATTAATGGACAAAAAGATATTGCTTCTGCAAGCTGGGCTTCTTCTTTAAACAACACCGTGAATGGAATGACAATTGGTAGTCATGCAATCGGAACAACTAATTTTACAATTGACGGTTACATAGACGAATTCCGCATAACACCAAAAGCATTATATACAGCTTCATTCACTCCATCAACAACCAGATTTAGTGATCCATATAATCCATTATTATTAATGCACATGGAACCAAGTGGAAGTTATACTGCAACAGCGGATAGTTCAAAGTTAAAAAGCAATATTTACTTCCAAGGCGTGCAAAGTCAAGCAACAACTCCAACAATAACAAATACAGTTGGAAGTCCATTTAGCAATAGCGGTAATTCAATATTACTATCTGGCAGCGCTACATCATCTCCTGCATTAACAGTTGTTGGTGCTCCAGTAACCAGAACAGAACCATTCACATTTGAGTGTTGGGTTTATAGAAAAGATAATGCAAACGCTATCGATTCTTGTATATTTGATACTAGAGCAACTCAAGCATCTGCTGGTGGTATTTATGCTGCTCTTAGTCTATCTGGGCAAATAAAACTTTATTCTAATAATGCTTACTTTATAACTTCCAATTTATCTGTCCCACTTAGAAGATGGACACATATTGCTATCGTAAGAAATGGCGTGAACGGAAATTCTTGTTTTTATATAGATGGTATAAGAGATACAAAAAATTTCACCATATCATCAACTTATAATCTCGTTGATACAAGAATGGTATTAGGATCTTCTATTGTCACTCAAGGTTATACAACTTATGGATATTTAGATGAAATACGTTTATCCAAAGCTGTTCTATACACAGGTTCTACCATAACAGTTCCAACCGCTCCATTCCCAGATCCAACAGGTTTCTCATATACATTCCCAGGAGAGGGTTCAGATGGTATTTATGGAAGCGGCGGTGGAGGTGGTGGAAGCACAATAGGACATTCACAAGAATTAAATAGAGGTTATTTAGCTGGTAAAGGTGGCGACGGTTATGTTGCTGTAATTTCTTGGTAACTCTGAGGACAAAATAAATGGCACAAAAGAAAATAATATATGATATAAATGGCAAAGTAAAAGAATCAACAGGAAATTATTATGATGATTCCGCTAATAGTCTTGTTCTTAAAAACGTTACATTCAATACAATGTCCATTAATCTTCCAGATGGCATGGCATTTGTTAGCGGATCACAAATATCATCATCAAACGCTACAGATTTACAGGTGATGAGTTGGGATAACTCAGGTAAACTATGGAAATCAAATTCTGCAATAGTAGATATAGTTGCCAGCAACACCATTGCACCAGATGGATCTGATTTATTTGGTTCATTTGCGGATATAAAAGTAAAAAGTTTATCAAATGTTAATCGTGGTAACTCTTTACCAGTTGCTAACGGAGGCACTGGCTTAAATACCTCTTCGTATCCAGCTGGAGAATCGTTATTAGTTGGTAATGGCGCGAATCCAATGCAACTTTTGACCGCATCTGTTTCTTCAAATAATCCAGTATTAGTTTCAACACCAAATGGTTGGTCATATATAACACAGTCATATGATAAAGGAATTGAAGTTCAAATATTTAATGTTCCAGGAACGTATCTTTGGACTCCACCACTTAATACAAAAAAAGCAACAATCATATTACAAGGCGCAGGAGGTGGAGGTGCCGCTGGCGCTAATAGAACAAGTTCTGTTGCGGCATTTGGTGGATGTGGGGGTGCAGCAGGAAGTTATATTAAATCTGAAATAATTAATATAGCAGGTCCAGAGTATATAGTGGTTGGCTCTGGTGGTGCCGGTGGTAGCTATCCAGCAACTGGTGGTGCTGGGGATGCGGGATCATCTGGAGGCAGTAGTTCCTTTGGTGCCTTTCTTATTGCGAGTGGTGGTGTTGGTGGTGCTGGTGGGAAACATAACAATAATACGCAATATTCTGGTAGAACTGGCAACGGCTTATTCTATAATTATTATAATAATGATATATATAATGTAACTTCTATTAAGAAATCTGCTTTAGGTAGCGCCGGAGGTATAGACGCAGGAATTAATTCGGAATATTGCAAAACAAGCAATGGTACCAATATAAGTAATAATGGTGCATCAGGTGCCGGTTTAATATTTGGTAATTATATATCTAATTACGATGGCGGAAACGCTGCGGTTATCTCTTCCAATATAATTGAAAATATTTCTTTTAACTCTTCTGGACCAGATTACCTAAAAGGAGGAATATTTTCAATAGCGGCAGGGCCTAATTATGCACCAAATACGTATATACAAACTACTCCATATAACGATAATGGTTATAGCATGTATGATAATAACACTACCAGTACTTCATATAAATTTTTTACTGGTGTCGGACCAAATCTTGCTGCCACAGATGAAGTTACTCTTGAATGGGTATTTAAACAAGACGCAATATCATCAGCTTATGCTACATTAATAAGATGTCAAAACAATTATGGGACTGGTGATGGAATTTTATGTGGAATAAACACTACAACACAAACTGTTTTTTTATCGTCCTATAATGGATCTGTCTCCTATGCTGGTTATACTTCAACAGAAACCGTTTCTTTAAATACATGGAATCATATTGCGGCAGTTAAAAAAAATTATGTATGGAAATTTTATCTTAACGGGAAAAATATTTCAGGAAATGGGGTAGTACACTATAATCCCCTTCGTTTAGATCAAGGTTTTAACATATTTGGGCTTCCTAGCGGTGCGTATAATATGTATTGTTTAGTAGGCTATAAAAAATCATTTAGAATAACAAGAAAGGCGTTATATGATGGAGATTTTTCTGTACCTACTTCTGATTATGTAGATAAAAGTTTTACAAACAGTGGAAGTTTATCAAATTTAAACGCCGGTAACGCTTATACAGAATCTATAAAAAATGATGTATTTTCAACTTTTCCGCCCTCAGATACCGATATAGCCGGTAATTCTCAGACTAATGATATATATTTAGCTTCTGGTGGTGGTGGTGGGGCAAGTGCTGCCGTAACAGAAGCTTTTGATAGCGAAACTATTGCGCTTGGGCATTTTAATTTAACTGATCCACTAAAAGATAACTCTGCACATAACAACAGTATTTTTTCTAGTTCAGCTTCTGGAATAAAAATTATATCCTCCTCTTCTCTTCCTGCGAATATTAGTGGGACTTTTCTAGACGGATTTGTTTCAAGTTCTGCGTGGAATAATACCGCTGGTACGGCCTCTAGTCTATATTTTTCTCCTGGGCGTGATTTTGGAACAAGTGATTTTTCTGTAGAATCATGGATGTATTTAAGAAATATAGGTAATGTCGCTGGTGCAAATACTGTCACAAGTTATCTTTTAAATGCTGGCTATCACGGAAGTTCAATTGGAGCAATACTTGGCGTAACGTCTTCAGCTGGTACTCCAAGGGTACGTTTGTACGCTAATAATGGAGTAACTCCTGCTGCTTTGGTTGGTTCAGTTTCAACAAACTCTTTTTCTTTAAACACTTGGAATCACTTTGTTCTACAAAAATCTGGTAGTGCTTTACAAGCTTATGTGAATGGTGTTTTATATGTCACAACACCTGTAACACCAATAGTAAACGGAACTTTTGGATATAGTTTAGGAGATTCAACAGCTGTAAATCACGGTACTTATAACTTTAATGGCTATGCCAAAGAATTTAGAGTTATAAATAGAGCACGATCCGCGGCAGAAATATTGTCATATTATAATGCAGTTATCGCTAATAGTTCGGGATCTTATACAGACCCTACACCTATACAAGGATCTTATGCTGGCGGCATAGGTGGCAACGGTGCTTGGGGAAGTGGCGGCGGCGGCGGTGCTTCAACAAATTACACTGGTTCGCTCGTTGGTACTCGTCAAGGCGGTAACGGTGGCGATGGTTATGTCGCCGTTATAAGTTATAAATATTAAAAATGGGAGATTTAACTTAAATGGCTAAAAAAATATTAGTATCAAATTCAGGTAGCTATCAAGAGATCTCTGCTGCCTTTGATGACAATAATGCACTTTCATCATCATATAAATTAACAATTAATACTGCTTCATATGTTGGCGGTAATAGTATAATGCAAATACGCAACGGTCAGCTAATACCAGTTGCAACAAGCAGTATAGTTAATCCACAGTCAAATTATAGCGGGTCTGTACTTACATATGATAGCGATGAAGGATTTGGACCGTTCCGTACAGAACTAGCACAATTTGCTGGTGATATAACGGGAAGCTTGTTAAGCGGCGTTAAAGTAAGATCAGTATCAAATGTAACTGGTGGCGTATTATCTTCATTATATGGCGGTACGTCAAATACTACATATACGCAAAATTCACTAATAACAACAACTGGCAGTGGACCAGCATATGGCCAAAGCGATAAAATTGTTGCAGTTATTGATAATAACGGAACGTGGGATTTAGCTGATAAAAGTATATTAGAACCAAGTTTTACTCCTATGACCGGAATTGTTGTTTATTTATTTACCGGATCAATTGGAACTTCAAGTGCTTCTTCGACCGTTATTAATAATTGGTTGCCACCGGCTGGGTGTAAATTTATAAGGGTCATATGCCAAGGCGGCGGCGGCGGGGGCGGTGGTGCAAGTATGGATAATGGTGCAATACTTCCCGGTGCTGGTGGTGGAGGCGGTGGTGGAGGCTATTCTGATGTTACCATTAACGCACTTTTAATAAACTCTTACGTAACAATTACGGCTGGAAATGGCGGATCATTAGGTAGAGCTGGTTACATTAGTGGCCAGGGCGAGGATGGTTATCATGGCGGCTCTTCTTCTTTTGGAAATTATGTTTATTCTCTTGGAGGCACAGCGGGTGGGCGAGGCATTGGTTCACCTTCCCCAGTTAACGGAGCAGGCGGCGCGGGAGGTATTGGATATTCTTATAATGGCGGTGCCGGTGGAGGATTAAATGTAGCTGGCGCTAATGTGTATTTAGGAGGCGCTGGCGGTGCTGGAGGCGTTGGAAGAACTTCAAACGGCCTAGCTGGTGGTCTTGTTACAAGCGTATTAACTGTTGCCGCAACAGGAGGAACTGTCGGTAGTAATACCGTATTAGCTACAGATGGCGGTCCGCCGCAAACAGGAAAAAGTTTTTTATTCTATAAATTATTTATAAATAATGTATTAAGTGAAAATATGCCCGATCTTGTTGGAGGAGGTGGAGCCTCTGGTGGTGGAAGAAGGACTACTTCACTGACAGGACTCACTCTTCCAGTGAAAGCTGGTGATAGTTCTTCTGGAATGTGGGGAAGTGGCGGCGGTGGTGGTTCAATATATGATGGCCCATACACCGCAAATGGTGGTAATGGCGGCGACGGTGGCAAAGGCTACGTTCTCATCATCTGTTCGTAATTTTCAGAACTAATTATATAATGGGAATATTTTAAATTAGAGAGAAGGTGATAATAATAACTAACTGCCCGTAGTGGCAAGGAAAACTTAAAAGATGTCGAACATCTTTAACAATATCAAAGTTTTAACAGATCTAGAAGTTAAAAATACAGCAACAATGAAGACCGGTCTTATTGTTTCTGGTACTTACAGTGGTAGCACCGGCCTACACGTTAAAGAAGATGCAAGAGTAGATGGAGAATTATATATCGGCGGTCAAGTTGTTAACCGTGGATATGCACAAATTGGTGCTCTTGTTGTTGAAGGTATAACAAATTTAAGTGGAAATTTAATTGTTACCGGCTCACAAATATTAAGCGGCGATCTATCTGTAAATGGTGGAACAATAACAGTAGATGGCGATATAAGTGGAGCATTTGATCTAAAATCAAGCGGAGATGTTTCTTCAAGTACTGGTCATTTTGCAACTTTAACTGCAAATACATTAAATTTAAATTCTCTTTACCTACCAGGAAACTTAGGTGTTTCCGGAAGTACAACTCTTGGTCAAAATTCACTCTCTATAGTTACATCAGTAGCTCAATTTACTGCTTCTAACGGTATAGAAGCCTCTACAAACGGCTTTAATGCAGCAAATGGAACTGGATATAAATTACATGGCACAGAAGCATTAAAATCAGCTTCTGGTATTGTAACCTTACAATCTAGTTCATTAAATAAAATATCTGTTGGTAATCTTGGTTATGGCGGTTCTATGACCGGCCAAGAAGGCGTTAAAGTTTCAGCAAAAGATGCTTTTGCAGCTATATCTCCAAGAACTTTTATTAAGTTATCAGACGTTGGTGCTGTACAATTAGATATAGATAATTCAGCTTCTAAGCTATACAGTACTGGAGGAGATGTACTTTTAAGTGGTTCTACTGCAATTTATGCAGAAAGCAGCCTAATAGCCGAAAAAGATCTAAAATTATCTGGTAGTGCTAACTTTAAAAACATATCATCAGTAACAAGAGATGCAAATGGCTTATATGATGTAGCTTCAGCTATTGCTGCTCTAGATAATGCTATCAATACAGAAGATAGAAATTATGGTCAAATGAGATTTATGAAGACCGGTTCTATCTCAGGAGATACTATAACACTAGATCTTGTTGATTTAGGGGCAGATTCAGTGTTCTTTGCTGTAGATCAAAAAGATTATATCGTTGCTGACGTTATGATTCGTACAGCATTTAACGCTCCATGGACAAATGACTTAACTTCTATACAAATATATGAAGCAAGCTCTAAAATAAAGGTTGAAATCAGCGTTCCAGCCGCCGATACTGGTTGGGAATACCGTTTAATAGTTGTTAATGAGAATGGCCAAATGTTTCTTTAGTATATTTGTAAGTTAAGATATAATTAGGGGAAGCGGGTTGATCTCGCTTCCCTTAGTTTTTGGAGATATTATGAAGAGAAAAGTAACTTATTTGGTCAAATATATGGATGAAATGATAAAAGAGATATTAATTCATACAAAAGATATGAAAAGCCAAGCACAATTACTTAAAAATCGTCAATATTTAATAGAAAATGTCGAAAAATTAGAAAAAAAATACGATAATATCATAAAAGATATACAAGAAGATATAGAAGAGGAATCAGAAGATGAAATATAGCTTTAACTTCTTGCAAGTTACTAATTGGCTGCTGATTTGTAGAGAAAATATCAAAAAAATCAAAGAATTAGTCATAAAAGAGGAAATAAGTAAAGAAAAAGCAATACAATTACTTACCTCTGAGCGTAATAAAGTAACAAAACTAAAAGATATCTTACATAGAAAGATACGTCTTCATGGTATACAGCATGATTTTTTAAAAAACTTAAAAGAGATCAAGAAAGAATACGGTATAGAAGACTAGTTATATTAACATCAGACTTTATGTCAAGGAAAATAAATAAATGGCTGCTCCAAGCAATAAATCAGTTAAAGTTTTAGCTGATTTAGTCACAAAAAAGCAAATTATAAAGAAAGACGGTAATACTGAATTATTCGTTGTTTCAGGAACTCTTGCTGCTGGTCACGTTAGTTCTTCTCTACCATTAACTGCGTCAAGCGTATATACACCAGAGTTAAATATCTCTGCGTCTAGCAACTTTAGATCACAAAATGTTCAAGATCTAGTTGTAGATAGCAGATATAACGTTGACGGAGTTTTACATAAACTAGAAGATGCTCTTTATAACGTTGGTGCTCTTGATGCTGTACGTGCAAAAGAAGCAGAAAATGCATATAAACGCTTAAGATACCAAAAAACTGGTGCATTTAATGCAGAAGGTTATGCTGAATTTAAACTACCAGCAAATTATGCACAATATGATTATCCAACATTAGTTGGAAGCCCAGATGCAAACGGTTTCGCAACAGCTCCAGTTTTCGAAAACGGAGTAGGAACTATTGATGCTGGAGGTGAACTCGATGATCCAAATTATCAATCTTTCCCAGTTTCCTCAAAAGACTATATCTTATTAGATGTTATGGTTAAAGATGCGGATGACACAGAAGCAACCTGGTGTAATGATATTCTTGCTGTAAATCTTGTTGTTAGCGGTACAGCTGGGGCTACTGATGAATTATGGGTTCGTATGTGGGCACCAGATTTAGCTGGAAGCGACGATACAGTCATTAAATATCGTGTACTGGCCGTAAATGAAGATCCAAGTATGTATATAATTAAATAATATATACAAAATTTTAGACCTAGCCATATTTATTTATGGCTAGGTTTTTTATTGGGTAAAATTATGGCAGTTGAATACTCTGAATTCTCAAGAATAAGAAATAAAGTTAGACTATTAAATGAAAATGATGCTGGCGATGGCATAAGTCTTGATGGAGGCTTAACTACAACTGGAAATATAAAGTTTTCTTCTGGCAAAGGTATAGATTTTTCTTCTTCTCCAACAGACTCAGGAATAGTTACTTCTCAGCTTTTAAATGATTATGAGGAAGGAAGTTGGACTCCAGTTTTTGCTTCTGATGCAACACAACCAACTATAGCTGAATACAATTCTCGACTAGGATCTTATATTAAAATAGGAAATTTAGTTACTATCTGCTGTCATCTTCAAATAAAAACTTTAACTTCTACTGGTACTGGAAATATTATGATAGGAGGTCTACCTTATGGTGTAGATTCTTCTACTGATCTTGGTTATTCTTTTAGTGGTTTAGCCGCTTTTTATCTAGATATAGGAAATCTACCAGCTGGAGCGCAAGCTCCATATGAATTTAGAGTTCAAACTTCGTCTGCGGTTCCCACAAAATTAATTCTTAGATATTCATATGATTTAGCTGTTCCGGTTAGTAATTTAATTAATTGGAGTATAATTGGTTTTTCTTTAACCTATAAAACAGCTCAATAAGGAATAAATTATGTTAGAAGAAAAAAAAATAATTGATAAAATTGAAATACTTGGAGATGTTATACAAGTAAGAGAAAAAATATGTATTTTAAAAGATGGAGTAGAGATTGCATCAAATTATCATAGAAGAGCTTATGATAAAAATGATGATCTTACAAATGAAGATCCTAAAATATTTGCAGTAGCAAAAGCTATCTGGTCTGAAAAATTTTTAACATCTGAACAAATATCAAATACTATAGAACCAGTTCCAGAACCAGAACCAGTTCCAGAACCAGAACCAGTTCCAGAACCAGAACCAGTTCCAGAACCAGTTCCAGAAATAATTCCAACGGAACTAACAGAAGAAGGTCAATAATGGTTATAGGATTAGATATAAGTACTTCAATAACAGGAGTGACTGTTTTAAATGAAGACGGCACAGTTATTCATAATGAAGCTATAGATTTAACAAGTAAAAAACTAGATAATGTATTTAAAAAAGCAACAGCTGTTAAAGAAAGACTAACTCAGCTAAAATATTTATATAATATTAAAGATATATTTATAGAACAATCTTTAAATGCTTTTAGACCTGGGTTATCTAGCGCTCAAGTTATCTTGACTCTTGGTAAATTTAATGGTATTGTAAGCTGGATCTGTCATGAAGTTTTCAATAAAGAGCCACAGTATATAGGAGCATCTACAGCTCGTAAAGCTCTTGGAATAAAAATAGAAAAAGGACAGAACGCTAAAGAAATTGTTTTAAAAAATATCTTGACGCTTGAACCAACTTTTAAGGTGGAGTATACTGCTCACAACAACCCAAAGAAGGGAACATATGATCGCGCAGATTCATATGTTATTGCTAAAGCAGGTTACATACAGTGTCAGAAGCAAAAAAGATAGAAATACTAAATAATATTCTTGGTGCATATTATACATCTGGTCAAGAACTTCTTTTTAAGTGTCCCTTTTGTAACCATCACAAGAAAAAATTTAGCTTAAATATAAATAAAAATGCAGCCAAATGCTGGATTTGTGATTGGTCAACTCCAAATTTGACAAGAATTGTCAAAAGATTTGGCTCATGGTCACAAATACAAGAATGGAATGAACTATCTGGTGTTATTGATATTATTGAATATGAAAAAATCTTTTTAAGTGATAATAAGTTTCAAGAAGAAACAGAGACAATATTAACTCTACCAGAAGAATTTCAATCTCTATGTAATAAAGATAGATCCTATACTTCTATAAAAGCAAGAAAATATCTAAAAAATAGAGGATTATCTGATCAAGACATAAAATTTTGGAAAATTGGTTATGCTACTTCTGGTCCATATGAGGGAAGAGTAATTATTCCATCATTTAATAATGATGGAAAGATAAATTATTTTATTGCAAGAACATATGAAAATAACTGGAAAAGATATATGAATCCAGAAGCAAAGAAAGATATAATTTTTAATGAATTATACCTTGATTGGTCTTCTGATATAACTATTGTTGAAGGTGTGTTTGATGCGATAAAAGCAAAAAACGCAATACCTCTATTGGGTAGCACTCTAAGAGAAAATTCAAAAATTTTTAAAGAAATTATAAAAAACGACCCAGCGATTTATCTTGCATTAGATCCAGATGCAGAAAAAAAAGCAGAAAATTTAGTAAAAGATTTACTAACTTATAATGCAGAAGTATACAAAATACCAATTCCACTTAATAAAGATGTTGGTGATATGTCTCATGAAGAATTTTTAGAATGTAAAAAGAATGCAAGACTAATTAAAGACACAGATTACTTTTTATTAAATAAAATAATGAGCATATAATATGATTTCCGTTAAAAAAAAGAATAATAAATTAATTTTTGAAGAAATAACTAATACTAAACAAGAGATTATAAGAGCTTTTATTAAAGCTAGGGACGAAAAAGAAACATCTAATTTGGATGGAGATGTTGCAATTAAAAATTTAATTGACTCTTTTAAACAATTAAATATTCAGCCACTTGATGCAATAAAGCAGATAACAGCAGATGAAGTCGATTCAAGATTTTATATGGATTCAGTGCAATTACATAATGCAATGGCAAAATTTCTTGGAAATTCAGAACAAGAAATTTCAGTCGATGCATTTGAGAGGTTTCCGTCGATAGGACACGATCCATATCAAGTACCAAGTGGAAATAAAGCGGAAGATGAAGAAACAAGATCACTTGATAAACAAATGGATGTACGTGGAAAACAAGTTAAAAACCTAAAAGGTGGAATATCAGAGGATAAAATGACTTTTACTAGAGAAAAAATAAAACAAATAATCATGGAAGAGATCCAAAAAGTATTAGAAGGCGAAGACCAAGAAGAAAAAGACGAAGAGTGGGATGAAGATACGGAAGAGTTCCAAAAATGGCCAAAAGGAAAAGACATAGAGCCAGAAGACGTTGAAGATAAAGAAGAGGGTTGAAATCCTACCAAGGGTAGTGTATACTGGTCCCGCTGCTAACCATAGCGGGATTTTTTATTGGAGAAAATATGAAAATTGGACATATTGCAGATACCCACATATTAAACCTAAAGCGTCACGATGAGTTTAATCAGGTATTTGATCAGATTTATTCTATACTACGCGAACAAAAGGTAGACTATATTGTTCACTGCGGAGATATTGCTCACACAAAAACACAAATTAGTCCAGAATTTGTAGAAATGGCTACAAAATTTCTACGTTCATTGTCAGAAATTGCTCCAACTTATGTTATTCTTGGTAATCATGATTGTAATTTAAAAAATGATACAAGAACTGACGCTATTTCTCCTATTGTTAACGCTATTAACTCATCAAACTTAAAATTACTAAAGTATTCAGATGAAAAAATTGTAAATAATGAATTAACTTTTAATGTTCTTAGCAGAACTGATGAAGAAAACTGGAAAAAACCGTCAGATCCATCAAAAATTAATATTGCTCTATATCATGGAGCTATTTCTGGTGTAAAAACTGATGGTGGATATACTTTAGAGAACGGGGAGCATAATATTGCTGCTCTTGAAGGACACGATTACGCATTTTTAGGCGATATTCATAAAACAAATCAAATTGTTGATAGCGAAGGCCGTGTCAGATATCCAGGATCTACTGTTCAAGGTAACTTTGGTGAATTCGATGACAAAGGTTTCCTTATTTGGGATATCAAGTCAAAGGATGACTTCTCTTGCGAGCACTTTACTATTCCAAACCCTAAGCCGTATCTTACAATTGATCTGGATGAGTATGGAAATCTACCAGATATTGATATAAAAGATGGTTCAAGAGTCAGAATTATGACTTCCAAGAATGTTTCTCTTGAAAAAACTAAGCGTGCAACTGAAATTATCAAGAATCGTTTCAATCCAGAATCAGTAATCTTCGTAAATAAGGCTTTGGCAAGCAGTTCTGATGAAAACCATGTTTCAGAAATCGTTTTAAACAATGAAAATCTACGAGATGGCAAAGTTCAAGAGAAATTAATTACCGATTTCTTAAAAGACTATAAAACTGAAGAAGAGGTTATGCAAAATGTAGTTAAATTAAACGAAAGATACTCCTCTATGGTTGAAGATGCAGATGAAACCAAGAGAAATGTCAAGTGGAAGCTAAAAAATCTGCAATGGGATAACCTTTTTAATTATGGAGAGGGTAATTCTATTAATTTTGATAATTTAAGAGGTATTATTGGTGTTTTTGGTAAAAATTATAGTGGAAAATCATCAGTTGTAGATTCACTGCTCTATACAATCTATAATACTACATCAAAGAACAACAGAAAGAACCTAAATGTTATTAATCAAGCTAAAGATAAAGGTTCTGGACGTGTAGAAATTGAAATTGATGGAGAAAATTACGTTATTGATAGAGCCTCTGAAAAATATACTAAAAAACTAAAGGGTGTACTAACAACAGAAGCCAAAACAGATGTAGAGTTTACTTCTGATGCTGGTTCTCTTAATGGATTAGCGCGTAACGATACCGATAACACTATTCGTAAGTATTTTGGCACAGTAGATGACTTCTTTTTGACCTCTATGGCAAGTCAATTTGGCTATCTTTCATTTATTTCAGAAGGTTCAACTAAACGTAAGGAGATTCTAGCTAAATTCCTAGATTTAGAGATGTTTGAGAAGAAATTTAAGCTTGCTAAGGAAGAAAGTGCAGAGCTAAAAGCACTTCTAAAGAAGCTAGAGGGAAACAATTTTGATAGAGATATTATTAATACAGAGCTAGAACTATCTCAAACACACGCAAACATACTTCAGAATCAAAAAGAACTAGATGAATTTAAACAAAAAATAGAAAACTTTAACGAACAGATAAAAAACATAAAAGATCAGCTTAATGCTACTCCTATTGATGTGACTGCTTATTTTAATTTGCACAATTTGTTAACTTTAAATAAAAATAAGCTTGAAACACTAAAAAATAGCAATTCTTCTATAAAAGAAGAAAATTCTAAATTAAATACATTAATCTCTAAACTTGAAGAATTTATAAAACTAGTTAATTATGAACAATTAATAAAAGATAATGCAGAATTAGATAAAATTAGAAGCGAAATGATTCCACTAGAGAAAGAAATTGAATCTCTAGAAAAGAATATTAAAGGATATACACACAAACTAAAACTTCTAGAGGATATTCCCTGTGGCAATCAATTCACCAGTTGCAAATTCATTAAGGATGCCTTCGAAGCTAAAGAAAAAATGGCTATTGATGAAGGAATATTGTTGGGTCATAAGCATAGTTACGACAACCTTGATAGTCGTTTTAATGAACTTGATGAAAAAACAACTAATGGTCTTAATAAGCATGGTGAAGCGACGAGGAAAAAGAAGGAATCAGAAGACAAAAGATCAAAAAATGAGCTACAAATAGCCAATAATCTTCTTTTAATTGAAAAATTAACTACTCAAATTGAAAAAGATCAACAAGAGTTTGATGAACAAGAAAAAAATCGTGAACTTATTGAAAAATTTGATGAATTGAAGAAACAAAATAAAAATCTAGAGCAAAATCTTCAATTAACAAAAGGTTCTTATGAAGCAAGAGATCGTGAACTACGAGACTTCTATAAAAAAGAAGGCTCTCTCAAACAAAAAATTGAAAATTTAAATGAGCAAAAAGAAAATCTTGAGAAAACAAGAAAAGAATACTCAGCATATGATCTTTATTTAAAATGTATGCATCCAAGCGGTATTACTTATGAAATTATTAAAAATAAGCTACCAGCTATCAATGAAGAGATTGGTAAAATACTTAATGGAGTTGTAAATTTTTCAGTTTATCTAGAGAACGATGACGATAAGCTTGATATCATGATTAAACATAATAATAGTGATCCACGACCACTAGAAATGGGTAGCGGTGCAGAAAAAACTCTTGCCTCAACTGCTATTCGTTTAGCTCTAATATCTGTTACTTCGCTTCCCGTTGGAAATATCTTTTTGATGGATGAACCAGGTACTGCTCTTGACGAAGAAAACATGCATGGTTTTATTCAAATTCTACAACTAATTAAGACATACTTTGATACTGTCATTGTTATTTCACACCTTGATAGTCTTAAAGAATGCGTAGACAAACAAATTGTTATTAATAGAAAGGATGGATACGCATTCGTGGAGGAATAAATGGATGCAAAAGAAACAAAACCAAGGTGTTATAAAAGATATTGAAAAAGAAATAGAGGACGAAATGAGAGAAGATGCAAACGATAGAGGTTTTTTGGATATAATTACTGAAAAAATTATAAGCAGAAAATTTCTTGTTTGGCTTGTTTCGTCCTCTTTTCTTGTTATGGGAAAAATATCTCAAGATGAGTGGGCCGCTATAACTCTTGGCTATGTTGGTATAGAGGGCTTTGCAGATATTGCAGTAAAGTGGAAGGGAGCTGGTAGATGATTCCCGAAAATTATAAAACAATTATAAAAGCTGCTGTACAAATTATATGTATAATTGTTTTTTTTATGCTTGTGAGAACTCATATAAAAAATGAAGTTTCAAAAAAAATTCTTGAAGAGCAAGAAAATCACGCAAGAGAAATAAAAGAAATAACAACAAAATTAGAAAATGAAAAAATTAATCTAGAAAAAAATTTAAAACAAGAAATTGTTTCAAAAGAAACAGAACTAGAAAAATGCAATATAAAATTTGAAGAGCTAGAAAATAAAAACAAATTTAAAGATATGTCAAAAAATGATAAAAAAGGATTTAAAAAAGAGATAGAAAATATTATAGGTGCGAAAGGTAAAAAGAGATGAAAAAAACTGCATGGTTAGCACTTATTTCTGTTTTATTTCTATATGTCCCAACAGTATCCGCTGAAGATAAAGAGGAATGGGATTATCAAGAAGTTTTAAAAGATCAACCAGCTCCATATGACGGTTATCTTTTTTCAGATGAAGGCATGGCAAATACTTTAGCTAAAGTTCAAACAAAATTAAATTTGTTAAAAACAGAAAAAGATGAGGAATTAAAAAGAGTTAAAATAAATCTAGAGTCAATTATAAAATCAAAAGATGTAGAAATTTCTGCTGATAAACAAATGTATCAAAAACAACTAGAAGCAAAACAAAATGTCATAAATTCATATCAAAATGAACTTATGTGGAGCAATATTAAATTAATTTCTGCAATTATTATTAGCGCAACAGCTGGTTTAGTAGTTGGAAAACTATTTATAAAAAACTAACTTAAGGAAAAAATTAATGAAAATAAAAATAGGAAAGAAAAAACAAGTAAATGAAATAGTTGGCGTAGCAATGGCTGTTGTGGCATTATTTTCTGTTCTAGTTATGGCACTTGGAGTTTTTTATGCTATGATGAAAAGTGACCTACAAAAAGGTGATAAAAAATTAAAAGATGCCGATAAAGCTGCAACTGAAGGTGCAGAAAAAATAGAAAACGAGCAAGAGAAAAAAGATTTTATAGAAAAATATAATGCCGCTAAACAAGAATTAAATGAAACTGCAAAAAAATTAAAAGAAGCTAGCCAAGATCAAGCAAAAGCAGCTGCATTAGGTGGTAGACCAAGTACAATAATTGCAACTGCGCTCTCAAAAGTAATAGCAGTTATCAGAGAAGCAAAAGCTAAATATCCTCAAATAGAAGAGATGAGCGAGGCTGACGCTTATTTTGTAGAAGTTTATAATGATATATCAGTATTAGATTTTAAAATGCTTATGTCTGTTCGCGGTCCAGATAGTTTATATGAAAAAGTATTAAAAGCCGAACCAAAAGTTGGAGAAAAATTTGCTGATCAAAAACAATTATTTACTTTTGGTTCAATGCTAGCTAATGCAGTTGATCGTAAGGCAAGCAAGTTACCACCTTTTAAACCGCCAACCGAAAAACCAGCAGAAGCACCAGCTGAAAAGCCAGAAGAATCACCAGAAGAAACAGCTTAAGGAAATAATAATGGAAAAATATACTTTTAGATTTAAAAACGGTAAATTCTTATTAAAAGAAAGTTATGGAGCAGTATTTGAAGATGAAGCAGCTGCCCAACCACAAGATCCATCTGCTTCACAGGAAAAACCTGCTGATTCTGCTGAAAAGCCAGAGGATAAAAACGCAACTCCCGACACTGTTGCTAAACTTTTGAAATCTTTTGGTATGTCAAAAGAGGAAATTTTAGCTCTTTATGGTAAAATTAAGAATTGGGGAACAAGTGGCGCTGGTGCTGATACAAAAATAGCATTTAAAGATGATATACTTAACAAAGGTTTAGATGATGAGGAAGGAAAAGATGATGCAAAAGCAACTGCATCACCGGCGACACCATCATCTTCTGGTGGTTCTATTAACGCAAATGCAGTAGCGGCAGCAATTTCAAATGCTGCAAGCAAAGGAAGAGTTGGTTTAGCAAACGCAATAGATAGAAAAACTGCACTAATGATTGCAAATGCTTATAATGAATTTATAAAACAAAAATCTGCCACAGTAAAAGAAGGAACTGGGAGAGCGGAAGTTTCAAAATTTGTAATGACATTCTTATCACAGTACGAAGGTGGTAAATATTCCAAGTCACAAGAGGTTATTGATGCACTAACTGATCAAACCATGAAAGCAAATATCCCAAATATTTTTCAACTAGCTCAAGATCACGGAACTGAACAAAGAGTAACAGCATCTGATACTGAAAAAGCTGCAAGATTAGATGCTGTTGGTCAACAAAGACAAGCAAATGCTAGTAAACAACCGCAAGTTCAACCAAAAGATATCGCACCAGATACTAGAACTCCTGAACAAAAGAAATCAGCAGAAGATGCTGATCGACAAAAAGGAAGAGCAGAAGAAGGATTATCACCAATTTCTAAAAAAGCTAAAGTTATAAAATTAAAAATGAGATAATAATGCCAAGAGATATTAATTTTATTCAAGGTTTAGAAAAAGCTGTTCGTGAAAAATATGGCAACGAAGCTACTATAAATCCAAAGCAGTTTTGGGATGATGAAAAAGAAAAAGAATATATACAAAGTGTTAAAGAAGCACAGAAAAAAGAATATTTAAACAGCAAAACGCAAGAAAAAATAGAAGTAGATGGTATTTTAATACCAAAAAATCTTTTAAATAAAAATGAAAATAATACTTGTAAGTTGTGTAAAAAATATTCATTTAATAAAAAAGATGATCTATATTTAAATAAGTTTAAAACATGTTATAAATGTTATGTTTGCAACATAGAGGACAAATAAAATGGCGAATGTCATGGAAGTAATAACAGGAATTCAACAAGCCATTCATGCAAAACATGAAGGTGGAACAGAATTTGGTTTAAAAAGAGAAAGTGAAAACCTTCTACAAGGCGTATCAATTTACGATCCAAGAATTATTGATGGATTTGGTGTTCAATTCCAAGGAAATAATCTATTATTAAAATATCATTGTGAAATGCCATTAACAGCAGTTCATGATAAAAATTTTGAAACAGATGTTCGTAAAACTGTAAAAGATATCATTAGCCATATTAAAACAGAATATAAAAAAGTTACCAAGTCACAACTTAGCTTATTAGAACAAGGTGATATTAATATCATGGTTCAATCAGCCAATCGTAGAACTTGTTATGTTAACGCTGTTCAAACATATAAAATTGAAAATATGGACATGCCAAAAGAAAAAATAAATAAAAAACAAGTTGATAGCCAAAGAGATCATTATGCAGAGATGGCTAAAGGCTGGTTAATGAATGTAAGAAAGAAGTAGTTCAATGTCTTATAAATTTTCAAAAGAAGAAATAAAAAAAGAAATTCTAAAATGCGGAAGAGATCCTGCTTATTTTTTGGATAATTATGCAAAAATTATTCATCAAGAAAGAGGAGTTATTCCATTTAGAACTTTTAAATTTCAAAAAGAACTTTTGAAAGATTTTCATGATTTTAGATATAACGTTATTTTAAAAGGTCGTCAATTAGGAATTTCAACAATTGTTTCTGGTTATGTTGCATGGATGATGTTGTTCTATAAAGAAAAAAATGTTCTTGTCATGGCAACAAAACAAAATACTGCAATTGAAATTGTTGATAAAGTTAGAGATATGGTAGAGAGTGTACCAGATTTCTTAAAAATAGCAACTGTTACAACAAACAACAGAACAAAATTTGAATTAAGTAATGGATCAAAAATACAAGGCGTTCCAACTTCAAAAGATGCTGGCCGTGGTCAAGCACTCTCCTTACTTATTATTGACGAAGCTGCATTCGTTGATGATATGGATGAGCTTTGGACTGGGTTATTACCTACGGTTTCTACTGGTGGTCGCTGTATTGCTCTTTCAACTCCTAACGGCGTTGGTAACTGGTTTCATAAAACTTATGTAGATGCAGAAGCCGGTTCAAATAACTTTAAACCAACTAAACTACCTTGGACTGTACATCCTGAATATACTCAGGAGTGGTTTGATAGTATTACTAAAAATATGTCAAAGCGCGAGATTGCACAAGAATTTGAATGCAATTTCAATGCGTCAGGTGAAACCGTTATACACGGTGATGACATTTTAAGATTAAGAGAATTATATAAAGAACCAGTTTATAAAACTTGGATAGATAGAAATTATCATGTTTGGAAACCATATGAAAATGGTGGAAGTTACCTATTAGTTGCAGACGTTGCGCGTGGTGATGGAAAAGACTTTTCTGTGTTCCACGTTATTGACGTAAAAACAATGGAACAAGTTGCAGAATATCAAGGAAAAATAGATCCAGACACCTTTGCTAAATTAATAAATGATGTTGGCATGGAATATGGCGGCTGCATGGTTGTTGTTGAAAACAATAACATAGGTTATTCTGTTATTACTAAATTAGTAGATATGAGATATTCAAATATCTATTATTCAACAAAAGCATCTCATGATTATATGGATCAAACATCTGCTCAATATAATAGTAATAGCGTTCCTGGTTTTACTACAACGATGAAAACACGACCACTTATAGTTGCAAAATTAGATGAATTTATTAGAAATAAATTGTTAAAAGTAAATTCTTTAAGAACAATAAATGAAATGGAAACATTTCTCTGGGTCAATGGAAGACCAGAAGCTCAAAGAGGATATAATGACGATCTTATCATGAGTTTGGCAATAGCTTGCTGGGTTAGAGACACAGCTATTATCAGCAATGAAAGAGGTATGGAATATTCTAAAGCATTTTTAGACTCTATTTCTAGAAGTAAGAATTATCTTAACAGTTCTATAGATGGTATGAGACAATACGAGCATTCGCAAAAGTTGAGACAAGCACAAGAAGTATACAAAGAACATTTATGGTTGTTAAAAGGTTAAAATATGGCTACAAATTCACAGTCTAACATGAATAGAAACACCGCACCAAGTCAAGATGTTTCTGAAAAGAATCCAAAAAATAAAGAATCGGCACTTTATGTTGCCCTAACAAGATTATTTTCTGGTCCTGTAACGTCTTATAGACAACAATCTCAAATTAGATATAAAAGAAGAGATCTAGATCGCTTTAAATTTACATCCGCCAGTGGTCAAAGCTTTAAAAAGAAAAGCTACAATCCCTTTGAAGCTATCCAAAGTAACATTATGGCTAACCAAAGTCGTGCCGAAAGGTATTCTGACTTTGATCAAATGGAATTTTGCTTACATGGAGATACTAAGATTGCCGTACCTGGCGGTTACAAAACATTAAAAGAATTAACAAGTGAATATGGACTAGATAAAGAATTCATAGTCTATTCGTTTGATCACTCAAAACAACAAATAGTACCAGCACTAGGTAGACAAGCAAGAAAAACGCGCACCGACCATGCTTGGAAAGTAACTTTTGAAAATGGTCAATATATTATTGGTACTGCCGATCATCGTCTTATGATGAGGGATGGTACTTATAGAACCATATCTGATTTAAAGACTGGCGATGCTATGATGCCTTTCTATCGTAAAGATTTAATACGTGGACAAAAAGATGAAGGTGATGGATATCGCTGGATTTATACTATGCACAACGATGAAGGTCGTAAAAAGGGGTGGATTGCTGAACATATACTAATAGCAGAATGGATTGCAGGGCGTAGAATAGATACAAATGAAGTTGTACATCACAAAAACTTCATCAAATATGATAATAGCCCTGATAATCTAGAGATTATGAATAATGATGCTCATTTAGCATATCATCAATCTATTATTAACGAACAAAGAAAAAATAGTGGCTGGTGGGAGGAGTTCCGTAAAAAGCATTCAGAATATATGAAACAAAATAATCCGGCAGAGCGTAAAGATATTACTTTCGAGAAAATACTCTATCTTTGCGACATTTATGGATTCCATCAAAATAATATCTGTAAAATGCTCGATACAGAACCTCCAACAATCAAGCGCAAACTAAAAGCAAAAGGTTTCGTAAACTTTGAAATGTTTGCAAAAGCGTATAGTCCTGATTGGAAAAATGCTGGTTGTGATAATACTGGCAATAAAAATCCAAGGTATGACCATAGTTTAAATTTTGAAAAGATTTGTTCAGTCTATGAAAAAGGCATGAAGATGGCCGACATTGCTCACAGATTAGAAACAACAGAAATAAAAGTAAAAAATAGAATAAAATCTAATGGATTTAAAACATTTAAGGATTTTGAAGAAAATTATCAAAATCACAAAGTTCAATCAGTAGAGTATTATGGCTTTATTGATCTTTATGATTTAACTGTAGACGGCTATAAAAATTTTGCTACTGATTCAATTATTTCTCATAATACACCTGAGATTGCATCAGCATTAGATATTTATGCTGACGAGATGACAACTTCTAATCTTTTTAGACCTCTTCTTGTTATTGACTGTAAAAATGAAGAAATTAGATCTCTTTTACATACCCTATATTATAAAATTCTTAATGTAGAACAAAATTTGTATGGTTGGTGCCGTACAATGTGTAAATTTGGAGATTTTTTCCTATATCTTGATATTGATGAAAAGTTAGGCATCAAAAACGTTCTTGGATTGCCTTCCCCAGAAGTAGAAAGAATAGAAGGTGAAGATGAAAGTAACCCAAATTATGTTCAATTTCAATGGAATACAGCTGGATTAACATTTGAAAATTGGCAAATTGCACATTTTCGTATTCTTGGGCAAGATAAATATGCTCCATACGGTACATCAGTTCTAGAACCAGCCCGTCGTATCTGGCGTCAATTAAATTTGATGGAAGATGCCATGATGGCTTACCGTATTGTTAGAAGCCCAGAACGTAGAGTGTTTTATATTGATGTTGGTAATATTGCCCCAGCAGATGTTGAGCAATATGTTCAAAAAATTATTACACAAATGAAACGTAATCAAATTGTTGACCCAACAACTGGTCGAGTTGATTTACGTTATAACCCAATGAGTATAGATGAAGATTTCTATATTCCAGTTCGTGGGCAAGCGAGCGGAACAAAGATAGAAAATTTACCTGGTGGTCAATTTACTAGTGCAATTGAAGACGTAAAATACCTAAGAGACAAACTGTTTTCAGCTATAAAAATTCCACAAGCTTATCTTTCTAGAGGAGAGGGTGCAGCTGAAGATAAAACAACCCTTGCTCAAAAAGACATGAGATTTGCTAGAACAATACAACGTCTTCAAAGAACACTTATAAGCGAATTAGAAAAAATAGGTATGATTCACTTATATACTTTAGGATTTAGAAATGATGATTTAATTAAATTTAAAATAAATCTACAAAATCCTTCAAAATTAGCAGAAATGCAAGAAATTGAGCATTTTAAAGCACAATTAGAAATAGCAGGCACTTCAAAAGAACAAGGATTCAGCAAGCGTTGGATATATGAAAATATATTTAAGATGCATGATGATGAATTCGTTAGAATTCAAAGAGATCTATATTACGATAGTGCATTTACTAAATCACTTGAAGCAGCTGGTCAAGAAGAAGCTGCTGCCGCTAGTGGCGGTGGTGGTGGAATGCCATCTGGAGGTGATGCGTCAACTGGAGAAACGCCTGCACCAGAAACAGAAACACCACCAGCAGAAGGTGGAGCAGAAGCATCTCCTCCCCCTGGAGAACCTGGAAATCCGTTATTAGCAGCTCCAGCTAGACGCGAAGATCCATATGCAGTTAAGCCTTCTCATACGTCACCAGGTGCAAAGGGTAAAGAATATACACCTGTTGCTTCTCCAAACTATTCTGGTGGATCAAGAACAAATAGTCTTAAAGCTTTAGCTGCGTTAAGAACAACAACAAAAGCAAATAATACATTTAAGTCATCTGGACTAAGAACACTATCAAGAGGAATTGTTGGCGAAACTTATGAACGCGATCTTTTTGAAAAAGATGAGCAGTTATTAAATGAAGTGCAAGATAAATTAAGCTCTATGAGCGGCTTTTTAACAAAAAAGAAAGAAGTAATTGGAGACAAAAAAGATGAATCATAATAAGAAAAGAAATACCGCTTTTCTTTACGAAGTTCTTTTAAGAGAAGGCACAAAAGCAGCACTAGAAAAAAATATTACTAGAGCAAAAGAGATAAAATCTATTATTGTTGAATATTTTTCTCAAAAAACAGAATTATATAAAGAATTAGAGCTTTATTCTTCTTTAAAAGATAATACTGTTGAAGAAGAATTAGCAGAATCGTTTTTAAAAGAGGTTGAAAATAGATATTTTCGCTTAAATCCTACAAAAATATTTAATGAACAATCCAGACTAATTAACAAAATAAATAAATCTCTTGGACAGAACGTATTTAATAATTTTGTTCCAAATTATAAAGATTTAGCAACTATTTCTCTTGTTTTTAATCCAAAAACAAAAGTAAAAGATAAAATTTTATTAGAAAAAGTTATTTTAGAAAAAATAAAGATAGTAAACGATAAAAAAGAGCAAAAAAACCTACAACCAGTTGATAATTTTCTCTTAAAGACGTTCACAAAAAAATTTAATGAGAAATACAGTGGCTTATTAAGCGAACAGAAAGAATTATTAACAAATTATATTAATTCTTTCTCAAATAACATGATAGAATTTAAAGTATATCTAAACGAAGAGTTAGATCGCTTAAAAAAAGCAGTCTCTGAGTCTATGGATTCAGAGGATATTAAGAAAGATCCAAGTATGAAAGAAAAAACTTTAAAAACTCTTAATTTTTTAAATAATTTTAAAGATGTAAAAGATATTTCTCAAGACATGCTTGAAAAAATTCTAAAAATTCAACAATTTGTTAAAGAGGTAGCAAATTAATGTTAAGAATCTCTATCAAAGATAAAAAAACCGGTCTACAAAAAGAGTTAATGATCAAAAGAACTCTTTCTGGAGATTATTTATTACACGAACATCCAGAAATAGATGTTATTGTGCTACCACAAAAATTTAAGGTTCTTGTATTACCAAAAGACGAACAAACAGATAAGGTTTATAGTCTCCAAGAAAAATTATTTAATTATATGGTTAAAAAAGGCGTTATTTTACCAGAATCAGTAACTGCTGGTAATGTATACGGATCTTTACAAGGTTCATATCCACAAAAATCTCCAGGTGGAGAAGATGTTTTACAAGTTGTTGTGTATAATGTTGCAAACTTTATAGAAGATGAGATGCCAATATTAAATAAAGAAAAAGAATTTGAAGAAGATTATGAAAAATCTCTACTAGAGCCAGATCTAGAAGACTCTACTGAACTTGGAGAAGTTCCACAAGAGGAGTTTAAAGGAAGTATTCCAAAATATGGCTTCCCAACTCGCGGTATTTATCGTTATAATTATTAGGAAATAATATGAATTTATTAGCTTTTATATTAGCATGTTATGGAATGACAATGGTTCTTGTCTATTCAAAGATATTTGAAAAGATAAGACCAAAGCATCACTTTTTTCATTGCACGATGTGTGTTGGTTTCTGGGTAGGTATATTCGTAAATACACTTATGCTACTACTTGATATGGATTTTTTTAACGATTTTATCATTGGTAGCTTTTTATCTGGGTGTATTTCGTCGGGAACATCCTATTTAATCAGTAGGATGGCAGATGACGACGGTTTAACAATAAAAGTGAAAAAGAATGAATAATTCACTATTTATACTGAATGGAGGTGATGATTATCGATGCGTGAAAAACAAGATATTACTTATGTTCGTCGCATGGTAAGACCAGTACGTCATTGTTGTTCTGGTAATTAACTATAGCCCTGTAGAGAAAAAAATCTACAGGGCTATAACTAATTTTAAGTTAGGAAAATAAAATGGAAATTTCTAAAAATATATTAAAAAAATTAGTAAGAAAGCATTTGCTTGAAGCAACTGCTCCCGCAGCACCAGCACCAGCCGGAACGCCAGCACCCGCAGCGCCAGCAGCAGCTCCAGCGCAGCCAGCAAAGCCAGCAACACCACCTCCACCAGAACTAGCACAAGCGTTAGCTGCGATTAAATCCATGAATCCGCAATCTCATGCTAAAATTGTTGCATACCTAAAAACTTTTGGAGTTCAGGTACAATAATGAGCAAACAGCTTCTTAGAGAATATTATTCACTTTGTGAAGGTGGAGTCTGTCAAGATCTTTTGACAGAAGAAGAAAAAGTTTTTGTTAGAGGCGGCGGTTTAATGTTAACCGGCATAATGCAAAAATGTGATCAAGAAAATGGTAACGGTCGTGTTTATTCTAGAAAAATTTTAGATAGAGAAGTTGAAAATTATCAAAAAATTATTCAAGATAGTAGAGCGTTAGGAGAATTAGATCATCCAGACGATTCTGTTATTAATTTAAAAAATGTTTCACACATGGTTACAAAAATGTGGTGGGACGGCAATAACGTAATGGGCAAGGTAAAAGTTCTTGATACGCCATCTGGCAATATATTAAAAAATCTTGTTAAAGGTGGAGTTAAATTAGGTATTAGTTCCCGTGGTTTAGGTTCAACAAGAAAAGAAAGTGGTAAAACAATTGTTGAAGATGATTTTCAACTTATTTGTTTTGATTTCGTACAAGAACCTTCTACTCCTGGCGCTTTTATGATGAGTGAAGGAAAAGTAAGAAAAGAAGAAGAAATATTTACAAAAGCAGATCGTTTAAATCGTTTGCTTAATGACATAGTGAGAAAATAAAATGGCAAATCCGTATTATACACCACAACCAGGTATAGGAAGCGTAGGAAGTTATCAAATTTCTGGTATGCCTTGGGTAACTTCTTCAGTTGCCCCAGTTAATTCGTCTGAACCTCTACAAATAAAATTTCCAAATGTAACTAAATCAATAGTTATAAAAAATATAAATTCAACTTCAGTTGATTTACGGGTTGGTTTTAGTGCAAATGGCCTAAAAGATACTAATCATTATTTCCTTTTATCCAAAGGTGAATCTTTTCAAGCAGACATTAGAATTACAGAACTCTATATCCGTTCAAACAATGGATCACAAGTATCTGCTTCTATTATTGCTGGTTTAACTGGCATTGATAGTTCTAATTTACCAAATAACTGGTCTGGCTCTGCTGGAGTTGGTTAATACAAGGAAAAATAAAGAATGTCTTTTAATGACGGATTTTCAGTATATGGTATACCCTATGTAACTGGTTCTGATGGTCAAGCTCTTGTTTGGTCCGAACCAAAACAATCATGGATTGCTGGAGATGTTGGTGCTGGTGGTTCAATAACAGTAAAAACATCAGGAAATATAACCGGAAGCGGAACTTCTGGAAATCCTGTTACATTATTAGACGATATAAGTATTCAAAAATTAACTGCATCGGCTGCACAAATAAATGGAACATTAAGCGTATCCACAAATATAAGTGCTTCTGGTGTTTCCGCATCTTTTGTTGGAGATGGCGCTGGATTATATAATATTCCAGAATCAGCTGTAAATAATTTAGTTAATTATGCTACTTTAACAGGCGTATCTGGTACTTTTGTTATTCCATCAAGTGTTTCTGGTGCTATTACTTCTTCAATACAAGATTTTTCAACGAGAAATGAAGTTTCCGGTGCAATAACTTCAAGCTTGCAGATTTATGCTGTTTCAGATAATGTTTCAAGTTCATTCACAACCCCAGTTCAAGTTTCTGGTGCTATAACTGCTTCTATAATTAATTTTTCAAGTAGATCAGAAGTAAGTGGTGCGATAACTGGTGCATTACAAATTTATGCAATTTCAGATAATATCTCAAGCTCTTTTGCTACACCAAATCAAGTTTCCGGTGCAATAACTTCATCAACAATTAATTTTGCTGAGAGAGTAGAAGTATCTGGGGCGATAACTTCATCATTAGAAAATTATACAGTAAGAACCGAAGTATCTGGAGCAATAACTGGAGCATTAACTCCATATTTATTGATAACAAACGCACAATCAACATATGCAACATTATCTGGAGTTTCTGGCACTTTTGCTACACTAAATGGCGTCACTGCTTCATATGCTACACTAAGTGGTGTATCTGGAACTTTTGTAACTATAGAAAATCTATCTGCTTCATTTGCAGATCGCTTTCAAGTATCTGGTGCTATAACAGCTGCTCTACATCCATATGCAATATCTGATAATGTCTCCTCTTCTTTTGCTACTTTAACCGGAGTTTCTGGAACCTTTGTTGTGCCTCAACAAGTTTCTGGAGCTATTACTGGAGCTTTAACAAATTATATAACTGGTGCTGCAACAAATGGAAATATAACCGGAAGCGGCAAATTATCTGATCCAATTGGATTAAAAGATAACATTTCTTTATCATCAGTTATCGCAACAACTATTAGCGGCACGACTGGAAATTTTACAAACTTAACCGCTTCAACATTCTTTGCAACAGATAAAGCATCAATAAATACGTACTTACAGTTACTACCAGTAACAGTAACAAGCATACCGACTAATACAACAGCTTCATATATTTATACATCGGGTTCAACAAACGATGTATATTTTACTCAATACCAGGGTCCATATACAAATACAATTAGATTGAGGTGGCTAGAAGGTTTACTTAATACAGGACTATTACATGGTGGTATCCTATCTACAACAAATGGAAGCACTACGTTTAATGTTTTATCTGGTTCTGGATTAATTGTTTCTTTTAATGCATCAACTTCATCCGATCCTTATCCTACTGTTAATTTTGTTTCTTGGCCTACATCAACTGGTGTATCTCTTGATCACATTTTAACGGATGAAATAACATATGTATCCATTGGCTCTAATGGTGGAATAATACAATCAACTAATCCTCCTTCTTTTACTGAATTTAAAGATAGAATTTATTTAGGAAGAGTTTTACATCAAAGCGGTTCTATTACAAATGGCGCTTTTAATACTTCACCAAGTGCTTATGGAATAGGCTCTAATACTCTTGATTTTATAAGAGCATTTGGTCCATTAAAAATTAGTGGTCACGTATTAGAAGCAAGCGGATCAACCAGTTTATCTCTTACAAAAACAAATGGCGATTCATATGTTGAAGGAAGAAATTATTCAAATAATCCAAATATTCCTAACATAATTACATCTGAAAATGATCAAGCGGTAACTGTATCTAAGATTTACCGTCAATATATGAGCGGCTCAACTCCAAAAATAGATACTGGAGTTTTAAATGCTGGATATACTTCACTTGATCCAACTCAATATCAAAACGGATCTGTATTATCCTCTGTAGGTAATAGCGAATATACAGTTCAAAGAATTTATTGGTTCCCAAGAGCTGTAAATGGTGCTTTATTTGCATATTATGGTCAAGCAAAATATGCAAGCTTAGATGATGCGATAGCAAGCATAAATACAGAAAAATTTACAGAAGGAGCTAATACTGCAACCAGCGCCATATTAGTTGGATATGCAGTTATGAGAGGAAATGCTGCTAACTTCACAAATAATACAATAGCTAGAATTTATCAAGCTGGTTTATTTAGAGGAGCTTCTGGAGCCGGTGGAGGTTCATCTGGCACACCATTAATTACAAATTTAGGTAGCCTAACCGACGTTCTTTTACAATCACAACAACCAGGTGAAGCATTAGTATATAATGGAACAAAATGGGTTAATGGATATCCGCTTACTTCAAGCTTTGCAACGAATTCTCTTACTTCTTCAAATCTAGAAGGATTTGAAAAAACAAATTACTTATTAACTTCAAGTTTTAATGAATACACATCAAGCACAGTAAGTAGTTTTGCCGGAACTTCAAGTTTTGCTCTTACTGCGTCTTATTATAATATTGATTTATCTCCATATGCAACAACATCAAGCGTTACTGGAGCCATAAACTCAGCAATTAGTAATTTCCCAACCAGAATAGAAACAACTGGAGCTATAAACGATGCATTAGTACCTTATGCAACAACATCTAGTGTAACTGGGGCGATAAACTTTGCAATAATAAATTTTGCAACAAGAGATGAAATATCTTCTTCGTTTGGAAATAGATTAGAGGTATCCGGTGCTATAACGGGTGCATTAACACCATATTTAACTATAAATAATGCACAAATAATTTACGCAACTTTAGACGGAGTTTCATCTTCGTTCGTTATTCCAACCCAAGTCTCTAGCGCAATAACATCCGCTATTGGAGATTTTTCAAATAGATCTGAAGTATCTGGAGCAATAACTGGTGCTTTAACTCCTTATCTAACTATATCAAACGCACAAACAACCTATACAACACCTACTCAAATAAGTGCAACGATTACGTCTTCTAATAATCAGCTTAGAACAGAAATTACTGGTGCTATTAGCGAATCACTTATTCCGTATGCTCTTACATCTAGCGTAACTGGTGCAATAAATGATTCATTAATTAATTATGTTACAAAGACCGATCTATCTTCATCGTTTACAACCCACACTCAAACTTCTGGGGCTATAACCGCTTCACTGGAAAATTATGCAGTAAGAAGTGAAATTTCTGGAGCGATAACATCAAGTTTATATTCGTATGCAATATCAGATAATGTTTCTGCATCTTTCACAACACCGGTTCAAGTTTCTGGGGCCATAACAGCTTCATTAGAAAATTATACAGTAAGAACCGAAGTATCTGGGGCAATAACTGGAGCGCTAACTCCATATTTAACGATAACTAATGCACAGTCTACATACGCTACATTAGTTGGTGTTTCTGCTTCATTTACAACTGAAATGCAAGTTTCTGGTGCTATAACTGCTTCTCAAGTTGCTTTTCCAATTAGATCTGAAGTAACTGGAGCAATTAATGACGCTCTTGTTCCTTACGCAACAACATCTAGTGTAACTGGAGCTATAAATGATTCATTAGTGCAATATCCAATCAGATCAGAAGTTACTGGCGCTATTGATGAAAGATTATTAATTTATGCAACAACTGCAAGCGTAACTGGTGCAATAAATAGCTCTATCAATAATTTACCAAATAGAAGTGAAGTATCGGGTGCAATAACTGGTGCTTTAACTCCATATTTAGAAATTTCAACAGCAAATACAACTTACGCAACATTAGCTGGTGTTTCTGCATCATTTGTTATCCCAACACAAGTTTCAAGCGCAATAACATCAGCGATAAATGATTTTCCAATTAGATCTGAAGTATCTGGCGCTATAACTGGTGCTCTTAACCCATATGCTAAGTCTTCTGATGTTTCCAGTTCTTTTGGGCTAAAAACAGATTTGACTGCATCGTATGCAAGATTAGGATCTGCTAATACATTTGCTGCTCAAACTAACATATTCAGCAATGATATAATCGTAAATGGTACTGCTAGTATAGCTTTATTGAATACATTAAATCAACAATCATTAATTGTTGGTGATAAGTATATAACCATAATGAGTGGAAGTAATACTCATGAACTCTTAGATGGAGCAGGGTTATTATATGGAAGTGGAAGTACTGATATTACAACTGGCGAACAAAACTCTGTAGCTCATATAGTGTATAGAAAAGGCAATGCGCCAATCGATCTTGTAACAGATTATATAGAAATATTTCCAGGATTAAAAGTTTCTGGTAGTTTAACGTCATCCGCCGCTATTTCATCTTCTGGTGGATTCTATGGAGATGGAAGTGGATTAATATTATCTAATTATGCAACATTAGACGGAGTTTCTTCTTCGTTTTCGACCCCAGTTCAAGTATCTGGAGCAATAACTAGCGCGCTACAACCTTATGCAAAATTATCAAATGAAAACTCTTTTACTGCCAATCAAATAATAACAGGCTCTTTAACAGTTACTTCTAATATTTCTTCTAGTGGTGGCGTAACTGGTTCATTTAATGGTATTGGAACAAACATAACAAATATTACTGCTTCAAATATAGATAATTTTACGACAGACGCAAGAAATCAATTTATTGCAGGACAAAATATTTCAATAGATTATAACACAGGTATTATAACAGCATCTGCTGGTACTGTAGATTTAACTGATTATGCTAAATCTGCTGATGTTACCTCTTCATTCGCTAGATTAGCTGCAATAAATACATTTACATCTAATCAAAATATTTCCGCGTCAGTTAACATCAGTGGATCCTTAAATATTACAGGTTCTGCTACATCAAGTATAGAAGTCAATAATTCTACGCAAGCATTAAAAATAACACAAAGAGGAACGGGACAAGCTATTTTTGCTGATGGTAGAGTTGTTATTGGTTCGATAACCGGCGGTAATTCAATCAGCAGCACCTATTCATTAATTGTTGGTTCTAACAATATGGCGCAAGGTGGAAACTCTTCTGTTGCATTAGGAAATGCTAATAAAGCACTTGAAGCATATATACTTGTTCATGGAAACAGCAACGTTGCAAACAACAGAGGATCACACGCAGAAGGAATTTCAACAGTAACTTCTGGCGCTTATGCGCATTCGGAGGGCAGTGGAACTTTAGCATCTGGTATTGGATCGCACGCAGAAGGTCAATGGGTAACAGCTTCTGGTGATTATTCACATGCAGAAGGTTTATGGACAATTGCTTCTGCTTCTTATCAACATGTTGAAGGTAAATATAATGCGACAAGCTCAACAGCACTTATGCTTGTTGGTAATGGAACTTCAAATGCTGCAAGAAGCAACATATTAGAAGTATACACTGGAAGCGTTGTTGTTTCTGGAAGTCTAATTACATCAGATGGATTACAAGTTGGCGGTGGAGTTAAGTTAGCAATATCAACAAAAACTTCTAATTATAACTTAACAGCTTCTACTGATTATATTATAGCATTTAGTGGTAGCTCGTTGACTGGAACATTGCCTAACGCAGCTGGTATTCAAGGAAGCGCGTTTGTTATCAAAAATTTACATACTTCTTCTTTATTTGTTACATCTTCAGCTGCGACAATTGATGGTCAAGCTACCGGTTTAACAATCTATACTCAATATACATCATATAATTTTATATCTGATGGAACTAACTGGTTGGTATTTTAATGATAAATTCATCCATAATAAGCGCAAAATATTTATCCTTATTAGAAAGTACATTTGATTGCTATGTAGCTGATTGGACAAAAACAACAAATGCTTCTTCAATATATCCAATATTTTTATTTAATTTAAAAAGTGATCGCGGAAGATTCATACCAACAAGAGTAGTTCATTGTTTATTATCTGCAACAACTACAGCAACAGCAAATATAACAAATGTTGGATTATATACTACTACTCCAAGCATAGCAGTAGATTCAACAATATCTAATTCTTCTGTTGTAATAAGCAGCACTACTATTTTGCCAGGTTCTTATGTTATGGCTACTTTAATAACAGCCGCTGGCACATCAAGTATTTCAGCTGGAGCATCTATTGGTTTAGATTATTCTATAGGATCTACTACAAACACAGTATCGGTTAGAACATGGATGTTTGGAATATATGTATAGGACAATGAATGTATAATAATAATTCTATTTTTATTTCTGGCTCGCTAACATCATCTTTTGCGCCACCAAGACTTGCTTATTTAAAGTCACAGATTATTAATAATTCTACTGCTGGAACTTATACTATATTTTCTGGTAGTGATGATTTTGGAAATTTTATACCAACAAAAACAACTTTTCATTATAATACAGCTGATGGTACAGCAGCTACTGCACCAAGATTCCATCTAGGATATGCTGGTAATCTAAATGCATATATTTCATCTGGTAGTTTAACACAAAATGGTAGTACGGGTGTTAAAACAAATATAATAGAAAATTTTACTACATTTATAACTAATTCTGCTCTTCCAAATAATACAGATTTAATAATTTCTCTATTTACTATAGGAACTAGTAAAATTACTGGTTCGTTTATTATTCATGGATTTTTTGAGGATTTATAATGGCTTATTTAGCAGGTCTAACTCATAAAAATTTATTTAGCTATTCAAGAATAGTAACCACTATGTCAACTCTAAATAGATCAGAAATATTTTATACACCTCCGTCTACCGGAATATCAGCATTTATGCCTTATTATGCTACATTAAAACATATATCAGGCACTATATCCACCGGTTTAATTATGACACTTGGAACAGTTGCTAATACGTATAATAATATTGCTTCTATTACATATCCAACTACAGTAAATGGATATGGAAGAGATGAATGTTCTGATAGTCTTATTGTTTCTCGCGGTACAAGTATCTATATGAAAAATACAACTGCTTCAACTGATTCTACAAATCTTGTATTTGAATTAACTTTATATGGTTATTATTTTACTGCATATTAAAGGATATTGTATAATATAAAACTATTTAAAACAAAACGAGGTTAAGATGTCAAAAGTACAAGAATTAAAAAAAGTTATGAAACCAATCATTAAAGAATGTATAAAAGAAATTCTATATGAAGAAGGTTTGATGAGGATCGTACAGGAAAACGTACAAAATACCGCGCCAATTAGAGATACATCTCCAGCAAAACAAAATTATGAATTAAAAGAGCGTCAATTTATTCAAAAAAACACGCCAACTCCGCAAATTTCTATTCAAGAAAGAAAAAATAAACTTTTAGAAGAAATTCGTATGCCTGGATTTGATCCGTTTTCTGGTGTTGATTTAACTGCCGAAGAACAAGAATCAGCAGAAATGCACGAAGAAACAGATAAAAATAAAATTTATGAAGGAATTCAAGGATCTGGTGTGGATATATCCAGATTAATGAATGTAAATAAACAATCTTGGAATTTATTAAACAGTGCTATGGGAAATAGCAAGAAAGAATAGGACAATATGGGTAGAGCAGTACATTTAGAAGTAAAACTTCCAGATCATGTAAGACCAACTGAAGAAAGCACAGATCAGTTAATTAAGAAATTTATTAAAGCTTGTAGCAAAGAGTCTTTAGTTCAATATTTATATGATAATTGTGCTTGGAATAGAAGATTTGTGAAGAAAAGTGTCAAAGAGCGTGAAAAAAGAGAGAGATATAAGAGAAACGCTCAAAAACATAACAAAGATTTAATGTCAGAAGTAGAAGAAAAATCAAAAAAGAAGAAAAAAACAATAAATAAAAATATAAATAATCGTCAATAGCTATTATAATAGTCAATTGATGTATTAAAGCACTATTTATATAAAAAAACTGTTTTTAGTCGTTGATAGGAGACTAATTAATGTCAAATTTGCTAGAAGAAGCCATTGCAGATGCAACTGCACTCAGAGAAACAGCACTAAAAAGCGCAGAAGCAGCCTTAATAGAGAAATATAAGGATGAGTTTACTCAAACTCTAAAATTATTAGAGCAAGATGAACCACAATCATCAGATACACCAGAAACAACTCCAGAAGATGCCGCTGCTGCTGTTCCAGATGCACAAGCTGCACCACCAGTACCTGATGCAGCTGCTCAAACACAACAGCCAGAAGAAGATGAGGCATTTGAAGATGTACCATCATCATTTCTTGATGGTGACGATGATGAATTAATAACTATAGACTTTGATAAATTAAAAAAGCAACTTTCTAGTGAAATTGGTGGTTCTCCTATCCTTTCATCCCCAGAACAACAACAAGCCGCTCCAGAATTAGCTCCAGCTGCTCCAATCGCAGAAGAACTAGAGCTTGATGAAGAACTTTTTGAAGAAAAAGAGGAAATGGAAGAAAGTGATTGCTCCCAAGAAGAAACTGAAGAGCAAGAAGAGCTTGATGAAGAAATGGAATTTGAACTAGACGAAACAACAGACCCAGTAGAAGAAACTGTCTCTCCAGATGCTGTATCTGAATTAAAAGATGATGCAGCTAGCTTAGAGGAAGAGTTCGAATTATCTGAAGAAGAAATTAACGAACTAGAAGAAGAACTAAAAGTTGACCTAAATCCAAAACACCAATTAAGAGGCTGGAAAGGTCAAACTAGCGCAGAAAAAGAAATTGATAGAAATGTTGAATTTGCTGCTGCTAGAGATGAAGAAGAAGAAAAAAGACGTAAAGAGGAAGAAGAAAAAGTAAAAGATCTAGAATGTAAACTAGAAGAATCAATAAAAGATAATAAAAGAATGTCTGTTCTCGTAGAAGAATTAAAAGATAATTTAATAACTCTTAAAGAACATACAGAAAAATTAAGTCTTTCAAACGCTAAATTACTATATATTAATAAAGTATTTGGAAATAACTCCCTGAATGAGCGACAAAAAGAAAATATTGTTGAAAACATTTCCAATGCAAAAACGGTTCTAGAAGCAAAAACAATTTACGGTACTCTTCAAAGCGCAGTGCAAGGTATTTCTAATAAGAAACCAAAAGAATCACTAAGCGAAGCATTAAATCGTGGTAGTTCTGGCTTTATCTCTAGACCAAAAAATGTATCGGTAGATGCATATGAATCAGAACGTATGAAAATTTTAGCAGGTATAAAATAACAAATATTCTACAGGAGAATAAAATGGGTAACGTATTAGAAAAATTAACCGAGGGTATCGTTGAACGTAATACTCTCAAAGAAACTGCTGCTCTAGTTTCTAAATGGGAAAAGAGCGGTCTACTAGAAGGTCTAAAGGATGCTCGTCAAAAAAGCACCATGTCCATTCTACTAGAGAATCAAGCAAAAGAACTACTAAAAGAAACCAACACTATGTCAAATGGTGACGTACAAGGCTTTGCCTCAGTAGCGTTCCCAATCGTTCGTCGTGTATTCGCTGGTCTAATCGCTAACGATCTAGTATCAGTACAACCAATGAGCCTACCATCAGGTCTAGTATTCTTCATGGATTTCCGCCGTGGAAGCGATATCGGTAACACTGGTGACAAGGTATTCAACAAAGGTGAATCATTCTTCGGTGATCGTCTAGGTGTACAAATCACCGGCGGTGTTCGTATCGAAGGTGTAGATAATGCTGAAAAAGGTTTCTACAACATGGCAAACGGTTATCACACCGCTCGCTATCACTCTTCAACCACTGCTTCAAACGTTGTTGAAGTAGCCAAGTTTGGTCTAGCAACCGCTTCTGATGCTGATAAAAAAGCAGTACGTTGGGATGCAGATCTACTAACTGATTCAAACTACGTTTCAGCTTCAGTACTACGCGTACCATTTGCTAATATTGCAAACAGCCAACTACTAGCTGAAAATGACGTATTCTCAGTATCATTTGCACAAAATGCTGGTGCGGTAGCCGCTGGTGAACAAGATGCTGCTGGTTCTTCACTAGCAAATAGTGCTAAACTAGTTCGTCGTCTATCAAGAGTATTTGTTGATCCTTCAACTGGTGCGAAATCACTAGAAGTTGTAGTTGCTGCTAAGGGTGATGCTGCTCTAGCCGCAGTTGTAACCGCTTCACACGTATTACTATCATACCCAGTCAAGGACAATGTTGTTGCTGTTGGTGATAGCGCATTAGGTGCTGTTGTTGGTGCAACCCCATGGACAATGGAAGGTTCTTCAGCAATTCCAGAAATCGAACTAAAAGTCGATTCATACTCAATCACTGCTCGTTCACGTAAGCTAAAAGCTTCATGGACTCCAGAACTAGGTCAAGATCTAAATGCTTATCACAATCTAGATGCTGAAGTAGAACTAACTTCAATGTTATCAGAACAAATTGGTCTAGAAATTGATCAAGAAATCATGAACGATCTAGTCAAGGGCGCAACTGCCGGTGTCAAATACTGGTCACGTCGTCCAGGTAAATTTGTTAACCGCGATACTGGCGCTGATCTAGGTTCAACCCTATCAGGTGGTTATGCTGCTCCTCCAGATTTCACTGGTAACGTTCAAATGTGGTATGAAACCCTAGTTGAAACCATCAATGATTGTTCAGCTCTAATCCATCGTAAAACTCTACGCGGTGGAGCTAACTTCCTTGTATGTGGTCCAGAAGTTGCTAACATTCTTGAATTCACCAGCGGTTTCCGCGCATCAGTAACTGCAACCGATGAAAAAGGTTCAGTAGGTGCTGTTCGTGTTGGTGATCTAAACAAGAAATGGGATATCATTGTTCACCCATACTTCCTACGTAACGTAATCCTAGTAGGTCGTAAAGGTGGTAGCTTCCTAGAAAGCGGTTACGTATATGCCCCATACGTACCACTACAAAGCACCCCAACCATTTTCGATCCTAACACCTTCGTTCCACGTAAGGCTGTAATGACTCGTTATGGTAAGACGATGGTTCGCCCAGATATGTATGGTCTTGTAGTAATTCAAGATCTACTAGGCTAAACTAGCTTAAAACAAGCGGTTTGCTAATAAAGGCCCCCGGCAGAAATGCCGGGGGTTCTTTTTTGTTCTAAATAAGAACTGCCAAGAAGAAAATGTGTCATAACACCCTTTACAAATAATAAACCCGCCCCTCTTTATCGAGTCAGGCGGGTTTCTTTTATCTACTATATGTAGTGTGTTTAAATTATAATACTACTACCACTTGCGACAGCTCCAGTACCTACTTTTTGTTTTAGGACCAGGGTTTTCACAATGATGACGAGCACGAAATGATTTACGACGTTTTGGATTGCTTTTCTTTATACGCATATTAGGATCACCAAAATTAACTTTTTTAACATTACCTGTTTTGGGATCCTTGACGAACACTTTGAACTTTTTAACATCGCCACGCATTGGTTTATTTAGTGTAACCTTGCGACCATGATATTCAGCTTCCTCTAATACATTCTCATCAAGAGTAGTTAAAGTCTCATATAGACACGCCTCGCAAACATGTGTGCCATCATCAAGAGTTGCTGTGTCGTCGCCTAAATCTTTAATAGATTCTAGTTCAAATAATAATTGTTCTTCTAGAATTGAACTTTGAACACCAGCTTCTATGGCTTCTTTCCAGATCTTGCCTTTTCTACATTTTGAAAGCGCCATTGAGCGATATAGGCTTGTTTTTTTACCATATTCTCTTGTTGCTTTACTTTTGCAGAATTTTTCTCTACCTGCTGATTTCTTTTTTTCATTTATTTTTATTTTCATGGTACTATAAATAGAAGCTTTATAAAGTTAAGGAATGTTTTATTGCTTTAAAAGATTATAAAAACTATTTATTTATGATATTTTATTTGAGGAAAAATAATGTCCCTACCAGTACTTTCACCATTATCACAAATGAGCAAAGTTATTTTACCAATAACAGGGAACATAATAAATGTAAATAATTTTAATTTACCTTTTGGTGTATATGTTAATGAAAGTTATTGGACAAATGAACAAATCAATGAATATAAAACAGGCTCAGTAGAGCAAGTTTCGTATGTATATAAAAAACTTGGTGGAGATGTACTAGATATTGAATTAGTTGAAAATCAAGTACACGCAGCATACGAAGAAGCATGTCTTGAATATTCCTATTTAATAAACCTACATCAATCAAAAAATGCACTACCATTTGTTCTTGGTCAATCAACAAGTTCTTTTAACAGTGACGGACAAATAACTGGATCATTAGATAATATAAATGCAAATCTTGCATTTCCTAAAATGAGTTTTACATATATAAAAGGCATAGCAAATTCAGTTAATGACGAGGTATCTTTAAATGGTAACGAGCCAACATATTCAGCATCTATAGATACTGTTGTTGGACAACAAGATTATGATTTACAAAAAGCTGTCAGTTCTTCAGCCGCTGCTAATAATATTGCTCTTGATAATAAAAAAGTATTAATTAAAAAAGTATTTTATAAAACAATTGGTGCAAGCTGGAATTTTTATGGTTATTTTGGTGGTCTAAATGTTGTTGGAAATTTAAGTACATATGGACAATATGCTGATGATAGTACATTTGAAATTGTTCCGACATGGCAAAATAAACTACAAGCAATGGCATACGAAGATGCTATTAAAACAAGAGTTTCTGATTGGTCGTTTCAATTAAGAAATAATATTTTAAGAATATTTCCTGTTCCAAATGCAGCTACTCCAACTAAATTCTTTTTTGAATACTCTATTCCATCTGATGCTTGGAAAAATTCAGATCCAACAGTTAAATCAACTATAAATGGAATAAATAATATGAATACTATGCCATTCCAAAATTTACCATATGATAAAATTAATTCAATAGGTAAACAATGGATTCGTAGATTTGCATTAGCAATTTGCAAAGAAATGCTTGGGCAAGTAAGAAGTAAATTTGCAAATATACCTATTCCAGGAGAACAAGTTACACTTAACGGTGATAAACTTATTTCTGAAGGTAAGGAAGAACAAAAAGATCTAAGAGAAGAATTAAAGACTCAGCTAGAAGAGATGACTTATTCTAAGGTAAGCGAGACAAGTGCTAAAATGATGGAAGAAGCATCAAAAGCTCAAAGCTTTATTCCTAACTTGATATTTGTTGGATAATATTATGGCAAGAAAAAAGAAAACAGAAAATATAGCAGAGATTCCACAAGAATCACCTCCACCTCCTCTTTTTCTTGGAGAAAAGGAGAGAAATCTTGTTAAGCAAGTAAATGATGAATTAATAGAAAGAGTGATTGGACAAACTGTTATATATTATCCAATTAGCAGAGAACATACAAATTATCATCCAATATATGGAGAGGCAGTTAAAAAAACATTTCTTTCCCCAATAAAAATAAATGCTCTTATTGAATGGGAAGGAAGCAAAACAACAGCAGAAGCATATGGAATAGATCGTTTAACCTCTATAGTTGTTAAATTTCATAGACGTAGATTAATCGAAGATCAAGAATTATATGTAAGAGAGGGTGATTATGTTTTGTATGGTGATACGTTTTATGAAATAGTATCCTTAAATGAATCAAAAAGATTATTTGGGCAAATAGATCATAAATTTGAAATTTTAGCCAAATGTATTAAAGCAAGAGAAAGTGTATTTAATTCAAAGTAAAAAGAACTTTGTAGCACTAGTCTACTATTTATAATAAATAAAAGTAATTCCCATGAAATTAAGGAGACATAATAATGTCAGTTGATAAATTTAAGTTTGTAAGTCCCGGTGTTTTCACCAATGAAGTAGACGAATCAGGAGTACGCAAACAACCAGAAGGAATTGGACCAGTTGTTGTTGGTACATCAGTTCGTGGTCCATCCATGAGAGCTGTAAAAGTACGAGATTATGAAGAATTCGTTCAAATCTTTGGACAACCATCACCTGGTATTGTTAATGGAGATGTTTGGAGAAGTGGTATGCCAACCGCTCCAACATATGGTGCTTATGCTGCACAAGCATACTTAAAAAATTCTGGTCCACTAACCTTTATAAAGTTAGCTGGTTATCTAAATGAAAATGCTTCTTCTGGAACACCAGGATGGTCTAAAGATAAGGCATACGGACTTTTTGTTATGCCAATCTCGGCAAGCTCAACTGATGTGTATACAACAGCAGCCGGTGGTGCAACCGCATCTCTTGCAGCTGTTATATATACTGATTCTGGAATCGGCACTGTTGGTTTAATAGGAAAACCACTAAGTGGATCCACAGAAGGATCAGCTGCAACTGGGGCTTTTGTTCGTAACGTTGCCGGTAGCACTTCACCAGAATTTAAAATTGTATTAGATGGAAAAACAAAAATTGTTAATTTTGACGATGGAAGCAAAAAATATATTCGCACAGTTTTAAATACCAGCCCAGTATTAACATCAAATTCAAATTATTCTGATAGAACAGAGAAATATTTCCTTGGACCAACATTTAAAACTTGGCTAGATAAAAATAGCGTAAATGGAACTAATTTTGCTGCGGTTCTTGTTCCTCTAGCTTCAACACAGGGTGCATTATCAAATTTTGAACTACAAGCCCAAGATGCAGAATCTGGCTGGGTTGTTTCTCAACACACCAACTTAGATACCGGCTCCTTCGTTGCTACAAATGGCGAATATCCAGTACAAAAATTATTTAAATTTTATGGACTAACAGAAAATTCTTGGACTAACTCAAATATTAAAATTTCTATTCAAGATATCAATGAATCAAACAATGTTAACGTTAGATACGGAACTTTTACCGTTGCAGTTAGAGCAATGAATGATTCGGATGTAGCACCACAATACCTTGAAGTCTTTGCAAACTTAACTCTTGATCCAACTTCACCAAATTATATTGCAAAAATTATTGGTGACAAATATTCAAAGTGGGATTATACAAAAAAGCAATTTATTGAATATGGAAACAATCCAAATAATTCAAAATACATCAGAGTAAAAATGAATCAAGATGTTGATTTAGGTATTACTGATGCAACATTATTACCATTTGGTTTTTATACTGCAAACAGATACGCTCCACAAACTGTTAATGCAACCAACGGAAATATACCAGCAGCAACTTTACCATTTGTTAACGGCACTGCAATAACTGGTAATCAAGTATATACTGCTAGCTTTGCATATCCACAATTACCTATGCTAACTTCAGCAGCAAACTCTTATGGCTCAAATCTACAATCAGTCTATTTTGGTCTACAAACAAACGTTTCTCAAACAAAAAGATTTAATCAAGATATATTAGATTTAGTAAGAGTTGAATCAAAATATAATACTGCAACCACTGCTTCAGTTTTCTTCTCTCTAGATGATGTTTCTGCTTCATATTCAAGCGGATCAATTGTTCAATCTGTTACTCCAACTTGGGCCGCTGGAAACAGAGCAGCTGGTAAATCTTTAACTGCTGCAAACGTAACTTCATCTGATGGTAGATCAATACTATTAGCAAACTTTAATAAGTTTACTCTTCCATTAGAAGGTGGCTTTGACGGTCTTGATATTACTGTAAGAACTCCTTTTAGCAAAAATTTATTAGATGGAAAAACTGAATTTAACAATGTTGCTTTTAACAGTGTTAAAGTGGCGCTTCAATCAGTATCAGATCCAGAATCACTTGAAATGAATATTTTAGCTGTTCCAAGTATTGAAAACGAATCACTAACTTCTACTATGTTAGATATTTGTGAACAAAGAGGAGATGCTCTAGCAATTGTTGATCTAGTTGGTGATTATGTACCAGAAGAAGCAAAAGCTTCAAATACAGAAGATGCCTCTGTCCGTAAACCAAATATTAGCAATGTATTAAATAAACTAAAACTTCGTTCATTAAATACAAGCTACGGATGTGCATTTTTCCCATGGGTTCAAGCAAGAGATGCTTCAAATGGTGCTCTAGTATGGTTACCACCATCTATTGCTGCTTTAGGTACTTTCTCTAGCTCACAAGCCAAGACTGAATTATGGTTTGCTCCAGCTGGATTTAATCGTGGTGGATTAAGCGACGGTGCTGCTGGTCTACCAGTTGTTCAAACCGCCACTAGATTAACATCAAAAGATAGAGATCTACTCTATGCAGCAAACGTAAACCCAATTGCAACTTTCCCAAGCGAAGGAATTGTTGTATTTGGTCAAAAGACTCTACAAGCAACACCAAGTGCTCTTGATAGAATTAACGTTCGTCGTCTAATGATCTACGTTAAGAAAGAAATCAGCCGTATGGCTTCGACTGTTCTATTTGATCCAAATGTTGAAATTACTTGGAAAAGATTTACAGATCTTGCTAATCCATTCCTTGCAAGTGTTAAATCAAGATTTGGATTAGATGATTTTAAAGTAATTTTAGATAAAACCACTACAACACCAGATCTTGTTGATCGTAACATCGTTTATGCTAAGATTCTACTAAAGCCAACTAGAGCAATAGAATTTATAGGTCTAGACTTTGTTATCACAAATAGTGGTGCATCTTTTGAAGATTAAACTAAATATTATAAGTAATTATAGGAGAAAATAGAATGTCATTTTGGAGCGTACAAACAGAAGAGCCTTTAAGGCAGTTTAGATGGTATATGAATTTTTCTACAGATTTAGGAAAAATATCATATGCATTAAAAAAAGCTGATAAGCCAAAAGCAAAAATATCTACAATTCAACATAAATATATAAATCATTATTTTAATTATCCAGGTCGTCTTGAGTGGGAAGATATAAACGTTACATTCGCAGCAGTAGCAGAACCAAATGGCTCAAAAATACTTTTTGATATTTTAACCAAATCTGGTTATGGAGTTCCATCTGGCAAAAATACTGAAACTGATAAATCAACCATTGGAAAAAATAAGATGAATAGTGCAATAGGTACAATTGATCTTATTCAAATAGATCCAGACGGCAATACCAGAGAAAAATGGCAAATTTATAAACCATTATTTACATCAGTTCAATTTGGTGCTCTTGATTATGGTAGTGAAGAAATAGTTGAAATTACTTGTACATTAAAATATGATTGGGCTAAATTGAACGATTTTGATGAATCCATTGATCTAGTACCTGGTGATAGTCCAGGTTTCCCTGAAAAATAATAAGGCTTTTAAATGGCGTTTTGGACAGAAAAAATATTAAAAGAACCATTAAGACAAAATAGATGGTTTATTGATTTTGGAACTTATTTAAGTTCATCTGTCCAAAACGCCGATTCTTTTGTTTATGCGCTTAAAGAATGTTCAAAACCAAGCTATGATATAGATGTTAATGAATATAAGTTATTAGGTCAGCCAATAAAATTTCCAGGTAATTTAAAGTGGAAACCTATTGATATAAAATTTGTTTCTGCTGCTGATGATAAGGGTAATTATTTACCAAATTTAATTCATCAATATATTCTACAACTTGGCTATCAACCACCAAAAGATGGAAAACTACAACAAATACAAAAAGATTGTGGAAAAAGCTTTGATTTAAAACAAATAGATGAAAATGGTCAAACATTAGAAACTTGGAAAGTAAATAATCCAATGATTACAAATGTTAATTATGGAACTTTAAGTTATGAAAATGAAGGCTTTGTTGATGTATCGCTTACTATTCAATATGACTGGGCGGAGTTGGTAAAAGAATCGACAAGTAGAACAAAAGATGTATCACCAGGATTTCCAATATAGAAAGGTAACAAATGAGGAACAATGAAGAAAGATTAGGATCAGAACAAGAACTACACGACTCAAGTATACCACCACAAGTATTAGAACAACAGGGAGGAGGTTTAAATTTAAATTTTGTTATCCCAACAGAATTTGTAGAACTTCCATCAAAAGGTAAATTTTATACAGATGGTCATCCATTAAATGGCAAAGAAGTAATTGAAATACGCCAAATGACAGCAAAAGAGGAGGATATTCTTACATCAAAAAGTTTATTGAAAAAAGGTGTAGCTCTTGATAAGTTAATTCAATCTCTTATTGTTGATAAAAGCATTAATGCTGAGACTCTTACTAGTGAAGATAGAAACGCAATTGTTGTTCAAGCAAGAATTAGCGGATATGGACCAGAATATACAACAACTGTTGTCTGTCCTTCATGCTCCACTAAATCTAAATATTCTTTTAACTTAATAGAAAAATTACCAAAAGCTGATGAAGAAGAAAACGATGAAGCTGCACAAGTTTCATCTGATGGAACTTTTTCAATTCTACTGCCTGTAACTAAATGGAGAGTACATTGCAGAGCGCTATTTGGAAGCGACGAGAAGACTCTTTTAAGAATCTCGGAAATGAAGAAAAAATCAACTAATGATTCAACTCTTATTGATCAATTAAAACTAACAATTGTTAAAATTCAAGATGTTGTCGACAGAACAGCTATTGAAAAAGCGGTGGTCATGCTACCAGCAGCAGACTCTAGATATATTAGAAAAAAATATCAACAAACTGTTAAATCAATAGATTTAAGACAGAATTTCGTTTGTAGTTCATGTGACTCCGAAGCTGAAATGGAGGTTCCGATTACTGCGGACTTTTTTTGGTTTAAGTGATACCTATCAGCAAAACGTCTATGAACAATTCTTTTATCTAAAATATTATGGCGGGTTCTCGCTTTTTGAAAGCTACAATCTACCAGTTCAATTAAGAAAATGGTTTATAGAGAAGTTAACAGATCAATTAAAGCAAGAAAGTGATGCAATGAAAAAAGCATCAGGCAAATAAACAAAGGTGGGCTGCTAAAACGGCCCACTTTTTTTATTGTTCATCTAATTATTTGTATAGTAAAAATAGGTAAAAATAGATGGCCGATAAAAAAGAAAAACCTAATGATAATTTAGAACAAGAAATAAAACAACGCGAATTATTAAATAGTTTAGAAGATGATTCTTTACAAAAACTGCAAAGACGAGCAAACATTGCAAAAGAAAATTTAGAATCAGCTAAACAAAGCCGTGCATTGAGTGAGCAAATTGCAGACTTAGAAGAAAAAAGATTAAAAACTGCCGAAACAGCAGCGGATGTTACAGACGCACAGATAAAAAATTTAATTGCTGAACGAGACTTATTAATTGCACAAGGAAAACTAACCGGAGAAGAAAGAAAAAAAAGGGAACAAGAATTAAAAGATCTAAAAGATAGAAAAAAACTTGAAGATCAACATTTAGAGCATTTACAAAAAGCTAAAAATCTATCAAAAGATACAGCAAAAGAAGCAACAGAAACCCTTGCAAATTCTCTAGGACTTAGCAATATTACTCAAAAATTAACTTCTCAATTTGCTGCTGGTGCTGGTATGGCCGGTATATGGAAAGTAGCATTTTCAGAAGCAGTTGTATTTGCAGCGCAATCTTTTGCAAAAATTGCTGATGCAAACTCTGAATTCGCTGCGGCAACTGGACAAATTGCCAATAATTCACTTATGTTTGGTGCTGGTCTTTCAAATTATGGTATAGGATTTGAGAAATTAAGTAAAGCAAATGCTACATTATTTACAGACATGTCAGCATATTCTGCTCTAAATAAAGATATTCAAAAAGACCTAGCAGAATCTACTGCTAAACTTGAAAACTTAGGTATATCTGCTGCTACGTCTGCAAAAAATTATGACCTATTAACTAAAAATTTAAGAATGTCAGCGACTGAGGCAAAACGAACAAATGAAGAAATTGCGAGAGCTGCTATAGGCGCTGGTATTGCACCTTCAAAAATGGTTGGAGAATTTGCTCAAAATATGGGTAAATTATCTGCATATGGTAAACAAGGTATAGATGTATTTGTTGCTTTAGAAAAGCAAGCAAAAAGTCTTGGATTACAAGTGCAACAATTAACTGCTATAATTGGTGATCAATTTGATACATTTGAGGGTTCTGCTAGGGCTGCTGGAAAGTTGAATGCGGTGTTAGGAGGAAACTACCTCAACTCAGTAGAAATGTTAAATGCAACTGAGTCCGAAAGAATTGTTTTATTAAAAAAATCTTTTGATGAGTCTGGAAAAAATTTCGATTCTCTTGGTAAATACGAGAAAAAAGCAATCGCAGCAACTCTTGGTATTAAAGATTTAGATGAAGCAAGCAGATTATTTGGTAACTCAACTGGTGATTTGACCGCTGACATGGAAAAGCAAGCTGCAAAACAAGAGGAGTTGGAGAAAGTTCAGCGTGAAGCAGCAAAGGTAACTGAACGATTATCGCAAATGTTTAATCAATTAATGATTATTATAAAACCACTTGTTGAACTTTTTGTTTTTTTTACAACTGTTATTGCTAATATAAATGATTGGTTTGGTGGATTAGGTGGAACAATCTGGCTATTAGCTGGCGCTATAGCTTTTGGTTCAAAGGCTAGTTTTTTGTTCTCTGGTGCATTAAAGATGGTCGGAATTGATTTATCTGCATTATCATTAAAAGCAATGACGACAACAGGAGTTATGAATTCACTAAAAGCAGCTTTTGCTGGTGTTGGAATATTTGGCTGGATATCGATCATAATGATGTTAGTTAGTGCATTTCAGATGTTGCACGATGTATTAATGGTTCCACACTCACCAATTCTCTATCTTGCGTTAATAATGTTACCATTTATTATAATAGCAATAGGAGAAGCAGCAGAACAGGCCGAAGAAGGACTTGAAGCACTTGGAAAGGCTGTTTTAATGATAGGAATTGGTGTTGGAGTAGCTGCTGGCGGTCTAGCATTACTTGTTGGTTCTTTTAAGGACTTAACTGGGCCACAAATGGCAGCTGCACTTGCAGTCGTTATATTACTTCTTGGTGGCTTTGCGGCTGCTGTTTGGTTTCTAGTTACGTCAACTGCTCCTCTTTCACCAGGATTAATATTTCTTGGTATTGCATTTTTATTTTTAGGTGCTGGAGTTGCATTAGCTGGTCTTGGCCTTTCATTGATTGTTAAGTCAATGACTTCGTTAACTGATCCAAAAATTTTCCTTGGTATTGCTTCTTTAGCTGCTGGTTTATATTTATTAACCCCTGTATTGTTTGCTCTTAGCTTATTTTCTATACCTCTAATTGGTGTTGGTTTAGCGTTTTTATTACTCGGCACTGGGTTGACTCTTGCAGGAGCTGGGGTTAAGTTGCTATCTGAAGGTCTGCCTCTTCTTGCATCTGAAGAGACTTCAGACGGTATTTATAAATTATCAATAGGTCTGTTAATGTTATCCTCTGCATTACTTATTGCAGCTCCTATGTTATACTTATTAGCTCTTGCCGGGCCTGGTTTATTGCTTGTTGCTGGAGCGTTTATAATGCTAGGAATAGCAACTGCTATTGCATCAACCTCTATAAAAATAATAGGAGATTCCCTAGGTTTAGTTGCAGATGGTTTGAATAAACTATCTAATTCAGACACAATAACTGGTGCTTTAAAATTAGCAGCAGCATTACTAATTTTAGTATATCCATTAACTATATTTTCTTTTGCTATACCAACTCTTATTGGATTAGGCGTTGCGTTTGGTTTAATAAATATTTCACTTACTGGTCTAGGTGAAAAGATTACTGCGATGTCTGATGGATTCTCTTCTTTAGCCAGTGAAGAAGTGTCAAGTGGTATTTCAAATTTTACTAAAAATTTAATAACATTAGCTAGAAATGTATTTCTTTTTGGATTAGTTTCTGGGCCTCTTCTTTCCATAGCTATTTCTACTAGTATTGTCGGCATGGGTGCAAAAATGCTAGGAGAGGGTATTAAATTAATAGCAGAAAACATAGGTAAATTAAAAGGATCTGGAGCTATTTTTTCTGAATTAGCCACGGGTATTTCAGATCTTATGTTCTCTTTTATGACAATGGGTGTTGTTGGGCTTTTAGGTGGAGGTTTAGGATTTATTGCTATTGCTGCTGGTATATCGATGATGGTTCTTGCGATAACGGCTCTAGGTGCAGCAATAAATTCAATACCAGAAAACAAAGCAGTTACACTTACAGCATTAAATGAAACATTAACAACTGTTAAGTCACTTACTGAAGAGGATATACAACCAACAAAGAAATTTGTTGTCGCTGTTAAAGATTATTATGAAGCGCAATCAAGATCAAAAGATATAGAAAAAGATGCTCTTGTTGCAGCATTAAGGCAAGCAATGACAAGCTCACAAGCAGCAAAGGCAGAACAGAAAGTTAAACTAATTATAACTGGAAATGAGTTAGCTAGAGCATTAAAGACAGGCGATACACTTGTTGATGCAAAGATGACGATGGGAGCGATGTAATATGGCTGATACCAAAACTTGTGAAGATTATGGAAAAAATATAATTACAATTACCTCATTAACTTCTGGTGCTAATATTATTTTTGGTGCGTTTATAACAGATTTTTCTGATGAATATAAAAGTAATTGGAATACTCAAGAAATTTATGGTAGAATGGACCCAGTATATACATATAAAAATACAATTCGAAAAATAAGTCTTGGTTTTGATGTTCCAGCTGGAAACCTTGAATCTGCAAAATCAAATGTAGCAAGTATAAGTTCCTTGATAAGGGGATTATATCCGATGTATCAAGAACACCCAGGTGCTGCTGGTGGAGCGGTCATCTCCTCTCCTCCTCTTTTTAAAATTAAGTTTAAAAATTTAATAAAAAGTATTACAAACCAAGCTTCTTTATTAGGTTGGATAGACGGATACTCATACAAGCCAGATATTGAAAAAGGTTTTTTTGCTGATGATGAAAATATTTATCCAAAATTATTTAAAGTTAGTTTTAATTTTAATGTTATACATGATCATCCACTTGGTTGGAAAGCAGAAAAAGTAGATGGTAATCGAGTACAAAGACACGGGATCACTGGTTTTCCTTATGGATTAGGAGAGCCAGCTGCTCCGGTTACTCAAAATACACAAAATACAACTCCGCAAACATCTGCTAACACTAGAAATGGAAATGTGCCGTCTAGTACAGGAACAAAATAATGATAAATAGGTATGACTATAGATCAGTATATAAATTAAATTCAAGTTTATATGAATACATTTTGAAAGAAAAAAATCTTAAACATATAGATTATTATTCGACTCCATATTTTAAATATCCAACCGGTGAACAGATGGAAAATATAGATTATGATGAACACGTTTGGACTCTTGGTGATAGATTCTATAAGCTAGCACAAAAATATTATGGTGATGTTAGGGATTGGTGGATAATAGCAAAATTTAATAATAAACCAACAGAATCTCATGTAAGTCTTGGAGAAGTTATTTTAATACCAAAAAACATACAACAATTTCTTAATACAACGAAAGGCTAGAAATTATGGCTGAAGATAAAGATATAAAAGCAAGTAAACTTAGATTAGGCGAGCAAGCCGCGCTAATGTTAAATATCCAAGAATTACTTACAAAACAACCAGAACCAGAAAAAGAGGCTAGAAATGTAAAAACATATCAAAATTTTGCTATTTTTAGAACAACAACTAATATAAAAGATAGTGCATCTGGTGGTCATATAGCGTTAACTAAAGCTTTATTTAGAAATGATAATATTGAATATCTTTCAAATAAGCTTCCAAGTAGTATTTTAAGCATTCTTCAACCATCAATTAAAATATACAAAGTTATATTTCCAACCAAAGAATCAAAGGGAATCCAATGGAGAATACCTTTTGATGATTCTAATTTTAAATTTGAATCAAATTATACAAAAACTTCTCAATTTGTAAACAGTTCTTTAGATGAACTGATAGCTGGTACTGGAAGGATGCACGCTGTTGGAATAAAATCTTTTTCATATAAATATGAAGGCACAAACCCAGCAGAAGTTAATACAAATATTTCGGCTGATCTATCATTATATTTTCAAGATGTTAGAGATTTAGTCAAAGAAATAAACGTTGCAGAAAATGATACTAATTTTGAAGGGAACGCTGGTTCTAAATTTAATTTTTCTTATGCGGATTTAGTTGCTGATTCAACCAGAAAAGATAAAGATGGAAATTGGAATAAAGAATATTTTAGAATAAAAATTATTGCAGGTTATTCTAAAATTGAAAAAGAATTTATTAAAAATGTAGGAAATTTTTCTGATGAAGAAGCTGACGATATAATTGAAGCTATATCAACTTCAAAAGTAATTTTTTATTTGACTCCACATAATCATGATATAACATTTGAAGAAAGCGGAGCAGTAACTATAAATATAAAATATATTGCATCAACTGCTTCCATACTAGCTTCTTTAGATATTTTGTCTATAGCAAGCGATGCAATCAAAAATGATCTAGAAAAATTAAAAAAAACTCAAGAAGATAAACAAGAAGAGTTGAAAAATAAAAAAAAAGAAATTGAAGATGACTCAAGTAAAAATAATGAAGAAAAACAAAAACTTAAAGATGAACTTGATAAAAAATATAATGAAGATCCAAATCAGGTAATTATAGAGAATGCAAGAAATAGACTATATTCTGAGGTGTGGAGACAACTTATTGGCTTAGATAATAATGGAAGAAAAATTTATAGTGCTATAGTCACTGGTGAAGCAATAGGATTAAACGGTGATGGTGAAATCAGTACGGATGACTCGTCAGATCACAAAAAAAGGTTAGATGCAATTTTAAAAGCCAAAAAACTTGAAAAATATAAAGTTGATACACCTTCAAAATCAGCACTTGATACTGCGACACAAACAGATAAGGAACGCAGTACTTATGACTCACTTAAAAATGCTATAGGAGTTGGTGGAGGTAACCAAGCAGATAAAGCAAAAAATGCAGCGGCTGAAGCGGCAGCTGAAAATGTAAGAACTGAAGCTGTATCAGCAGCAGGTGGTTATTTAATAAAATTTGTGTTTCTTGGAGATATTTTTGATATTTTTTCTAGTGTAATAAAAAAAGAAGTTTTAAATCCAATAGATAGACCAAGATTAATTTTAACTCCTTTTGATATTGAAATTCCAAACAGTATTGATCCAAAAAATCAAGATAATGTTCAGTTTGAAAGAGTTTCTATGAACTTAGCTGACATACCGATCACAGTTGATATGTTGCATAATTTTTTTATTGAAAAAATAGTAAAACCAAGAAAAGATACATATCCATTATTAGCTTTTATGTATGATATTCTATCAGATGTTGTCGGACCAGCTTTATCTCCATCTGTATTTGGAGCAAAATCTGTTTTAAATAAAAAAATAAGAATGTCTTCTACGACAGTTTCTGTTCCATTTCAAACAGAAAAAGATGCATTTACTGAAAAAAATATTACAGAAAATTTTGGTGGCACAATAGAAAAATTAACGGATAAACTGGCATCAGCAAAATCTATTTCAGATACAGAGCCTTTTGGAAACTATTGTATATTTTATTGCTCTAATCAATTACCTAATTTAATATCTGATAACGGAGGAAATATAGAAAAAGATAAAGAAGATGGTATTTATCATTTTTGTATAGGATCAGATAGGGGATTAATAAAAAAAATTACATTTAAAAAAACAGATACTCCTTTTTATAAAGAAGCGAAAGCTCAAGGTTCTAATGGAAACCAAAGCCTCTTAAGATTAAGAGAAGTATACGACGCAGATATATCTATGTTTGGAAATAATATATATAGACCAGGCGATTACATATATATAGAGCCATTATTTTTTACTGGAGATACTGCTGTTAATCTACAGTTAAAATTAGGACTTGGTGGATATTATCAAATTATAGATGTATATACTAAATTTAATGAAAATACATATGATACATCTCTTTCCGCTGTATTATATGCGTACGTAGATGAAAATAAAGAATTAATTCGAAACGACGGAAGTAAAGGTAAATAACAATGAGCAGTAAACTTTTTTATCCTTATTATAGTAAAAATAGCAACGAGTCTTCATTATCTATCTTTGAGGCTAGAAAATTTTATCAACAGCAAACAATAGATTATGTTATAAGAAACGAATTTTTAAATATACCTTTCCCAGATTTTCAAACATACAAAATTCCTTTTGGAGATTTAAAGGGAAAAAATTATTTATATGGAATCATAGATATTGATGGAGATATTGTTTGTCCAATAGAGAATTCTGATAATTTTACTACAATAAAAAAAGATAGAAAAGGATATAATATAAAAATTCAAAAATTTGTTGCTGATTCTTTTAAAAATATGAAGTCTTATTTAAAAGATCTAGAGTTTAAAAATAAGATTAATAAAAATTCTTTCTTCTATAATGTTGATATAACGTCTGGATTTGTCGGTCTTGATACATTTTATGGATATTTTGCAGAAAATACAGCACAAAAATTTAAAAAACTTGCTTTAAATAATAAAGAACTTGATTCTAAAATAATTGATGAAAAAACATTTATTGAAAATTATATTTATTATCTTGTTAGAAATATAGATTTCTCACCAGTAACAAAATCTTCAATGGCTTTATTTTTAAATTCTAAATATTTTCTTAATGGATTAACATTTTCGATATCCACAGAAAAAACAGGTGACGACGAGAAGAATTTTGAGAAAATATTTCTAGATAATTCATTCTTGACTTTCTGTGACGCTTGTATGAAATTTGGATTTGCAATAGATAAAACCAACCCACAGTTCATTTTTGCAGATCTTGGTTCTCCAGCGATGAAGCCAGTTTTTCAAAAAAATGATATTAAAGACGTTAAGGATTTATTTAATAAAAAATATAAAAAAGTTTATGTAGAAGATATTGAAGAGTTAAAAAAATTTTTCTTTATTAGCTACAAAACATTTTTAGAAAATAATACACTATACCAAGATCATGTACATAATATGTGCATATCTGACGCACGACAACAAAAATATAAAACAAGAGAAAGTCCCACGTTAGAAGTTTTTTTATCCAAATTTAAAGAGCCATTTTGGTATTCTTTATATATCTATTTAAAAAATTTTGAAACTGGCTATAACTTATCGCAAGTAAATTATGATGTTTTAATTAAAAGAGTTTTATCTTATTTTGCAATGAATAGAAAAGATCTGTTATTAAAATATTTAAATGAATTATTTAATCACTTTTTAATTAACAAACAAATTGATGCTTTACAAACAAATATGGCCGCTGTACAACAGACTGCGGTGTTTGATGAGCTACCACTAGAGCAACAAGAAAATCTTATCAAGCCAACCAATTCACTAATTTTTAGAGGCTAAATGCTATTCCAGACATTAGATTCCAAAAAAGATTGCGCTGGTATCTTTGCAGATGGAAAGCTCTATTTTGCGAATATACCAGTTAATTTAACAAAAACATGGTCTTATTCAGCCCACTTAAAAGATAAAAATATTGAATATGCAGAGATTTACTGTAATGGAAAATCATTAGAAGAAGTTTGTCCTGATTATTTAAAGAGTGATTGGAGTCATATTAATAAAAAAATGAAAGCTTTTGTTTCGTCTTTCATTGAATCAAAAGTTTCTCTTGAAGAAAATTGTTTTTTTGATTTAACACCACAAACTTTTCTTTGTAGATATTATGATTTAAAAAACAAAATCTCGGAACATGTTTTCCAAAATTTTGAAAAACCAAAAGAATATGACTTTTATAAAAACTTTATTGAGTTGCTGGGAGATATAAGCGAACAAGAATTAAATCTAGATATGGAACGTTTAAAGCTTAAATTTGGTGAACCAAGAGCTTTAGAATACTATAGAAAACTTTTAAAACTTAAAAAGAGTATTGATTATAATATGTTCGGATCAGTTACTGGCAGACTTACAACAGAAAAAAATAGTTTTCCAATACAGACGTTTCCTAGAGTTTTTAGAGACATGCTAAAACCAACAAATGATTGGTTTGTATCGTTCGATATGAATGCAGCAGAGTTGAGAACATCTCTTGCTTTAAATGGAAATTTGCAAGCGGATGAAGATTTGCATGAAAAAATAAGGCGTGATGTTTTTTCTTCTTCGTTGTCGAGAAGCGAAACAAAGGCAATAGTTACTTCTTGGCTGTATAATTCAAATAATCCAAAAGCTCTGCTATATAAAAATGAATTAAATAAATTATTTGAGAAAGAAAAACTATTAAACAAATATTGGGATGGACAGTACGTATATACTCCTTTCCATAGAAAGATAGAAAGCGATTCACATAATGCAATTTCTCATTTAAATCAAAGTACTTTTATTGATCTTTTTCATAGACAAGTGTTAAAAGTGAAAGAATATTTAAAAAATAAAAATTCTTTTGTATCATTTTTGTTACATGATGAGTTTGTGCTTGATGTAAAAGATAGTGAAAAAAAAGATATTATAGATATAATTAATATTCTTCAAGATACACAATATGGTAAATTTTTAGTTAATGTAAAAGCTGGAAAAGATTTTGGTAATATGAAAAAATTGAAACTAAAGGTATGATATGAATATAATTGGGTTAGGATCTGCTGGTTGTAATATAGCGGAAATGTTTGAAGGCGTTGAAAACTGTAAAGTAAAACTAATTGATAGCAATATTGAGGGAGAAAATTGCTATTCACTACCAGTTTATTCTAACCCAGAAGATTATGAAAATAAGCTACCTGACTTATCAAGCTTCTTATATAGTGACGAAAAAGAAACTCTTTTTATCATTGGTGGATCTGGTAAAATAAGTGGAGCAAGTTTAAAAATTCTACAACACTATAGAGATACACAAATTTCCATATTATACATAAGACCAGAAAAAGACTTATTAAGCAATATTGCAGAAATGCAAGATAGGCTCACATTTAATGTTTTTCAGCAATATGCTCGGTCAGGTGTCTTTAAGGATGTTTGTATTATTTCTAATGAAAATTTAGAAAATATTGTTGGCGATATTCCAATATTAAGTTATTATGAAACATTAAATAAATTAATTTATTCTACGTATACAAGCATAGACTTTTTAAAAAATAAAAAACCAATAATAGATAACTCAACTCCTCCAAAAGATGTTAGTAGAATTATTACTTATGGTATTTATGAAATAAACGAAGACTCAGAAAAGATGTTCTACGACTTTAATCATATAGACGATAAGTGTTATTATTTTGTAATAAATGAAAATATCTTAAAAACAGATGGCAAGATTTTTAAAACTATAAAAGAAAAAATGAAAGAAAAACTTAACTCTAATACAAAAGTATCGTATAAAATATTTGGCACAACATCTGAACACAATTATTGTTATGTTGTCGCACACACAAAAGTAGTTCAGGAATAATTTTGCACTTTACTTCTGCTACACACCGTGGTAGAAGTCTAACAACAGTTGACGAGCGGCTCTCGTTCAACAAGGAGAAAATAAAATGGCTATCGACGTATCAAAAATGCAAGCAAAACTAAAAGCTCTAACTGAGAAAACTTCTAAGAAGGCTACTGTATTCTGGAGTCCTAAAGAGGGAATTACCCATAATATCCGTGTTCTACCATCACCAGATGGTGATCCATTTAAGGAATTTTGGTTTCACTATGAACTAAGTAAGCAAGGCGGATTCCTTTGCCCAAAGAAGAACTTTGGTGAGCAATGCGCGGCTTGTGATTTTGCTAGCAAGCTTTACAAGGAAAAAACTGAAGAAAGCGCCAAAATGGCTAAAAAGTTTAATCCACGCCAACGCTTCTTTTCTGCAATTGTTGTTCGTGGAGAAGAAGGCGAAGGAGCAAAAGTTTGGGGGTATGGAAAGAACGCATACCAAGATCTAATTGGTTATGTGCTAAACCCAGATTACGAAGATATTACTGATGCCTCTGGTGGTCGTGATCTAACTATTGTGGCAAATAAAGCTAAAGGTCAAACTTATGCTGTTCCAAAGATCACCCCACGCGTTAAAAGTACAAAACTATGTGATTCCGAACAGCAATGCAAAGAAATCATGGATTCTGTACCAGATCTAAACACGGTTCATACACGCAAGACCAGTCAAGAAGTTATGTCTATTCTAGACGAATACCTAGCTGGTGATCATACGGATGAAGAAGTAGAGACAGTCTCAGAAGAGACTGTTAAGTTTGGTGCAAAACCAGCAGAGAAATCTTCAAAGAAATCAAATCCAGTAGATGATGCGTTTGCAGAACTTGGACTTGACTCTTAACAACTAGACACCAGTATAGTATAACTGGAAACAAGCTGAACATTGCTTGTTTCCAGTTTTTTATAGGAGTAATAATGGCTAAAAAAAATGTAGCACCTGTTGGAAAAATATCTATCTCCGACATGAGAGCATTGATTAATAAAAAAGCAGGAAGAGAAGTTGCTTTTGATCTTGAAGAAACAAATCCAACAGAAGTAACTGAATGGATTCCTACTGGTTCTCGCTGGCTTGATTCTATTATTTGTAGAGGAAAACTAGCTGGTATTCCTGTTGGTAAAATTTGTGAACTTGCTGGCGAAACAGCAAGCGGAAAAAGCTATATGGCAGCGCAAATAGCTGCTAATGCCCAAAAAATGGGCATATCAGTTGTTTATTTTGACAGTGAAAGTGCCATAGATCCAGACTTCCTACAAAAAGCTGGATGTGATGTACAAAATTTGCTTTATCTTCAAGCTGACTCCGTAGAGTTTGTTCTTGAAACTATTGAAGATCTATTAAAGAGTACGGATGATAAGTTTTTGTTTGTTTGGGATTCGGTTGCCTTAACGCCAAGTAAAAATGATCTTGAGGGAGATTTTGATCCAAACTCTTCTATGGCAGTAAAGCCAAGAATTTTATCAAAAGGTTTATCAAAGCTAATTCAACCTATTGCAAATAAGCAAGCAACCTTACTGGTCCTAAACCAACTTAAAACAAACCTTAACCCACAAGGTAATATCAAGTATCTAACAGATTCAGAAAGATACACAACTCCAGGCGGAAAAGCACTTGCATATTCTTATAGTCTACGCATTTGGTTGACTGGTGTTAGAAAAAATGATAGCTATATAAATGATGAACGTGGATATAGAATTGGCTCAGAAGTTAAAGCACGCCTAGAAAAATCACGATTTGGAACTCAAGGTCGTGAATGTTTCTTTAAGATTCTTTGGGGAGCACCAGAAGTTGGTATTATGGATGAAGAAAGTATTTTTCTTTCAATTAAACCATTTATAAAACAAATGGGAGCTTGGTACGAAATTGATGTGGCTGGAAAACCAAGAAAATTCCAAAGTCCAAGTTGGAATGAACTAATGAAAGAAGAAGAATTTAAGAAAGCAGTCCTTAAATTAATGGAAGAAGAAGTAATTGTTAAATTTGATACACGACAAGGCGATGCAAAAAATTACTACAATTTAGAAGGTGAATTACTAGAGGACCAAATGGTCCCGGGAGAACAAAATGGATAATGAAGTACAAGAACAAATGACAGAAGAAAAAGTTCAAGAGTATCTAGACAATAATGGTCTAATCAAGAAATGGGAAGAAACAGGTATGTTTCAAGAAGCGACCACCAATTCAGAAAAATATCTAATTGCATCAGTTATGGAATCTATGATTTATAGATCTTTTGAGATGGTGCAAAAAGAAGGAAAGACATCAGAAGAGATGAATGCATTTCAAGAGAAATATATTAGTTTGATGGCACAACTTGGTATATTTAACGGCTCACTGCTACAAAAAGTAAACAATGCCTAATATTACATAATAACAAAAAAATTATTTTATAACTATTTATAATATTTTAATGGAGATAAAATAATGAAAATATTTTTGTTAGCTATTAGTTCAATTGTTGCTATAGCTGGTTTATATCTGTATAATCGCTATGAATCTAAAAAAATAGCAGAAGAGTTTAGTAAGAAAAAAACAAGAGAAAAAGTACAAAAAATAAAATCAAAAATAAAAGAAAAAAAAGCTAGTAAATAATTCCAAAATATAAGCCTCTTGACAGATTTATCCCACTCTGGTACTCTAACCAGAGTGGGAGTTTTATTTAACAAGGATTAAATATGAGTTTAGGTGTATGTTGCCAGTGGTTAAATCCACGAACTAAACAAAATGGCGAAATTGTGCTAGAAAACATTATTGATGAGAGGTCACTTCAACTAGGGGCATATAAAAATGGTAAGTACTCAAGAGAAAGAATTATTGAAACGTATCGAAACAATGTCGAAGAACATGTGCGAATTCTACCTTACCTCGTTAAAGCACGCATCAAGTCTTTCCGATTGTCAAGCAGCTTACTCCCGCTTTATGAGTTCTGTGGAGATGATGCAAGAAACGATCAAGAACTTAAAAAACGACTCAGAGACTTGGGAGACATGTTTAAAAACAATGATATTCGGGTTACAACGCATCCAGGGCAATTCACAGTACTCTCAAGCGACAAACAATCAGTTGTAAATAATTCTATAAAAGAATTGGAATATCATGCGTGGATTTTTGACCAAATGGGCTTTGATCATACGCCTTATTATGCAATCAATATTCATGGAGGAAAAGGAAACAGATCAGAACAACTAATTAATGTAATAAATACTTTACCAGAAAACGTCAAATCAAGATTAACTCTCGAAAACGACGAGAAATGCTATAATGTTGCAACCCTCCTCAGTGTATGCAGAGCCACCAAATGCCCTCTTGTGCTCGATACCCATCATTGGTCTTTTGATTCTAGTGATATGGGATTGGATCAAGCGATGGTGGAATCGATAAAAACATGGGGAGACATTAAACCACTACAGCATCTATCGAACACAGAGATTGGTTTAGAGAACGCTTCCTATACACAACGTAGAGCACACTCACAATATATTCATCAAATTCCACATCAACAATTGTCTGTAATAAAAGATGATTCTGTTGATGTAGATATTGAAGCAAAAGCTAAAAATCTTGCTGTCTTAAAGTTAAGAGAGGAGTTTAATGTCGAAGTCTAAAGAAAAAAAAGAAAATCTATATTATGCAATAGAATCTATTCAAGAAGCGATTGATAGAATTGAAGGAGAATATTCAAATATTCCATTTTGTTGTATAGATGGTTATATTTCTGGACGGACATACGCAAGTGTCCTCAATAGTCTAGATGAAAGCGATCAAAAAAAATTGCAAAAATGGAATTATGTTCCATGCAATAAATGCTTTAAAGAAAATAAACGAAATAAACTAAAAAAGAATGGCATGTCTGATATTGGACACATATTAATTGCAGTAATTAAAATTCTTTCTGAAAGGAAAAAGAATGCGTGAAGAACTTCAAGAAAAACTATATCTACATTTCCCAGAAATCTTTGCACAAAGAAGTCTACCAATGACTCATACGTGTATGTGTTGGGGGTTTGATTGCGGAGATGGCTGGTATGATCTTATTTATAAATTATGTGAACAAATACAGTCATATATAAACAATAAAAATAATTCTATTAAGTTTAAAATAGATCGTGGTGATCTTCCAAAAGATACTCCACGATACCCTCAACTAGAGGCAACACAAGTAAAAGAAAAATACGGTGGTCTAAGATTTTATGTTGACAATAGTGATGAATATATTGATGGTTTAATCTCTATGGCAGAGGCTATGTCATATAGCATTTGTGAGAACTGTAGCAATAATGGTTCACCAAATGGTGATGGCTGGGTTACAACTCTTTGTCCTGAATGTAGAAATCAAAAAAATGAAAAATATAAGAAACTAGAGGAAGAGGCAAAAAATCGCTTGACTGTGAAAATGAAGGATGTTACAGTAGCACCATAACAGGAGAAAACTATGGATAACGATGGCCCGCAGGATATGATTCTTTCTAAGAACGATATTTCTAAGAAGATTCGGAGGTATCTTTCAGTTAGCTAAGAAGCTTGCACTTTCTTCTACTTATGGTAACTTCCGCCACGGAGCCGTTTTGGTTGGTGGCGGAAGTTCTATTCTTGGGCTTGGCGTGAATAATGAAAAGTATTGTTCTGTTGGTGCAAAGTACCGTCCCGACAGCAAGGGACATAGCACATATCATGCGGAGATAGCTTCTCTCTTGAATCTCCCTCGACACGTTACCCGTGGCGCGACTATTTATGTAGCCCGTGCAGCTAAGGGAAGCGGTGAAGAAAGAATGAGTAAGCCTTGTGCAATGTGTCATGCTGTTCTTGAGGCACAGGGGGTTAAGAAGGTCTACTATACTATTGATGATAGTTGCATTGGATATTACAAGATTAATTAGGAGAAAAAGAGTAATGATTTATAATTTAGTACTAGTTTCTAGATACACTGGGAATATAATTGAAAAGGAGGTTGGCTTTGATAAGCGCCCTCTTAGATTTATAAATAAAGCACACGCAGATAGAGAAGCTCATGAGAAAAATGCAATATTAGCTGAAGATATTAGAGATATGCCAATATATTGGAAAGTTGTAGAGGATAAAGATGTTTAAATTTATGTTATTAACTACACTTTTTTCATGTGCTACAACTGTTCATGATCATAAAGAAAGAGAAGAGATTAAGGAATCTGCTGTTTGTAAAAATACTCTTCAAAGAGACATACACCGAAACGAGTGTATGAGGTAAATGTGGACAGAAAAAAAGTATTAGTAATAGACGGTAATAATAACTATTTTAGAGCATACATCGTAGATCCAAGTATCTCCACCAATGGTCAGCCTATTGGTGGCATAACTGGTTTTTTAAAAATTCTACAAAAATTGATCAGAGAAACAAATCCAAATAAAGTTGTTATATGTTGGGATGGCAATGGTGGTTCTTCCAAGAGAAGAATTCTAAATAAAAATTATAAAGATGGACGCAAGCCAATACGTCTAAATAGAAACATTCATAACCTCTCCTCAAATGAAGAGATAGAGAATAAAATATGGCAGATGACAAGGCTTGCTGAATATATAAATAATTTACCTATCGTCCAACTATTATTAGATGGCGTAGAAGCAGATGATGTAATTTCTGCGATTGTCAATCATCATTCACTTATTGACTACAATAAAGTTATTGTATCATCTGACAAAGATTTTATACAGCTCTGTAATAGCTCTACAATTTTATATAGACCAGTACAAAACGAGATTTTAAATAGAAAAAAAATTGTTGAACAATATGGAATTCATCCAAATAATTTCTGTTTAGCTAGAGCTTTATCTGGAGATAAATCAGATAACATTGATGGAGTTGATGGGGTCGGACTTGCAACAGTAGCTAAGAGATTTCCTTTCTTATCTGAAGAAAAATGTTACACTATTGATGAAATTATAGAATTCTCTCAAAAAACCGACGCTAACATAAAAGCTTATAAAACAATTTTAGAACAACAAGATAGAGTAATAGAAAATTATAAGATAATGCAGTTAGCAGTACCAAATATATCTGTCCAAGATTCACAAAAAATAGCTTATACACTTCAAAATAGTGAATGCACGTTTAGAAAAACTGATTTTATAAAGATGATGATAATGGATGGGTTCCCAAGTCTAAACTTAGACGAACTTTTTATTCGGATGAATAAAATAGTGCTTGAAAACTGTTAATATTGCTGGTAAGATGTATAAATGGAGCAATAAATGTCATTTATAAATGAAAAAACATCATTTGAAAAATTCGGAACTAAGTTTCAAGAAAATTTAGTGCAAATTATGCTTGACGACAGAACTTTCTGCGATCAGCTAACAGAAGTATTTGATATTAACTTTCTAGAATTAAAATATTTACGCGTATTTGTTGAAAAAATAATGGATTTCCGTAAAAAATACGGAACTCATCCTTCAAGAGATACAATTACGACTATTCTTAGATCTGATCTGGATAAAGAAAGTGAACTTTTACAAAAACAAGTAAGAGAGTATTATGCAAGAGTGCAATCTAATGATTTTTCAATAGAAGGCGAACAGCATATTAAAGATGTTTCTCTTGACTTCTGTAAAAAGCAGAAGCTAAAAGAGGCAATGATTAAGAGCGTTGGTCTTATTCAAAATTCATCATACGATGAAATTAGCAAAATTATTAATGATGCTCTAAAACTTGGTACCGATAATGATCACGGATATGACTTCTTTCTAGATTTTGAAAAACGTTTTGAATTAAAAGCAAGAAATCCAATTTCTACCGGCTGGGAACTGATTGATGGAATTACAAAAGGCGGATTAGGAAGAGGAGAACTTGGTGTAGTTATCGCGCCAACTGGCGCTGGTAAAAGCATGGCACTTGTTCATCTTGGAGCCATGGCATTGCAAGCTGGTTTGAATGTTGTTCATTATACACTAGAGCTACAAGATAAAGTAGTTGCTCTACGGTATGATTCTTGTTTAACGGGGATTCATCTTGCAGATGTAAAAGAGCAAAAAGATATGGTTTGGGAAGGGATTAAAGATATCCCAGGAAAGCTTATTGTTAAAGAATATCCAACAAAGTCAGCAACAACAAATACAATAAAAAATCATCTTGAAAAATTAAAACGTAAAGATTTTCGTATTGATATGGTCATTGTTGACTATGGCGATCTACTTAAGCCTATCTCCTCACAAAAGGAGAAACGAAATGAGCTTGAGAGCATCTATGAAGAACTCAGAGGTATTTCACAGATGTATGGCTGTACGTTGTGGACAGCTTCTCAAACAAATAGAAGTGGTCTAAACGCAGAAGTTATTACAATGGAGAGTATTTCTGAAGCCTTTAACAAATGTTTCGTAGCTGATCTTATTTTTACTGTATCAAGAACAATAAAAGATAAAAACGTTAACGAAGGAAGAATCTTTGTGGCAAAAAATAGAAATGGACCAGACGGTCTTGTTTTTCCAATATTTATGGATACAAGCAATGTAAAGATTAAAGTACTATCGCAAAGTGCAGAAACTGCTAGCGAAATACTGGAAAGTGCAATGAAAAAGCAAGAAGAGAATCTAAAACAGAAATATAAATCATTTAGAAAAGAACAAAGAGCTTCTTAGGAGAATAAAATGAAAAAAGTCGTTATGTTTTCAGCTAGTTGGTGCGGTCCTTGTCGTCAAGCAAAACCAATCTTTAATGATCTAAAAGACACAGTTAAAAATGTTCAATTTGAGGTTGTGGATATTGATGAAAACCCAGTTATGGCAACTAATTTTAGTATTTCTGGTGTTCCTACTTTTGTAATTTTAGAAGACGAAGTAGAAAAGCAAAGATTAGTTGGTGGTAAAACTGTTTTACAATTAAAAGAAATTTTATAGGAGAATATTGAAATGTCAAATTGGTCCAATCTAGCTAAAGTTGTTTATAAGCGAACCTATGCACGTAATGACACTGGTTTGCTAGAAAACTGGGAAGATACAGTTGATAGAATTATTCGTGGAAATACAGTAGGACATAATGTTTCTGAGGGTGAAATTAATAAACTAAAATATTATTTAACGGAACGTAAAGCCGGTCCTGCTGGTCGTGGTTGGTGGTATTCTGGTGCTCCATCGCATAAACGTCTTGGCGGTGTAGCATTAAACAACTGCTGGTTTGTTGCTAGTGACGATTGGACCAACTTTATTCTTGCTCAAGACCTACTTATGTTAGGTGGTGGTGTTGGTATGTCTGTTGAACACAGATTTGTCAGCAAGCTTCCTAAAGTCAAACGCGACGTGCATATCGTAAATCGTGACAGTAAAGATGCTGATTTTATAGTATCTGATAGTCGAGAAGGATGGAACGAATTGACTCGTCGTATTTTGGAGAGTTATTTTGTTACTGGTAAATCTTTTAGCTATTCTACTGTATGCGTTCGTCCTGCTGGTGAGCCTATACGCGGTTTTGGAGGTACTTCATCAGGTCCAAAACCTCTTATTGCGTTTGCGGAAAAACTATGCGGAATCCTCAATACTAGAGGCGGAAAGCACGTTAAACCTCTTGACGCTGCTGATATCTTGTGTTCGATTGCTGAAATGGTCGTTGCCGGTAATGTGCGTCGTTCAGCTATTATTATTCTTGGCGATCCTTGGGATAAAGAATACTTAAAGGCTAAACGTTGGGATCTTGGCAATATCCCAACTCAACGTGCGATGGCTAATTTTTCAGTTGTCGTGGATGACGTAGAAGATCTACATCCACTATTCTGGAAGACCTACGAAGAAGGCGAACCATTCGGTATCGTTAACCGAACTAATATTCAAAAATATGCACGCATGGGAGAACTAAAAGCCGATAGTGCAGTTGGTGTAAATCCATGTGCAGAGGCTACTCTTGAAGATGGTGAACCTTGCAACCTACAAGAAATTGCTTTGCCAAATCTTGCTAACGAGGCAGAATTTATAGAAGCTGCTCGCCTTATGCATCGCTGGGGTAAACGCGTAACTATGGAGAAATACCACCAACCAAAATGTGACGCTGTAGTTAAACGTAATCGTCGTATTGGAACAGGCATTACTGGATGTCTACAATCTCCTCTGTTTAAACCAGAAACTCTAGATCGTGCCTATGCTGCTATTCAAGATGAAAATCGGGAATATTCTAAAGAATTAGGAATTCCAGAAAGTATTCGTACTACTGTAATTAAACCATCTGGAACTATTTCAAAAGTTTTTGATTGTTTTGAAGGAGTACATCCAGGCTACTCTCGTTACATTATTCAACGTGTACGCTTTTCTGCAAACGATGCGCTGATTCCTCTATTAAAGGAAGCTGGTCATTACATGGAGCCAGTAGTAAGATTTGATGGCTCGTTAGATCACAACACGCTTGTTGTAGATTTTTATGTAGCAGCACCAGAAGGTGCGCCAGTAGCAGATGAAGACTGGACAACGTGGAAGCAATTAGACGTTGTTAAGATGGCTCAAAAACACTGGGCCGATCAATCTGTTTCAGTAACTGTTTATTATAAACGCGAAGATATAGAAGGGTTAAAAACATGGTTAGGTGAGAATCTTAAATATCTAAAGACTATCTCATTCCTATGCCACAGTGAACACGGCTTCAAACAAGCTCCAAAAGAAACAATAACCAAGGAGCAATACGAGCGTCTATCAGCTAAAATTAAACCAATTGCTGATACTGACGTTGGTGAAGGAAATTTGGAAAGCTCAATGGAGTGCGAAGGAGGAGCTTGTCCAGTTCGTTAATAAATTAGTAAACTCTTTACATTCTAGACACCCTATGGTATGTTTTCCGTAGGGTGTCTTTTTTGTGGAGATAATATGTATTCAAATATTCGTTTTTTAGAAGATCGCTTAAGTAAACTAGTTGGCAAAGATATAACCGTTAAAAGAAAGTCTTTTTATATAGATGAACAATTTAGTTCATTTGCTAAATTTCTAGTTGATGAAGAAGAAACTGGTATAGAAGTAGATTTTTATGACTTGACAGAGTACGACAAGCGTGGTAGATTGAACCATGAGCTAGCTCGACTGGCCGAGAAAATAAAGGAGATATTATGATCATTCATTCAGTAGAAGCAGACAAGAAAACAAAAGAGGAAAGAGTTCGTGAATTCGTTAAAGCTATGCAAGCGATTGAGCAAGCGATGCAGCCATTTAAGGAACAGAGATCAGATCTAAAGAAAAACTACGTTGAAAATGACTGGCTTTCAAAAAGTGAAATGAAAAATGTGATTAAAGCTTATCGTCTTATGAAAGATGAAACAGATTTTGCTGAACTTGAGAGTATGTATAAAAAAGTAACGGGTGGGTAATATGGATTTTTTTCCAAGAAATAAGTTTCTGCACGTAGAGATTTTAGAAACAAAAAAATCAAATGATAGTTTAGAAGGATTTGTATTACCAAGTGATTATAATCCAAAAAATAGTGTTCTAAAAATAGTTAAGCTTTTAAAAGCACCCGATGATTCACAATTTTTTGAAGAAAACGGAAAATTACTATTAGTTCCAGTTCATATGATAGAAAGTTTTGAGTATAATGATTTAAAAATCTGTATTGTACCAGAAAATGCTGTGTATGGAATTTTGGTGAAAAATGAATAAAATAGATATTTATGGTGATGGAATCGGAAAAGTGGAACTTGTTGATCACGTCGGAAGTGATTATTATTAGCAAATAATGCTTGGGTTACTATTTATTATAGGAGAAAATTATGATAAGATGTAACTCATGTAAACTAGAAAAACAAGAAGCTGATTTTTCATTCCGCAAGGATTCTAAAAATGCAGGAAAATATAGAAAAACTTGCAAAGAATGTAAAAATAAAAATCAAAGAAAAAATTATTATAAATATAAAAAAAATAATCCATTTCTTGCCAGGCATGTAAAAATGAAAGCTTCTTGTAAGCAAAGAAAGATTCCTTATGATCTTGATGAGGTTTATCTAGAACAAATATGGACAGAATTTTGTCCTATAAGCGGAATAAAATTAGAATGGTCTTCTTCGCATGAAGATAGAAGTTCTGAGAATGTAGCCGAACTGGACAGATTTAATCCAGAACTTGGATACACGAAAGGAAATGTTTCTTGGATCTCTAGAAAAATGAATAATTTAAAAAGCAATGGATCAATAGATGATTTTGAAAAAATCCTTCAATGGATGAAAAATTGGGTTACACCAGAAATAAAAGCAATAGAGACAAAAACGGTTATTAGAGAGCCGGCCTGGAATAAAGGATTAAAATATAACAATTCAGATATAAATGGTGAAAAAAATCCAAGCTCTAAACTAACATTAGAGCAAGTAAAAGAAATTAAAAATATTTTTGATGACACCAGAGGTAAATACGTAGAGCTATCAAAAAAATATAATGTTAGTACAGCTACAATAAGAAAAATAGTTAAAGGTATAACCTGGAAGGAATAAAAGTGAATCACGAAGATAAAAATATCAGTATTGATCTATACGGTGATGGTATCGGAAGAGTACAACTTGTACAATCAATGGGTTCAGACGCTACAATAGTGCGAGCAGCAAGAGTTAGCTTTGGAAAAGATGAAAGTGGAGATCTTTTATCTGATAAAGATAAAAAATTAATTCGTTATCTAATAAAACACAGACATACAAGTACATTAGAGCACTGCAACGTAACTTTTAAATGTGTGGTGCCACTGTTTATCAGATCACAACATCATCGTCATCGTACCTGGAGTTATAACGAAATCAGTCGCCGTTATACAGCAGAGAGTCTTGAGTTCTACGAACCTAAAACTTTTAGAACTCAGCATTCTAATAACCGACAAGCAAGTAATAACGACGAGCAAATTGATCCCATTCTAGATTTTGGAGATGGCTCAATGGGTATGTTACTTTCAGCATCAAAAGTAGTTAAAAACTGGCATGAAAATTCGGTCAAATTATATAATAATTTAATGGAAGCAGGCGTTTGTCGTGAACAAGCTCGCGGTGTACTTCCACAAAATTTATATACAGAATATTATGCAAGTGCAAATCTAAATAATATTCTTAAGTTTATTGATCTAAGGAGTCACGATGGCGCGCAATACGAGATACAAGTCGTCGCGGAAGCGATGCTACGTATCCTTGAGGGACTATATCCCGAGACAATTAAAGCGTATTACGAAGTAAGAGGATAAAATGATTTACTTATTTGATATTGATGGAACTTTAACTCTTCCAAGACAAAAAATATCTGTAGATTTTGAAGAATTTTTCTATAATTGGATGAAAGATAAGAAAGTATTTTTTGTTACAGGTAGTGACTTATCTAAAGTTAAAGAACAACTGAGCGAAAGAATATTAGATAGATGTAATGGTATTTTTTGTTCTATGGCAAATGAATTATATATTAATGGAGAATTAAAATATAAAAATTCTTTAAGAATACCAGAAGCACTATATTCATGGTTAGAACAATATCTTGAGGCCAGCGAGTATCATACAAAAACAGGCAAGCATTTTGAAAATAGATCAGGAATGTTAAATTTTTCTATTGTTGGTAGAAACGCAACTGATCAACAAAGAGAAGATTATTTTAAGTGGGATCTAAAAAAATTAGAAAGAAAATCTATAGCTGATTTTATAAATAATAAATTTGGTAAAGATTACGAGGCGTGTATTGGTGGACAGATTAGCATAGATATTCAGGCAAAAGGAAAAAATAAAAAGCAAGCTTCTAAGTGGATAAGAGAAAACATTCATGAAACTATGCATTTTTTTGGAGATAGATGCGAAGCTGGTGGAAATGATTTTGATATCGTAAATGATTTAAGTATAAATAAAGATGGTATTTGGACAAATGTAATAGATCCTAACCATATTAAAAATGTATTAGAAACATTACAATAAGGAGAAATCATGTTTAAAATTTCTAATCTAACAACTTATCTAAAGTGGGGCGGTTTTGCGCTCATTATTGCTGTTCTTGTTGGTTTTAGTGTAAAAAAGGATCCAGAACCTCCTCCACCTCCAAAACAAGAACCTATTATTGTTGAATGGGAAGTAGATAAAGAATTTGGAGAAAAATATACTACTCTTAAAAATGGAATAACTTTAGTATTATCTCACGATGACAAGAAAAAAGAGTCAAAGTGGACCTGGAGTGTTTCAGGTGAAACGCTAACAGAAAAAGAAGCAGTACAAATGGCGTTTAAGCTAGGTGGAGTTAAGTAGGAAAATAAATGCAGCGCACTTTAGAGTTATCATATGATAAAATAATCATAGGAGCGGATGAAAGTGCGCTGCGTTTTTCTTTAGATAATAATATTCCTATTATTTTCCTCAGAACAAAACAGCCACTATTATTTAATATAGAGTTTGGAAAAGAACAGATAGATAATTACAATAATTTATTTTTTAATGTTATATTAAAAAATCTTTCACCTTTTTCAAATTTAATAAAAACAATAAGATTTGAAGATGATAATACACTCAAAGCAATAACTAAAAACAATCTATCTGTTACAATAAAATTTAATGAATTATTTCTAAGTGATGATTATAAAGTAGAAGGATTGATTCCTCCAACTGATAAAACATCAACAAAAAATATAGTTAACGATTATTTTAAAGTTGTTCACGCTAAAACAAAAACAAAATTTCTAAAAACAAAAGATGATCTATTGAGGTCTTATTTTATACACAAAATAAAACCACGTATTTATCATGTTTCAACATCAATAATTGATGACAAAGATTTAGATCTATTTGAGTGGTCACAAACCGCTGTTAAAATAAAACTAAAAAAACTTCTTATCCAAAATGGTTTTAAAGGTAGATGGGATAAAACAAATAAACATTTTAAAATCATAACTGTGGAGTCTGTTGAAAGAAAAGTTTTTCCACTAGGAAAAAATATTTACACAGATTTACCTCCAAATATAAAAACATTATGTTAAAAAAAATAAGAGATAAAACAAGAATAATTCATATGGCAGGAATAGTTCCTGTTGCTTGCCCTCCACTTGATTTTGGTATGCCGTGGAGTGACTGCCTTATGCCAGTAGGACAGAATTATGTTGCTATCGAAAGAGCTGTTTACGAATGTGCATTAGCTGGCTGTGAAACAATTTGGGTTGTAGCACACTATAATGCAGAGCCGATTATAAGAACTAGGCTTGGCGATTATATCGCAGATCCAGTTTCGCTTACAACTGGACTAAATCCCTCTCTTAAAAGAAAAGATATAAGTATTCTATATTGTCCTATCAGACCGGGTGATAAAGTCACAAAAGATTCTATTGCATGGAGTATATTATATGGAGCAGATACAGCATTTAGAGTATCGGCATTTTTAAGTAAATGGATAATACCAGAAAAGTTTTATTGTGCATTCCCATATGGTATAAGTGAAGAAAAAACTATATGGAAAAATAGGATGAAAATATCTTCTACTGAAAAAACAGTATTTAGACATAATAATAAAACTGTAAAAGATGGTCTGCAAATAAGCTTTACTTTTGATGAACAAGATTATAAAATAGCTAAAAGAAGATTTAGCAAAAACCACGAAGATGAGTGGGATTTTAGAGATCACAATAAACAGATCAGACATAGCCTACAAGAAATTTTTAAAAATTTATCATTTGAGGAACACGAAGTAATAGATCTTCCTTGGCATTACGATATTTCAAGTTGGGAAAGATATAAAGCATTTCTCAGTTCAGAAGAATCAAATCTTCTTGTGAAGAATAAAGGATCTTTCTTAAAAAAGAAAAGAAAATTGTTTGGTTCAGCCGATGAGATGAAAACGTTTAAAATTATAGACAATGATTCAGTAGAAGATATATCACAAGATAATGGAAGAGGCTCAGAATGAATAAAGAAGAATTAGAGTTATACAATAAACTTGAAATAATTAAAACGGAAAGAGAATACCTATTAAGGGTATATAAAGAGCTTGACAGCCTTATAAAAATAGGGTATAATGGTCCTTTCATGGGCGAAGAGATAAGAGAGCTAACAAGGGCCGTTCAAGAGTACAAAAACTGGAAGTCGGTAGTTGATAATAAAAACATAAATAATTTATGTGACCCATATGATATGAATATCGAAGAAAACAATGAGAAATCAACACAATAATAACTGTACTTGGTGGAAAGACTGGCATAATTGCTCATGTGGATTTCTTGAAGAGGAACTCATAATTGAAAATGGTGGTGAATGTTTTGGAGTAATACCAAATACATTTATTGTTTGTGGTGAAGAAGGAAATTATTGCTCACAAGCATGCTACCAGAAAGCGAAAAAAGATGCGTAAATATGGAAAAGATTGGCAGTATCGCGTTTTAAGTGAACATGGAAATTATGGTTTTGTTAAAGTTGATCTAAAAGAAGATGGTTCCGCTGGAAATATCATACGTTATGATGACGATGAGACATACTATTTTGAAGCACCATGTGGGCTAACTCTTAAGGATCTTGAGTTAGATCTTGAACGAATGGCAGAAGCGCTTAATAAACCCGCCTTAGAAAAGGATAATTAAATGTGGAAATTTCTTAAACAATTGTTTGGTTACAAGGAAGTTGTTGTTATAGACAATAAATTAGAAGTATTTAGAGCGCAGAGAAAATACTATAGAATATTGTGGAAATCGGTATTTAAAAATTTTGTAAGCTTACTAAAAAGCTGGCCGCGTCAAGGAAAGTATGTTAAATTTTATGTTAATGAAAATCCATATAAAAAAAATGATTTTGGACATATAAGTCCCGATCTAGTAGAATTAGCTGTAAGAGACAGAAATACATACTTTTCTAAAGGAACGGTAGATAAGCCGTCAACAAATAAATAACCGCTTGACAGTTATTTATGCGCCTGCTAGAGTACAATCTAGCGGGTGCTATTATTTTATGGAGAAATGATGATTACTCTTCCTACAATTTATAAGAAAACTAAGGGCGACAAAGTACAAGAGTGGACAATACAAATTGAAGGAAATGGATATAGAACAATTTCAGGCCAAATTGACGGTAAAAAGCAAACAAGCGAATTTACCTACTGTGAATCTAAAAACATAGATCGTGCAAACGCAACCACAGCAGAGCAACAAGCTATCAAAGAAGCAGAAGCTCTTCGTAAGAAAAAACTAGAACATGGCTATTTTGAAGATATCAATAGTATTGAGCAGAAGCAGTATTTTGAGCCAATGCTTGCTGAAAATTGGGATGATCGTAAGGACGAAATTAAATTCCCAGTCTATTCGCAGCCAAAACTTGATGGTGTACGCTGTATCGTAACCAAGGAAGGGATGTTTAGCCGTAATGGAAAAAAGATACTATCTGCGCCGCACATTTTTGAATCGATTTGTAATCTATTCGATGATAACCCCGATCTTATTCTTGACGGCGAGCTTTATGCTGATTCTCTTGCCGATAATTTTAATCGTATCATTTCTCTCGTTCGTAAAACGAAACCTTCTACTAAAGACTTAGAAGAAAGTCGTAATATTATTCAGTATCATATTTATGATGTTCCAAGCTACAGAGAGGATTATCATAATAGATATTATTATCTTCAAAATATATTTGAGGATTATCAAGGATTGGATTATTGCAAGCAAGTCGAGACAACGCTTGTTTATAACCAAAACGACATGGATGTTCTATATGAACAATATCTCGCTAATGGATATGAAGGTCAAATGTTACGCATTTCATCTGCTCGATATGAAAATAAGCGTAGCAAATACCTCTTAAAGAGGAAAACATTTACTGATGAAGAATTCACCATTTTGGACATCTGTGAAGGTGTGGGTAATCGTACCGGGACTGCTGGCTATATGGTTTTTGAGCGTAATGGTCAGCAGTTTAATAGCAACATTAAATGCACTTTTGAAGAAGGCGTTGACATTCTTAAAAACCGCCATAAGCTGATTGGTAAGTCAGCAACTGTGAAATATTTTAATTTAACGCCAGCGGGAATTCCAAGATTCCCGTATGTTATTAACATCTCAAGAGAGGATTATGAATAATGACTGAACGTAAAAAGCCAAGCGTTTTTCCAAATAAGTGTACATAATCATATATGCCATACTACTTAGCAAAGGAGGTAGTTATGGCGGCAGGAATATATAAAATAACTAACATAGTAAATGGAAAAAAATACATTGGAAGTTCGATTGATTTAGAAGTAAGAAAAGACTTGCACTTTAGACAATTAAAAAATAGCAACCATCACAACCAACCACTTCAAAGAGCATATCTTAAGTATGGTAAAGATAATTTAATTTTTGAAGTGTTAGAGGTGCTTGAAAGTTTTACAAAAGAGATTTTACTTCAATTAGAACAAAAATATATAGATTTAGAAAATCCAGAATACAATATATGTAAAACAGCAGGATCTTCTCTGGGAAGAATTGTTTCAGAAGAAACTAGAAAAAAAATGAGAGAAAATCATGCTGATGTCTCTGGAGAATTAAATCCTATGTATGGTAAAAAAGGCTTGGATTCACCAAATTATGGTAAGCAAAGATCTCTAGATGTTAGAGCAAAAATAGGTAAAAATCAACCGGACCATAGTGGTGAAAAAAGTTGTTGGTATGGAAAAAAACATAAACCAGAATCAATAGAAAAAATGAGAGGAAAAAACGCTGGAGAATACAGCGGAAATGCAAAATTAACTTGGGAGCAAATAAGAAAAATAAGAGAAGAACATAAACAACATGGAAGTTTGAAGCGAATCTCTAAAGCTTATAACATAAGTAAAAAAGCCGTTCATAATATAGTAACTAACAAAACATGGAAAGAAAAACAGGAGCAATAATGTCAGACAAAAAGAAAGTTTCTATTCCGTTTGCATCACTTCATAATCACTCGACATATTCTGTGTTCGATGGACTAGGATATCCCGATCAATTTTTTGATTTTGCTTACTCTAATGGATTGTCTGGTATGTCCATGACGGAACATGGTAATATGAATTCTTTTTCTCATGCATTTATGAAGTCAAAAAAAATGAAAGAAGAAGGTCGTGGCGATTTTAAGGTTTTTTTTGGAGTCGAAGCTTACGTTCACTCTGACCTAAATCAATGGAAAATAGATAAGGAGAAAATAAAAGAAGATGCTAAACTCGCAAAACAAGTTGATGAAGATATTGGATTGGTCGTTGAAGATGAAAGCGAAACAAAAAAAGGTATCAAGAGCATTCTCAACCAACGTAGTCACCTTGTACTCAACGCCCTTAATCAGACTGGCCTCAACAACATTTTTAAGCTGGTTTCTACAAGTTATCGTGGTGACAACTTTTATCGCTTCCCCCGTATTGACTACTCTATGCTTTCTAGACACTCAGAAGGGATCATCGCCTCCTCTGCTTGTATCGGTGGTATTTTGGGTAATGATTACTGGCGTAACCGCGATGTGGGTGAAACCGCTGTTCTCAACGCTATGGAGAAAACTATTGAACAAATGATGAGCATCTTTGGAGATCGTTTTTATGGCGAACTCCAGTGGGCTAATTATCGTGAACAACATATCATTAATCAATATATTATCCAACTCAGCAAAGTGTATGGATTTCAACTAATTAGCACTTGCGATGCACATTTTCCAAGTCCAGATCTATGGAAAGATCGTGAAATCTATAAGATGCTTGGCTGGATGAATAAACGGAAAGATGAAATTAATCTTGGAATACTGCCGTCAAAGCTTGAGGAAATGGAGTACCAACTTTATCCAAAGAATGGTGATGAACTCTATGCATCATATAAGAGCTTTTCAGCAAATCTTGGATTTATTTATGATGATAAATTGGTAGAAGAAAGTATTGCTCGCACATCTGACATTTTAAAAAATCGTGTCGAAAACTACACTCCAGACACAAGTATTAAACTTCCAGACTTTGTTGTTCCAGAAGGTGAAAGCGCTGATAGTGCTCTTGCTAAACTAGCTGTTACAAATCTTAAGAATAGCGGTCTATATAAAAACAGTGAATACGTAGATCGCCTGAAAGAGGAACTACATACGATCAAGGATCGTGGTTTTTCAAAGTATTTCCTAACGATGAAAACTATTACTGATAGATCAAAAGATAACCAAATCTGTGGAGCTGGACGAGGTTCTGGTGCTGGCTCATTAGTTTCTTATCTTTTGAATATTACTGAAATTGATCCAATTAAGTATAAGCTACAATTTTCACGCTTTATTCGACGTAATGCTAAAGATTATCCAGATATTGATTTTGATGTAAGTGATCCAATGGAAATCAAGGATATGATGATCAAGGAGTTTGGTGAAAACACTGTTGTTCCTATTTCAAATTATAATACTCTACAAATTCGTTCACTTGTAAAAGATATCAGTAAGCTATATGGCGTTGACTTTCAAAAAGTAAATGAAGTAACAAGTAAAATGCTCAATGAAGCAATTCCTGCTTGTAAGAAAGAACATGGTATTACTGCTGGTGTATATAATCCTACTTGGGAAGAGTTAAAGAAACATTCTCCATCACTTAATGATTATCTACGAGAGTATCCAGATGTAGCAACTCACGTTGAAACATTACAAGGTCAGATTCGTAGTATTTCACGCCATGCGGGCGGTGTACTATTTGCAGATAATCTGGATAATGTTATGCCGCTTATTAATAGTGGTGGAGTAACTCAAACTCCTTGGACCGAAGGACAAACTGTTCGTCACTTAGAGCCTCTTGGTTTTATTAAGTTTGATATTCTTGGATTAGCTTCATTGCGTATGATTGAAACTTGTATTGAGCATATTCTAAGAATTCATTATGGTATCCAAAAACCAACATTTACGGATATTAAAAAATACTACCATGAAAATCTCCATCCAGGAAAAATCGACCTAGATGATAAAAATGTTTATGAGAATATTTTCCAGAAAGGAAAATTCGTTGGTACATTCCAGTTTACTAACGATGGAGCACAAAATTTCTGTAAATTAGCTGCTCCTAAAAATATCGTAGATATTGCTGCCATTACTTCAATTTATCGTCCCGGTCCATTATCAGCTAATGTAGATAAAAAATATGTAGAAGCTAAAAGTGCGCCTTGGGATATTAAATATATTCATCCTCTTGTCGAAGAAGTCACAAAGGATACGTTTGGATTTATTATCTTCCAAGAACAACTTAGTTTGCTTGCTCATAAACTTGGACGTGATATTTCTCTAGATGAAGGAAACGAGCTTCGCAAGGTTCTTACTAAGAAGGGAACTGGTAAGGAAGCAGAGGTTAAGAATAAACTATTTAGCAAGTTTATCGGTGGATGTACAGATAAAGGCATTAGTGAAAAGGATGCAAATGATCTATGGAAGACTATGGAATTCTTCTCAGGATATGGCTTTAATCTTTCACATGCTATTTGTTATTCAATTCTATCCTACCAATGTGCTTGGTTATTGAATTATTATCCAGCGGAATGGTGTTGTGCGTTTCTTGATAAAGAACCAGAGGATCGTAAAGAGGAAGCAATTGCATTGGTTAAAAGCATTGGATTTAATACAAGAAAGCTTGATATTAATAAATCAAGTGTAAAATGGGATATTGACAATGACAGTAATAATACGCTTGTTCAACCTTTAACGTCTATTAAAGGACTTGGAGAAGCAGCTATTAATGAAATTATTGCTAACAGACCATTTAAAACAATTGAAGATGTCATTTTCAATGAAAATATTAAATATAATAAATTTAATAAGAAAGCTCTTGATGTATTAATCAGAACAGAGGCAATGAATTCATTAGTGGATAGTAGATTTACTGGAGTAAAGCACTTTTGGTCTGCCGTTGCAGTTGATCGTCCAAAGACCAAAAAGAAGTTTGAAGAGAATATAGAGAAATATAAGCCAGAAGGAGACTTCAACGATGAAGAAAAAATTGAAAATATGACATCTCTTTCTGGTGTATATCCGATTCATCTTGTTATGTCTAAAGATATACTTAAAAGATTATCAGATAAAGAGGTTTCTCCTATTGGTTCATATATGGAAGGTTGTTCTCCATTAGTTTGGTTTATCCCAAGAAAACGTGAAATTAAGACTACAAAAAAAGGTAAACCATATTGGATTCTACAAGTAACAGATACAAGCAATACAATAACTGAAATTAAGTGCTGGAGTATTAGAAATAACGATATTATTCATATGAATAGGCCATATATGGCACAAATTGCAAAAGATTCATTTGGGTTTTCTATTAAAAACTTTAAAGATCATATTAGATTATTAGGATAAAAAATGAGTGAAAAATATGAAGCACGACCTTGGGGACATTTTATTATTTTAGATGACGAAGGCTATGGAAAAGTTAAACGTATCCATGTGAACCCAAAACAAAGACTTAGTTATCAATCACACGAAAAACGTAGTGAAGTTTGGGTAGTACAACAAGGCACAGGAACAGCTATTATTGATGACCACGAAAAACAAGTAATGCCTGGCGCTGTTATCGTTATTGAAGCTGGAAGAAAACATAGAATTATAAATGATCACGATTTAGTTCCGCTAGTATTTACAGAAGTGCAAATTGGTGTATACTACGGTGAAGATGATATTATAAGATATTCTGACGATTATGGTAGGGTGTAACTATTTATAATATCAAAACAGTCTTAAAGACTGAATAATGCGAGAAAATAAAATGAATATAACAAAAAAACGTCTAAAACAAATAATTATTGAGGAATTAAAATCCATTAAAGAGCAGCGAGATGGTTTCGAGATTGACATGGATCTAGGTACTCTACTAAGGGGTAACTTAATTAGAGTAAACGTATCAGAGTCTGACACTGATAATTCAAAAATACGTATAAATAGTATAAATGTACAGGATGCAAAAGAGTTTATTGATGCCATTGCAGCAGAAACTCCTTTCGAAGAAGACATGAAGTTTATGACCAAGCATGACATAAATAACTTTGAAATAGGATTACAAGCGCATAAAAAATCCGCTAGCGATGCTGCTTGGGATGATTGGGCAGCAGATAGAGCCGCAGATAGAGCAGATAAGGAAGATTTTTAATTAAAGCTAGCTAGACAAGCGCCACTTCATGTGATATAGTTCCCTTAGCCTAATGTTTGGGCAATAGGAACAAAACATGAAGTGGCGCTTTTATCATTTCTGACCTCTTGGTCAAAGGAGACTATATGCGAATAGTAGCAGCAAGTGGTTATTTTAATCCACTACACAAAGGTCACGTAGAATACCTTGAAAAAGCTAAACAACTTGGAGACAAGCTTATTGTTATTGTAAATAATGATTTTCAAGTAAAAATAAAAGGCTCTAAAGAATTTATGGATGAGCAAGAAAGACTAACGATAGTTAGATCACTAAAGTGTGTAGATATGGCTATACTAGCAGTGGATAGAGATCCAACCGTTTGTAGATCACTTGAGGTCATAAGACCAGATATTTTTGCAAAAGGCGGTGATCGCTATACGTATGAAATACCAGAGTCAAAAATTTGTAGAGATTTAGGAATTGCAATTATTGATGGTTTAGGTAATAAAATTCAAAGTTCATCATGGCTTCTAGGCCGAAAGGATTAATAATGTCAGACGTAACACTACAATGGAAAAAACTAACAAAAACCGCTAAAGGTCCACTAAAAGCACATCATGAAGATGCAGCATGGGACTTATTCTGCGATTGTCCAGACGGTATTCAAATGATGCCTGGGGAGACAAAAGTTATTCCAACAGGTTTAGCTATTATGCCACCAGAGGGTTGGTCATGCGATCTCCGTGGACGTAGTGGACTAAATAGCAAAGGTAGATTTGTTATTCTTGGGTTGATTGATTCATATTATACTGGTCCTTGGGGTATTGTTGTATACAATGCAACAAATGCTATCCTTCAATTTAATCACCATGATAAGATTGCACAATTTACAGTTCAAAAAGTTTATAATTCACAACTAAAAGAGGTTGAAGAATTTAATGTAACTGGAAATAAGCGTGGTAGTAATGGATTTGGCAGTACCGGATAGGGTATATGAGATTAATTTTTAATCACGAAATGGGCTTTGGGAAAATGCAGCAAGAAACTATGCTGTATTTTCCTTTTGCCGCTATTTTTGAACCAAGTGAATACAATGAAGCATTTGAAACAGGTTGGATCCCAATAAACAATTCGCTATGGTTTCAATGTAGATCAACAAGAATAGATTTAGCAAAATATAGCCCAGAAAAGAAGATTTTAAAACTATCTAAAAATATAAAATATTTTCCCCACTTAACACTTACAGAAGAGAAAAAAAATATTTTACAAAAAATATATAATAAATATATGCTAAAAAAAGGATTTAATGTAGGAAATAGTATCACCGTTGATGACATGATTGCAAATAGTCACGGTTGTATATATTACATGAGTGGTAAAGATATAATTGCTTTTTCGTTTTACAAGATAATATCTGGAAATTATTTAAGTGTTGAGTTTGCTTGGGATTATGAAAATCCAAAATTATCAATGGGACACGTAAGTATCTTTTTGGAATCTATGTTTGCAAAAAAACATAGGTGCAAATATATGTATCTTTCTGCCGGTTATGAAAAGTGCTCTATTTACAAAGCGTCATATCCAGGTTTTGAATGGTGGAAAGGATATGAGTGGTCAGATGATAAACATCTATATAAGAAATTATGTATTTTAGATGAAAACGTTAAAATAACTGGTTTTGACTTAACATAGGAAAAAATATGAACAGAAAAATGAGAAAGACTATGGGAAAGCAACTAGGCAAAGATGCTACATCGACTGTCGATTTAATGCTAAGTTTAGCAAATGAGTGCTTGACATGCAAAAAGCCGTATGATAAACTCAACAAAGAAATGGCAAAGACTTGGTATGTAGAAGTATTCAACTCATTAAAAAGAGTTGATCTTTATTGCCCAGAATGTCAGAAGGAAAGACAAAATGAGCTGTCAAAATAAAATTGCAATAACATATGATGACATATTACTTGTTCCACAATTTTCTGAAATTGAGTCACGCGAAGAAGTGAATCTTAAAAATGATTTAGATTCCTATATTAATCTTAAATATCCTATCATATCTAGTCCAATGGATACTGTAACTGGTATTGAGATGGCTACTGAAATGTCTAAACTTGGTGGTCTTGGAATTATTCATAGATATAATTCGATTGAAGAGCAGTGTAGTATGGTTGTTAACGCAAAAAAGAACGGTGCAAAAGTTGTTGGGGCAGCTGTTGGTGTTGTTGGAGATTATCTAGAAAGAGCGCAGCAATTAGTTGCTTGCGGAGCTAATATTATATGTGTTGATGTTGCTCATGGTCACCACATTAACATGAGGAAAGCTCTATCTAAATTAAAACAGAAGATAACAACTACGCACATAATGGCCGGTAATGTTGCAACGGCACAAGGGTATGTAGACTTATCGAATTGGGGTGCCGATTCTGTTAAGGTTGGAATTGGTAATGGTTCGATTTGCAGTACAAGGATTAATACTGGTCATGGAATACCAAGTGTAACGGCTATTATGGAATGTTTAAAAGCATCGCAAGCTCTGCTGTACCCAGCAAAAATTATTGCTGACGGTGGAATTAAAAATAGCGGTGATATTGTTAAAGCTCTTGCAGTTGGTGCAGATTTTGTTATGCTAGGTTCTTTACTAGCTGGAACGAAAGAATCGCCGGGAGAACTAATTAATACGCCTAATGGTAACAGAAAAGTTTATAGAGGAATGGCAAGTAGAGAAGCTCAAAACGAATGGAGAGGAAAATCCTCTGCACCAGAAGGTATTTCTACTACAATTCCATATAAAGGGACACTGGAATCTATATTTTCCGATTTAATTGGAGGAATAAAAAGTGGCTTCTCATACACCGGAGCAAGAAATATCTCAGAATTCCAATCAAGAGCAAGATTTGTCCAACAGACAAGCGCAGGACAATACGAAAGCTGGACGCATATCCTCAGATAAATATAATTACGGAAAACTCTGGAAAAATCTTAAAATTATAATCAATGATGGATCTCATGCTAATTTTTTAGCTAAATTAAGATTTGATCATTTGACGCAAAAACGATTAATGAAAGAATTTATTAAAGGCTATCTAGAGGATAATGAGCATATCAGAGGATTTATTGATCAGATTCAATCAAATCTTCCAAATAGAAAAAAAGTTACAATAAAGAAAGAAATTAAACTAAGAAAAAAGAATGTAAGAGATTTTGGTCTAGATGATAGCGATATTGAAGGAATTTTTCACGATCTTGAGAAAGAGAGCTATGAAGATGAGTCAGTTTAAATTTAAAACATGCGTTGAGGCTTGCACCAAACTAGATGTTTCTTGTCCAAACAAGGATTGTAGGAACTGGATGAATTACGAAGAAGATCTTAATTGTGCTAAAATATGTGCAGAAAGAAATGGTCCTCTTACATTACGAGAAATATCTTCTAGATTAGGGTGCAGTTTTGTTCGTGTAAAGCAAATTGAAGAAGAAGTAATGAAAAAACTAAAGAGTCAGATACAAAATAAAAACTATTTATAGTACAATTATTCCTTTTATAATTCATACTACTATTTATTTTTAAATTAGTAAAACCCAATTTTTAGGAGATAAAATATGAGCAATAAGAAACAGCTACTGTCAGAATCTGAAATTCGTCGCTTCATGGCGCTAGCAAACATCCCAGCAATTAACGAAAACGTTGGTGGCGCTATGGGTTCTGGTGAAGGTGAAGGCGAATATGAACTACAACAAGAAGTAGAAGAAGATCCAATGCAATCAGCTGGCCCAGAGATGGGAGGTGATGATAGCATGGGAGCCGAAGAACCAATGGGCGATGAACTAGGTGGCGAAGAAGATTCTATGGATGCTGCTGGTGGTTCTAAAGAAGATAAAGTTAAACAACTAATCGATCTAATTGCAGATATTGCCGATGTTGATATCCAATTCGATGGAGAGGGTTCTGAAGATGCTGGCGATGCTGGCGGTGAAGAAGAAATAGAACTAGATGATGCCGGTGGTGAAGAAGGCGAAGAATCAGAAGAAGGCGAAGGCGAAGGCGAAGCTGAAGAAGATGAAGAAAGCGAAGCAGAGCTACAAGAACAAATCGTTCAAGCCGTTCTTGCAAGAGTTACCGCAAGACTTGTTGCCGAAGCTAAAAAGAAAGGTGACAAGAAAAAAGACGATAAAAAGAAAAAATCCCTAAAAGATCGTCTAAAAGATGCTAAAGATAAAAAGAAAAAGCTAGAAGAAGCCAACGCTCCCGCTCCAAAATCAACCAACTCAAATGGTGAGAAAAAAGGTGCCGGTTCCGCTACCAAAGGTAATTGGGGCGTTAAAGAGAAAATGAAAGACCACTCTTGGGAAAAAGGTACTTCAAAGCGTGGTGACAAAATGGAAGAAGTATCAGCTTCAACAGAACACACCACTACTCATGGCAAGAAAAATCTTGCAACCATGGGTGGTAATAAGCACAAATAAAATATCTCCTAACAAGAGCAAAACTCTTATTTGGAGCGAGATAAAAAAATGCAACTAACGAAAAAGCAGCTAAAAGAAATTATTCTTGAAGAGATTGAAAACGTTGCTAGCGAGAAAGATGAAATTGAAACTCTATTAGAAAATTATTCATCCGCTTATGAAGAAGATGAAGAATATGTTTCAAAACAAGCAATTGTTGATTTTCTTGAAGTGATGGAAGAAAATAAAATTCCAAAAATTGCTTTTGAGGCATTTATGAATAATCTTCCAGAAGAGAAGATTTCTAGTGTATTAAAAGAAGCTCTAGAAGAATAATAAATTTCTTATAATTTAATTCCCCGTCAGGCATTTAAAAACGCTTGACGGGGAATTTTATTTTTGGTACTATACTCTCAGAGGTGATGAATGTTGAAAGCTGTCATACTATTTTTTGTTGGTTATTTTGTTTTTAATTTTGTTGTGTCTGTAATTTTTAGAAAAAAATCTAGAGATCTGGAGATTCAATTTATTGAAGGTGCTATTCACTTTGAACAATTAAAGCATCATATGTTGCAAATGCTAGAAATAGTTTATGAAAGAGCTTCCGAAGAAGATCCAAAATATATGGAAGAATATAAACAAGTCAAAGAGAAGCTAGAAGAAAAGTTTAATAGTTTTGGCGATGAATGGGTTAAAAATTTAACAAAAACACTTGGATATAGTTTGTCTTATAGTTCTTGGAGCGAACTAATTAAAAGAGTAGAAACAACAGCAAATCTACTAAAAAAACAACATGAATCCAGAAAGAGAGATTAGAAAGTTATTAGAAGAATATATAAAAGTAAAAGATAATCTTATACTTTCAGAGAGATTTTTTGTAGGAATATCCGTTTTAAATTGGGCATATGTACACTATAAGGAAAGAGAAGTTCTTGCTTATTACCTCGACCTAGTAAAAAGACACATAAATTCAGAAATAACTTTATATTGGGAGAAGGGTGTGGTAAAGATAACAAGAGGTAAAAAATGAATCTAAATTTATCTGCCTGGAGAAGTGACCAACACGAAGAATATGTTTATGTAGTGCAGATATCAAATATAAAACATGGAGATAATGGTGTTATTTCTAAATTATTTGATGATTGGAAAATTGTTTCACATGGCTGGAATATAAAGTCTGATTCAAAATTATTGATTTTAAATAAAAGGTTTGATTCAGAAAAAGAATGGAAAGAATGGGCTAAAAAATGCCCAGTGAAGCTGCTAGAATACAAGTATAGAGCTGGAAAGCAGAAAGTAATACAACATTCTTGTAAAACAAGAAAGAAAAGGACAACTTATGCGAAAGAATAATTTTAAACCACAAGAACTCAACGAAGAGGAAGAACTATCACCACAAATTATTATGCTTCCTCAAGAGCCACAAGTTGCTCCTCTTAGAACAATTGGCCTAATAGGCGACGTAGATGAAGAAAAGGCTGCACAAGTAATTCAAGGTATGATTACATTACGACAATATGGAAAAATTGAACATGGCGATGAACAAGCTAAAAAGCCTAAGAAGGGTACTAAATTACCTGAATATGAACCTCTCGAATTTTATCTTAGTACACATGGTGGATCAGCTTCAGATATGTTTGCGATTTATGATGTGATGCGTATGATTCGTAAAGATTGTGAAATTAGCACAATCGGGGTAGGAAAAGTTATGAGCGCTGGTGTTCTTTTACTTGCCGCTGGTACTAAAGGTAAGCGTAAGATTGGTCGCAATTGTCGTGTTATGATCCATTCAGTTATTGGCGGTAATCAAGGTCCAATCCACAGCCTTGAAAACGAAATGAGTGAAATTCGTTGGACACAAGAGACATACGTTAATTCACTTATTGCTGAAACAAAATTAACTAAAGCCACCATGAATAAATTGCTTGAAAAGCATGTTAACATCTATTTATCAGCGGAAGAGGCTGTTAAGTATGGAATTGCAGATGAGGTAATTTAAACTATAATAGTAGATATATCGATATAAACAGACAAACAAATTAATATAAAATGAGTATTTTAGAATTTATAAAAAAACAAGTAGAAGAACAACTAGACAATGAAGATAAATTAATATCTTATGTTAAAACAAGAACTTCTAAACTTGTATCTAAAAACGGAATAATTTCTGTAACGCCGTCTAATAAATTAGATAGAGCAATAGTTGTAAGATGTGAAGATAAAGAAAATATAGAATCGGCTAGAAAAAAAGTTAAATCATCTTTAAAAAATTCATCAGTAACGATTGTAGATAAATTAATACCAAAATTTGACTCTTCTATTGAATGCACAGTTGTAGAATATAAAGATGGATCTGGCCGCGTATATATTGTATATAAATATGATATAGGCTCTAGAGAGGGTTTGGCTCTAGAGCACATCATGGCGTTACTCTTAACAAAAAAAGTAACACCAGAATTAAAAAATAGATTAGATCTTCCTCCAGAAGCATCTGTTAAACAAATTAAACAAAAGTTAAAAACTGATTTCTCTAGTGTATTGTTAACTGCTCTAAAAGGTAAAAAACTTATAGATAATAAAATAGGTAAAATTATAAAAGCAAGGTCAGAAGGTAGTCGTAACTCTAAAGCTGACCTTATTCTAACTACACTCGACGGACACACATATGGACTTTCTATAAAGCTTGTAACAGAAAAAGGCCGAGAAGTAAGATTTACTTATAATAAAAATCTTGGCTACGGAGATGAACAAGAGGACACACTTGTTAATAGTCCAAACGGAAGACCTTGGTGGCTAATTGGTAGACAAATATTTGCTAAGAAATTGGGTAGATCTTTTAATGGATCCGTAGAAGATTTAGAGCCACCTGGATGGATGACAAAAGCAAAAGAAAGCAAAAGTGACATTTACAAAGAAGCAATGGAAGAAGTATATGCAAAACTACGACAAGTGTTTGTCGATAATCTTCGTAAAATGAAACTTAAACAGTTAGTTGCGATGGTGAATGAAGCTCACAATGGAACCAAAGAAGAAGAAAATTATGAAAAGCTTTTAGTTTTAACTTCTGATGTAGATGGTATTAGATTAGAAGAAAAAAGTGAAGAAAAACCAGACATACAAAAAATAAAACTTTCTGGTATATCTAAAAAAGATCTGGTCAAAACAGACGGTGCAAGAATCATAATAGAGATTCCAGGAATGGATGAACTAACTATTCATGGTTTAAAGTTTCATTCAAATATGTTATCATCCAATCGTGAAGATTTAAAAATTAAAACAAGATAGAAAGGTTTGGTGGTTTCGTGAAAGTTTATGATAACGGTAATTCTCTTAATTCAAAAATTATTAATGGAGTAAATAAATTAGCCGATGCTGTAAGCACAACTCTTGGTCCAAAAGGGCGTAATGTTATTATTCACCCAAAAGGGCGAGCGCCTTTTGTAACTAAAGACGGAGTAACTGTTGCATCTTTTGTAGAATTAGATGATCCATTTGAGAACGCTGGTGCTCAAATTATTAAACAAGTTTCAGCTGTGACTGCAACACAAGCTGGAGATGGTACAACAACTGCAACAGTTCTAGCGAGAGCAATTGTAAATCAAGCACAGAAATATATAGTTGCAGGTGCAAGTCCAGTAGAACTTAAAAGAGGCATGGATAAAGCTTGCGAACAAATAGTTGGAGAGATAGAAAAGATATCTAAACCAATTACAAGCTTAGAAGATATTGAACACGTTGCTTTGATATCTTCCAATGGAGATAAAAACATTGCAAAACTCATTGCAACAGCCGTTGACAGAGTTGGCAAAGACGGGGCTATCACTATTGAGAACGGTAGATCTGTTGATACTTCTCTTGATATTGTCGAGGGCTTCCAGATTGATTCCGGCTATGTTTCGCCAGAGTTTATTACTGATGACAGGCGCAATTGTATGCGCCATGATGGTGCCTTAGTTCTTGTTACCGATCATAACATTAGTTCTGTCGATAGCATTATGCCTATCCTATCTATAGTTGCTAGAGAAAATAAGCCTCTTATTATATTTGCTGATAGTGTTGAAGGACAAGCGCTCGCTGCTATTATTCTTAACGCTGTTAGAGGTAGCATGAAAGTAGCTGCTGTAAGAGCGCCAAGATATGGAGAGGAGCGTAGAAATATATTAAAAGATCTAGCTCTTTCTGTTGGTGCAACTTTTATTAGCCGTGATAACGGTATGACTCTTGAACAAGTAAAAAGAGATCAACTAGGTCTTGCAAAAACAGTTGAATCACTAAAAAACATAACAACTATCGTTGGTGGTTCTTCAAACTACGAAAGCGTTCAAAAACACATAGATCAACTTAAAGTTGAAATAACACAAACTGAAGATTTAGCAGAATGTGAAAGAATCCAAGAGAGAATAACCAGACTTGCATCTGGTGTTGCCATCATAAGAGTTGGTGGCTCTACTGAAGTAGATATGATTGAGCGAAAGCACCGCATAGAAGATGCACTTGAAGCTGTTAAAAGTGCCCAGCAAGAAGGAATCCTACCAGGTGGTGGAATTGGATTGCTAAGAATTGTTCAAGATCTAGATGTAGAAACTGAAAATGAAGATCAGATGTTTGGTGCTGAAATTATTAAAAAAGCCTGTCTGGAGCCAATTAGAAAACTGTCAGAAAATTGTGGAGACAAGCCAGATATGATTATCAACGAAATTATAGTGAATTGTACACAAGAACAAGGCTATAATTTTGCTACGGGTAAATATGTAAATATGTACGAAGAGGGTATTGTTGATCCCGCAAAGGTCACCAGATGTGCATTGCAAAATGCAGTTTCCGCAGCGTCAACTTTATTAACTACTTCCTATGCTATTATTGAAAATTAAAACTAATTATATATATTAGCATAGGTAAAAAAGGATATGATTCAACTATCAGATGACGCCGCAAAAGAATTAAATGATTCATTAAATGAATTAAAAGTTAATTCGCAAACTATTGTGTATAAAATGGATCAAATACAGGATAGTATGGAAAAGTTAGAAAAAACAGTTGAATCATTAACGAATAATCTTGGTAATCAAGAAAAAAGAATTACCATACTTGAACAAAAAATACCACAAGATTTACTAACAGATATAGTTTTATTAAAAAGGCATCAAGAGTCAAGCTCTAGAATATTATGGACTATGGTTACTATAACTTCTGGTTTAATAGTTCAAGCAATTTATAAATTAATTAGCAATTAAAGCACATAGAATCTGTGTTATACTATGGGACGCTATGCGTCCCATTTTATTTGGAGGGTATATGAACGCAAAAATGATGATCACGGTTCCAATCAATTCCATTCCAGAAAGAATTAGAGACATCCTATCTGAAAATTCTAATGTACTAAATTCTTTATCTGAAGATTTAGACTATTGCTCTAGAGATGTCGCGGCTAAAAATGATCTGCTTTATCAACTCGAAAAACTTGATGAAATTAGACAAAAATTGTCACTTGTTGACTTAAATATCGAAGACTGCTATAGTACTCTTAAAGGGTACATAAGCTTCCAATATAGCATGGAAAAGAAAGAAGAGAAGCAGATAAATGACGCAACAGATGAACAAGGGTAATACAATAAGATTAGCCCAAGATGCGGAGTTATTTGAACTCCAAGAAAAAAATCTTATATTTAGAGATAGGATTTCTAAATCTTTGATAGCTATTTATTTAGAGCAGCTTGAACTTGATGAAGATTACTCTAAAGTAATATTTGAAGATAAAATTAGATATACTCATCATTCAAATATCAGAGATGCAGAATATGAGCAAAATAATAAAATTTGTATCTATCGCGGAGCAAACAAGCTCATACAACAGTATGAAGCCAAAAAATGAGTTTTATATTTGTGATATTTATGTAAATAAGAACTTTATAGTAAAGTTCAAAGAAGATCTTAAAATGTTGGAAATGCTTATTTCTGGTAGACTGCCAAGAGGATTTCCACAAGAACAAAAATTTACGTTAATAACACTTTCTAGTGGAAATATAAACGAAGATATGTCGATCATTGGATCATTAGAATATGTATATAGAAAATTGGAGGAATAATGAACATTAAGCTATCAAAAAATGGAAAGCGACTTGGAAGACCACCAAAAAACAAAGAATCAACTGGAACAGTATTTATTATATCTGAGCCACAATCTGTAGTAGAGACAGACATAAAAGAAGAGGTTAGAAAACCTGATTTTGGTGAAATCGAGTGTTCATTTATTAGAATCCCGCAGTATTCTCATGTTAAATCAAATGAATATCGTGATGGTAGATATTCTACTTCCCCAGCAAATATAAGAGGACTTGGTACAAAACAATGGGTTGTACTTGCTTATCTGAAAGCCAACTTTAACGAGCACAGAGTACTAAAGAAAAGTGATGTCGAGATTATTCAAGGGTGTGTGAAATATCTAAACAATTCAGAAGATCGTAAAAAATATCAAAAAAAAGAACCAACTCCAAAATATGGATTCTTAACTCTTGTAAGTAATGAAATTAAGTTTATACAAAAAGACGGTGAAGAAGTTGCTGTTGTAGAGTTAGCTACAAACGAGAGAACTAATGAAAATTTTTGGGGTGAAGGTGAAAGGATGTAAATGGCCCCAAAAAAACAACAAAAGAAAAAAGTACAATATTATACAATTGTATTTGAAAAATATCTAGAAGTGCTCGGAGAAGTTAATTCTTTTCATTTCTATCTTTCAGATAGAATTAAAGATCTAACAAAAGAAATACCAATTGACTCTTGGTCTGAAAGTCCACTACCAGATCTCATGGATTCTTTTGTATTAGTTGACTCGTATAGAATTTTTTTAGATGAAAAGATAAACAATCCTTCAGATGAAGAAATAAAGTTTACTACAGAAAATAACATTAAAGATGTTCTTTTTGACGAAGAAGAACTGAAAGCAATGCAGAAATTTTATATAATGATGGAAGAAAAAAGAAGAATACTGTATGAAGTACATAATTTAAGCACAGAAGTAAATTAACTCTTGACATATATTTTTGAGTGTTTATAGTATTGTCGTGGCGATTGCCACCTTATTATAAAGGAGAAAAGTATGTCAATGATAACAATTAGAGAGCTAGACAAGGCACTAAACGAGATGTTTGATTCAGTTTATTCATACTCATCAATTCCAAACACTCTGCATTACTCATCAACAAATAACGAAAATGAAATAAAATATGAAGTGTATGCATGTGGTGCTACTAAGGAAGATGTTAAAGTAGATATTCAAGAAAATATTTTAACAGTTGCTATTGAGCCAAAATCTAAATCAGTATTTTCAAAACCAATTAAATTAAGTTGGCGCTTGTCAAAAGATATAGATCTTGATTCTGTAGATGCTAAACTTGAGAATGGAATTCTTAATGTTCGTCTGAGTAGGGTTAAACTACCTAAAAAATCAGTCTCAGTTTCAGTTAATTAATAAATTAAAGTATTAATAGCGGGAGGCAGAAATGCCTCCCGTTTCTGTTTATATAAACTATTTATGGTATGTTAAAAATAAGAATAAAAGAGTCTAATAGAGAAGTACAAAAAATTATTCAAAGAAAAAATAAAGAATATAGTTTTCCCTATGAGGCATCAAAGCAACTTCATCCAGATGAAATACCATTACAATCTCATCTTGAAGAGGAGGTATCAAAGTGGAGCTTTGTTCAAACAGTTAGCAAAGAAGCTTCTAATATAATATTTAATCATTTGAAAAGCAATCCACAGTTAGTTTCTAGCGAGAACTCTTTTGATATTCCGATTAGCAGCTTGCCATCTGCAAAAGATAACGAGGCATTGAAAGATTTAAGTTTAATAAAAGTAATGATTAAAAAAGATGCAGATGCCTCTTCTATTTATGGGTTTTATAAGCCTTCAAAAAAACAAGTATTCATTATTTTAAAATTAAAAGATAAAATTTTTAATTTTCATCAACTTAAAATTTCTTATCAAAAAATTATTTTTAGAATAAAAGCTATTTTATATCACGAAATAATACATTTTCTAAGATTTACTAAAAAATATAAATTTAATTATTCAAATAGAAAATTAAAATATGATGAATTACCAAAAAAAGAAAAAGAATTTATTGATAAATATTTGCGTTATCAAAAAGATGAAATTGAAACATACGCGCAACAAGCAATCTTTGTGGCTAAAAAACAAAGAATTCCTTTAATAAATTCAATAGATAGAATATTTAAATCTTTTTACAAAGCAGTAACATCAGAAAAAGGAATTAATA